AATGCTCAAGAAGAATGTTTATGTCATGAATCTAATCTTTACAATATTTTAAGAAACTTCACATCATATTATAAAGAAAATAATTCTAAACCAAATAAAAATCTTTATACTGATAGAGCTTTATATTCTCCAAATGTAATTTTTAACAAAGGAGATCATATAGTTAAAGCAGATGTAATTACTTGTGCCTCTCCAAACTGGACCGCCGCCCAAAAATGGAATGTTTCTCAAGTTGAAAATACTCTTATATTAGCTCAACGCATTCAGTTTATTAAAGATATTGTAGAACTTGAAGCAGTTGATGTTCTTATTCTTGGAGCCTGGGGGTGTGGAGTATTCGGACAAAATCCAAGAACTGTTGCAAGATTATTTGATTTTATTTTTAGAGAAAGTGAAATTAAAAATATTGTATATGCCGTTCCTGGAGGATTAAATTCTGATAATTTTAAAGCCTTTGACGAATGTATTAGAAAAAGTTGACTTGACAACTCTTTCTTTTTTTATTATAATATAAATAGAAATATTAAAAGGAGAAAAAATGAAATATCAATTAATAAATAAACCAAATAATAATTTTTCGACTATTTAGCAAATATTATATAATAGAGGAATTGATGAAGATAAAATTGCACATTATTTAAATTTATCAGATAATGATATTAATTCTCCTTCATTATTAGGAGAATATAATTTAAAACATGGATTAATATTAATCATAAATACAATTAAAAATAACTCAAACGCTGTTATTATTATTGATTGTGACTGTGATGGATATACATCTGCCGCACTTTTAATTAATTATTTATATAAATTATTCCCTACCTGGGTAATAGATCATTTAGATTGGATAATGCATGATAGTAAACAACATGGTTTAGCAGATTGTTACCAACAAATCGCAGAAGGCAATATTATAACAAAAAAAGAATATTCTTTAGTAATTTGTCCTGATTCAAGCAGTAATGATTACGAATATCATAGATACTTAAATAATAGAGGAATTTCAGTTTTAATATTAGACCATCACTTGGCAGATCACATCAGTGAAAATGCTGTTACAATTAATAATCAATTATCTGAATATCCAAATAAAGAATTGTCTGGCGTTGGTGTCGTTTGGCAATTTTGTCGTTATATTGACTCTCAATTAAATATAAATTTTGCAGATGATTTTTTAGATTTGGTTGCTTTAGGTAATTGTGGAGACATGATGTCTTTAAAATCATTTGAAACCCGCTATTTAATTACAAAAGGATTTAAGAAAAAAAATATTAAAAATCCTTTTATTGATTATATGCTTGATAAAAACTCTTTTCCATTATCAAAAGCGGATTATGTATCTTCTGATTCAGAAACAGCCTGCACTTCAATTGGAGCCGCCTTTTTCATTGTTCCTTTTGTTAATGCTATTACAAGAAGTGGAACAATAAAAGAAAAAGAATTACTTTTTAATGCTATGTTAAATCATAAAGCTTTTGAAGAAATTCTTTCAAATAAAAGAGGTCATAAACTAGGAGAAAAAGAAAAATTAATTTTACAAGCAATTAGAACGGTTACAAATGTTAAAAATAGACAGACAAGAGCAGAAGAAGCTGGATTAAATATGCTTGAAAAGATGATTGTGGAAAACAATATGTTAGAACATAAAATTTTGTTATTTTTATTAGAACCTGGACAAATAGATTTAGAAATTCGCGGTTTAATAGCAAATAAATTTATGGCTAAATATCAAAGACCTTGTTGTTTATTAACAAGAACATAGCATGATAGTTATGAGGGATCTATGCGAGGATACACTAGAACTGGTATAGATAGTTTTAAAGAAGTTTTAGAACAATGTCCTCAAGTGTTATTTGTACAAGGTCATGATAATGCTGCGGGATTAGGCATAAAAGCCAATCAAGTAAATACTTTTTTAAATTACATTGATATGCTTTTAGAAGATGTTTCTACAGAATCCATTTATAAAGTTGATTATGATTTTAAAGAAATGGATAATAATAATGAAACTATTTTAGACATTGCAAATATGAATGATTTTTGGGGACAAGATATAGAAAGAGCTTATATTAATATTAATTTTAGAATTACTGATTCTAATTTTCAAATTATGAAAAGTAATACTTTAAAATTTAATCTTCCAAATGGACTTTCTATAATTAAATTTAATGGAACAGAAGAAGAAATAATGAATTTTACAACAACAGGATACTTAGAAGTAAATGCAATCTGCAAATGTAATGCTAATGAATGGAATGGACGAACTTATCCACAACTTATGTTACAAGATTATGAAATAGTTGATTCTTCAAAATATTATTTTTAAAGAGGTAATGATATATGGCAAAAGTAGGAAATAAAAACAATAAAGCAAGATGTGAAAGATATAAACATGAAAATAGAAGAGCAATTAATAAAGAAAAGAAAGCAAAAAAGCACGAAAAATTAATTGCAAAATTTAAGAAAAGAAAAGAAGAAAATAAAACTTATAAGTATTGTGCAATTCCTTTTAAAAAAGATTCTTTAGAATATAATAGAGAAAAGCAAAAAAGAATAGAGAAAAATAAGTCTAAAAAATTACCTATTTCTCAATTTGATTCCTTAATGCGAAAATTAGAAAATGAAATTTTAGAACAGAAAATTTTAGAAAAGAAAAAACAACAGCAAACAGCGTAAGGAAAAATTTTATGCAATTGACAAAAAAACAAGCGGAAGGATTATTAATAGCAATAGATAGATATGACTCTGGAAAAAAATTTACAGTAATTAGTGGATATGCGGGCAGTGGGAAATCAACTCTAGTTCGTTTTATTATAGAGGCTCTTGATGTTGAAGAAAAAGATGTTTGTTATTGTGCCTTTACAGGTAAAGCTGCAGAAGTCCTCCGCAAAAAAGGAAATAAAAATGTTTGTACATTACATAAATTATTATACGAACATATTCCAAAACCTAGCGGGGGCTTCTTTAGGAAGCCAAAATTATCAATTGGTTACAAAGTTGTAATAGTAGATGAAGTTTCCATGGCTCCAAAAAGTTTAATAGATTTATTATTTTGCCATCCAGGAGTTCATGTTATTTGTTTGGGAGATCCTTTCCAACTTCCACCAATTGATAAAAATGAGGATAACAAATTATTAAATCATCCTCATATTTTTCTTGATGAAATAATGAGGCAGGCCCAAGAATCTGAGATTATTCGTTTAACAATGAAAATCAGAAATCAAGAACCTCTTAATTATTTTGATGGAGAAGAAGTAAAAGTAATTCCATATAAAGATTTAAATACAGGTATCTTACAATGGGGCGACCAAATTTTAACTGCAACTAATGCAAAACGCCAAGCTATAAATAATCAAATGAGAACCCTATATGGAAAAGAAGGTGCGCCGCAAGATGGTGATAAAATAATTTGTCTCAGAAATTATTGGGATGATTATAGCGAACAAGGTGATGCATTAATTAATGGTACTATTGGGATTCTTGAAAACAGCTTTAAAACATGGAGAAATATCCCGCCTTTTATAAAATCTAATATTAAAAAATTTGATGTATTGACAGGAAATTTAATTATTCCAGAAACAAATGATATTTACTCAATGGTAGAAATGGACTATAATATGTTTTTAACTGGAAAGAAATGTTGCGATTGGAAATTATCCTATAGATTAGGTAGACTTAGACAAAAATATGGAGAAATAGTTCCCAAAGAATTTGCTTTCGCATACGCTGTAACTGGACATAAGGCACAAGGATCAGAGTGGCCTAATGTAGTAGTATTAGAAGAACAATTTCCTTTTGATAAAGAAGAACACGCACGATGGTTATATACTTGTTGTACTCGAGCAAGTGAAAAATTAGTATTGGTAAGATAAATTTGACAAATAAAAAAATTTTTTGTATAATATAATTGTAAGAAATAAATATGATGAAAGAGAGGTACAGTCCAATGGGCTAAATAATTTTCGTAACCCGTTAACTTATGATTTTATGGAGGGTACTCCAATGGACACTGTAGCTTAATTATATATTTATTTTTAGTTTTTTTATAGTCAAGTGAGAATAATTCTCACTTGACTTTTTTTATTTTTTATTATATAATATAAATATATAATAATTATGAAAGAGGTAGAGTGATGGTAAAGAGGTTTGAGGTTCATTCACATAGCGAGTTCTCGAACATACGATTACTGGATTGTATTAACAAAATTCCAGCACTCATTAATAGAGCAATAGAAATTGGTTTAAGCGGTATAGCAATCACAGATCATGAATGTTTAAGTGGAGCGCCGCAAGCAAATTTTTATGCTCAAGATATTTTAAAAGAACATCCAGATTTTAAAGTTGCAATAGGAAATGAAATATATTTAACACCAAATCGTGAAATGGGACAAAAATATTATCACTTTATTTTAATTGCAAAAAATAAAACTGGTTTTAGAGCGTTAAGAGAATTATCTTCAAGAGCATGGATGAATAGTTATTGGGATAGAGGCCTTGAAAGAGTTCCAACAACTTATAATGAACTCGAAGAAATTGTAAGTAAATATCCAAATAGTTTAATAGCAACAACCGCATGTATTGGCGGAGAAGTTTCTTCACAAGTTTTAAATTTAATAAAAGCTGAAAAACATGAAGATACTTTAGGTATTGCAGAAGCTCATAATGATATTGTAAAATTTATTTTATGGTGTAAAAAACTTTTTGGAGAAGACTTTTATATTGAATGTGCTCCAGGTCAATCTAAAGAACAAGTTGCGGTAAACAAACGCCTTAAAGCAGTGGCCGCCGCATTTAAATGTAAAATGGTACTTGGTTCAGATGCACATTATCTTTCAAGAGAAGATAGATATGTTCATAAGGCTTATTTAAATTCAAAGGGTGGAGAACGTGAAGTTGATGCATTTTATGAATATGCTTATCTTCAAGATGAAAATGATATAAAAGAAAATATCATCCCATCTGAATTGGATTATAATGAATTAGTAAATAATTCATATGAGATTTATAATAAAATTGAAAATTATAGTATTGCACATAAGCAAACTATTCCAAAAGTAAAAGTAATTGATTATCCTAAAAAAATCTGGACAGAAGATGAAATTCAAAATTACCCAACTCTTGATTCAATGTTTAAATCTGACGATATTTATGAAAGATATTGGGTAAATCAATGTGTAGATAAAATTTTAGATATATGCGATCAATCTGATGATTATGATTTTATGTTTGATGATGAAAAATATCAAACATATATGTCAAGACTTGAGGAAGAAGCTGATATTAAAAAAACAATTAGTGAAAAACTTGAAACTAATATGTTTAGTTATCCAATAACTCTTCAGCATTATGTTGACTTATTTTGGGAGTGCGGCAGCACAGTTGGCGCGGGCAGAGGTTCATCTTGTTCAGGCTTAAATCATTATTTGCTTGGTATTACTCAGCTAGATCCAATTAAATGGGATCTTCCATTCTGGAGATATTTAAATAAGGAGAGAGTCGAACTCGGTAGTCTACTGTTGATATTGCCGAGTTGTAAAAAAAGATTGTGAACCTTGCTAAAGGGTGTCGTATATTACGGCTAACGGTATCAGTGAAATAAGATATGTAAATACATATACGAATCAACTGACTAAGAGAGTAAGCGACCTGAAAAGGTTAGGCATATAATACCGTGCTAAACTTTTTTCTAAAAATCAAGGTCAAAGTTAAATAATTTATCAAGGTCAATTTTTATATATTATAGAAGAAAATAAAAGGAGATTTTGATATGATACATTTTATTTATTTAACAAAAAACCTTATAACAAATGAAAAATATATTGGTAAACATTATGGAGAATTAAACGACAGCTATCTTGGAAGTGGAAAAATTCTTCAAAGAGCAATAAATAAATATGGAAAAGAGAATTTTCAAAGAGAAATTCTATACATTTCAAAAAATGCTCAAGAAAATAATGAAAAAGAAAAAGAATTTATAAAAGCTTTCAATGCTGTAGAAGATAGAACGTTCTATAATATCTCTGAAGGTGGGGATGGCGGAGATATATTTCATTTGTTACCAGTAGAGCAACAAGAAGAAATAAGACAAAAAGCTAAAGAAAGATCTACTGGAATCAATAATCCAAGATATGGAGTTCATTTAACAGAAGAGACTAAGGAAAAAATTAGAAAAAATAGAAATACTGATTACATGCAAACAGCAGAATATAAGCAAGCAATGTCTAAAGCTACACTTGGAGAAAAAAATGGAATGTATGGTAAACATCATTCTGAAGAATCTAAACAAAAAATGAGTGAAGCTAAAAAAGGAAAAAAACTAGGAAAAGAAAATGGAAATGCTAAAGGTATATCTGCTTATAAAGATGAAAAATGTCAAATTTTAATTAAACATTTTGATACTATTCAAGAAGCATTAATTTTTGTTGGAACAAAACCAACTGATTATTCAGGAATTTCTAAAAGAATGAAAATGAATAAACCATACAAAGGATATTATTGGAAAAAAGAAAGTGTAGAGACTAATATAAAGGAATAGAGATAAGCACTATTCCGTAGCGCAATCTAGCGATAAATGAAGTAATTACTCTCAGTAATTTATCGTGAAAGATATAGTCCATCATAAAATGGATATTGACTTAGACTTATGTCCATCTAAACGTCCATTAATTCTTCAAAAAATAAAAGAAGAAAGAGGGCAGAATTTTAATGATGATATTGATAATTTAAGTAAAAAGAATCTCGGTTGTACATTAATTGCAACTTTTGGAACAGAAGGAACTAAAAGTGCTGTGCTTACGGCTTGCCGTGGTTATCGTTCAGAAGACTTTCCTGATGGAATTGATGTAGATACCGCACAATTTTTATCATCTTTAATTCCCAGTGAAAGAGGATTTTTATGGCCGCTTAAAGATGTTGTGTATGGTAATAAAAATAAAGGCAGAAAACCAATTACAGCTTTTATCAATGAAATTAATAAATACCCTAGATTATTAGACATTGCTCTCGCAATTGAAGGACTAATTAATAAAAGGTCTAGTCATGCAAGTGGGGTTATTTTATTTGATGAAGATCCTTATGAATTTGGATGTTTTATGAAAACTCCAAAAGGAGAAATTATAACTCAATGGGATCTTCATAAATGTGAAGCCTGTGGTATGACAAAATATGATTTTCTTGTAACAGAAGTACAAGATAAATTAGTAGAAACTATTAAACTTTTACAAAAATATAATAAAATTGATAATAATTTATCATTAAGAGAGGTTTATAATAAATATTTTCATCCAGAAGTATTACCATTAGATGATGAAAACATATGGAAGGCATTAAGAGAAAATAGTGTTTTAAATGTTTTTCAGTTTGATTCAGCAGTCGGTTCTCAAGCTGCTAAAAAAATTAAACCAACAAATATTCTTGAGATGAGCGATGCAAATGGACTAATGAGATTAATGACATCGGAAAAAGGACAAGAGACACCAATGGAGAAATATATTCGATATAAAAATAATATTGACCTTTGGTATTCTGAAATGTCAAGAGCTGGATTAACAGAAGAAGAACAAAAAACTTTAGAGCCATATTTTAAACCATCTTATGGAGTTCCGCCTTCTCAAGAGCAATTGATGAGAATGTTAATGGATGAAAATATATGCAATTTTTCTTTAAAAGAAGCAAATACTGCACGAAAAATTGTTGGTAAAAAACAAATGGCAAAAATCCCAGAACTTCATCAAAAGATTTTAGACACAGCTGCCAGTCCATTATTAGGAAAATATATATGGGAACGTGGCGTTGGCCCACAAATGGGATATAGTTTTTCAACTATTCATGCTCTTGCTTATTCTTTTATAGGAGTTCAAACTCTATATATTGCAACTCATTGGAATCCTATTTATTGGAATACAGCGTGTCTAATTGTTAATAGCGGTTCTCTTGAAGAACAAGAAAATGTAGAAATAGTAAACATATATGAAAAAGAAGATTTTGAAACATATACTTATGAAGACTTACCTGATAGAAGTGGGAAAAAGAAAATAGAAAAAACAACTGATTATACTAAATTAGCAAATGCTATTGGAGATATAACTTCAAAAGGTATTAAAGTATCTTTGATTGATATTAATAAATCTGGTTTTAGTTTTGAACCAGATGAAGAAAATAATGAAATTTTGTTTGGATTAAAGGGTGTTAATAAAATTGGTGGGCCAGTCATTAATCAAATTATTAACAACCGCCCATATACTGGAATTATTGATTTTATGAAAAAATGTCCATTAAATAAAACTCAAATGATTTCATTAATTAAATCTGGAGCATTTGATAAAATAGATAATAATTGGGCATCTAAATTATGTAAACAACCTCGTTATGCGATTATGGCATATTATATTTCTTTAATTAGTGAGCCTAAAAATAGATTAACTCTTCAAAATTTTAATGGTCTTATGCAAAAAAAGATTGTTCCAAATTCTTTAATTTATGAACAAAAAACATTTGCATTTAATAAATATTTAAAAAAGAAAAAATATAAAGAATATTATTATATGTCTATAGATGATTTAAATTTTTATGAAGAACTTTATGATAATGAAGGTTTAGAAATTATTCAAGGCACTCCATGTATTCAACAAAAAACATGGGATAAAATGTATAAGAAAATAATGGATTCCGCAAGAGAATGGTTAAAAGAAAATCAAACAGAACTTCTTAATCAATATAATAATATTTTATTTGAAGAATATTGGAATAAATATGCAATAGGGAATATTTCCGCCTGGGAAATGGAAAGTCTATGTTTTTATTATCATGAACATGAATTAAAAAATATTAATAATCATAAATATGGAATTGTAAATTTCTTTAATTTAAATTATGAACCTGAAGTAGATTATTTCTTTAAACGCGGCGGAAGGGATATCCCAATTTTTAAATTATATAAAATTGCAGGGACTATTATTAGTAAAAACAATACCAAATCTTCTATTGTGATATTAACCACAGACGGAGTAGTTAATGTAAAATTTACTAAAGAATATTATGCAATGTTTAATCGTCAAATTTCTGAAAAACAAGAAGATGGTAGTAAAAAAGTTTTAGAAAAAGGGTGGTTTGTTAGAGGCACAAAAGTTATGATTACCGGATATAGAAGAGAAGATACTTTTGTTGCAAAAACCTATAAATCAACTCCAACCCATCAACTGTATAGAATTATAGACATTAGAAATGGGAATATTACATTAGAGCATGAAAGGATAAAAACAAATGAATAAAATTAAATTGCTTGCTTTATTTGGTGAATCAGGAGTTGGAAAAAGCACTATTCAACATTGGTTAGTAAATAATCTACCTAATACACATAAAATAATACCTTGCACATCTAGACCCCCAAGAGATTATGAAAAAGACGGAGTAGATTATTATTTTTTAACAGCAAGGACTTTTATAAATAAATATTTAAAAAATGAAATTTTAGATTTTACTGTTTTTAATGATTGGTATTATGGAACATTAAAAGTAGATTTAAAAAATGATAAAATTAATATTGGAGTTTTTAATATAGAAAGCCTTTGTGATTTATTAAAATACTCTAATGAAATAGACGTACTTCCAGTTTATATTCAAGTTGATGAAAAAACTAGATTATTAAGAACTCTTAATAGAGAAAAAAATCCCGATTGTGAAGAAATTTGCAGACGCTTTTTAGCAGATAAAAAAGATTTTAAAAATATTGATTTTGATTATGAAATTTTCTTAAATGATAGAGATATAGATGATTATTATGGTTTTTTAAAAAGACCAAAAGTAGAAGAATTTTTAAAAGGCCAAATATGATTAATTTATATAAAGAAAATTTAAATAATATAGTACCCTAGAAATATTTTAATTAATTAGGAGGATATATTATAATGTATGTAGTAAAAAGAGATGGCAGAGAAATGCCTTTTAATACTGAAAAAATCAAAAAAGCAATTTTAAAATCTTTTAAGGCGGTAGATGGTTAGATCACCCCATATGCTGAAACAAAAGCAGAAAATATCGCAAATTATATTGAAGGATATTGCGAAGAGGAAATTAAACCACTTTCTATAGAAGAAATTCAAGACCTCGTAGAAAATGGATTAATGTCAACTAAAAGAAAAGATGTTGCTAAAGCATACATAAAATATAGAGAACAAAGAACAAAAGAACGAAATTGGAATAATAAAATGATGCGGGCAGCCCGTAAAAAACTCGCAGGATCTCATATTGAAAATCAAAATGCAAATGTTGATGAACATTCATTTGGCGGTCGCCGCGGTGAATTTGATTCAATTATTGCTAAACAGTATGCTTTAGATAATTGTATGTCTAAAATGGCTCGTGAAAATCATTTAAATAATGAAATTTATATTCATGATTTAGATCATTATGCTGTAGGAGACCACAATTGTTTATCAATACCTTTTGATGATTTATTAGCTAATGGATTTAATACTCGTCAAACAGATGTAAGACCAGCTAATTCAATTAATACTGCTTTTCAATTAGTAGCTGTATTATTCCAACTTCAAAGTTTACAGCAATTTGGCGGCGTTAGCGCAACGCATTTAGATTGGACTATGGTTCCATATGTAAGAAAAAGTTTTTATAAACATTTTTGTGATGGAGTAAAATATTTATGTGATTTATCTGATTCAATTTATGACCATATAAATGATAAATTACCAATTAATAGTGAAGAATATCCAATATGTGATAGTTATAAATATGCCATGGATATGACTGAAAAAGAATTACAACAGGCTGTTGAAGGTATGTATCACAACCTTAATACACTTCAATCCCGAAGTGGAAATCAGTTACCTTTTACTTCTATTAATTATGGTACTTGTACACTTCCAGAAGGTCGAATGGTCATAAAAGCATTACTTGAAGGAAGTATTAAAGGTGTTGGAAAATTTCATAAAACACCAATTTTTCCATGTGGAATTTTTCAAGTTATGAAAGGAGTTAATAAAGAACCTGACACACCGAATTATGATTTATATAGATTGGCTCTTGAATCAACAGCAAAAAGGTTGTATCCTAATTATGCTAATGTTGATTGGAGCGGAAATGCAGGTTATGATCCAAAGGACCCAAAAACTTATTTTAGTACAATGGGGTGCCGCACTGCTAATGGCTTTGATATAAATGCCGAGCTAGGTGTCAATCCGCAAATTAAAGATGGGCGCGGAAATATTTGTCCTGTAACAATTATTCTTCCCACTCTTGCGATGGAAGCTAAAGAATATATAATGAAACATTCTGAATCTTTCAGCGAAGACTTAGAAGGCCAAACAATTGATAATTTTATGAATTTACTTGATCAAAAAATTCATGAAGCTAAAGACATGCTTCTTGAAAGATTTGAATATATTTGTTCACAAGACCCATCTTCTGCAAAATTTATGTGGGAAAACCATACTATGTTAGGTTATAAACCAGAAGAAGGAATTCGTTCTGCTCTTAAACATGGCACAATAGTAATTGGTCAATTAGGTCTTGCAGAATGCTTACAAATTCTTATTGGTAAGGATCATACAACAAAAGAGGGTATGGAATTAGCTAAACGCATAGAACAATTATTTAAAGATAGATGCGCTGAATTTAAACAACAATATAGACTTAATTTTGGTGTTTATTACACTCCTGCCGAGAATCTTTGCTATACCGCAATGAAAAAATTTCAAGAAAAATATGGTATGATTCCAAATGTTAGTGATAAAGAATTTTTTACTAATAGTATTCATGTCCCAGTTTGGAAAGAAATTGATCCTTTTACAAAAATTGATATTGAAAGTCAATTAACAGGATACTCAAGTGCGGGATGTATTACTTATGTAGAATTAGACAGTGGAATTTTACATAATATAGACGCTCTTGAGCAAATTGTAAATTATGCTATGGATAAAGATATTCCATATTTTGCTTTAAATATTCCAAATGATTTATGTTTAGATTGTGGATATACAGGAGAAATTAATAATAAATGTCCAATGTGCAGCGGGGAATCAATTCAAAGATTAAGACGTGTTACTGGATATTTAACAGGAGATTATAAAACAGCTTTTAATTTTGGGAAACAACAAGAAACAGAATTAAGATTTAAACACTCCACTTTGCTAAGGGGATATAAATAAAATGAATAGATATGCAGGATTAATATTAAATGATTTTGCAAATGGGACTGGAACTTGTGTAAGTTTTTGGACTCAAGGTTGTCCGCATAGATGCCCGGGATGTCAAAACCCAGAAACTTGGGATTTTAATGGAGGCAAAGAACTTCCAAATGATATTAGAGGACAAATTGTAAAAGCTATTTCAGCAAATGGAATTACTCGAAATTTTTCAATTTTAGGCGGAGAACCTTTATGTTCTCAAAATTTAGAAGAGGTAGATAATATTATAACCGCTGTTAGAACTGCCTACCCGCACATAAAAATTTTTGTATGGACTGGATATACGTTAGAAGAATTACAAAGCAATCAAAATAATCATATACAATCTATTTTAGATAAAATAGATATTTTAATAGATGGTAGATACATTGAAGAAGAAAGGGATATTACATTAAATTTAAGAGGAAGTAAAAATCAAAGAATTTTATATAAAAATATAGATTTTTAAGGAGTTAAAATGAGTAAAGATATTTCATTAGGAACATTGTATGATTTAAATAAAAGAGCTATTATGAAAGAAAAACCTCTATCTTTAAAGCAAATTAAAAAAATTATGCCAAAAATAGAGGACTGGTTTAATTGGCAATTAGATGGATATGCAATGTTACTATGTAGAGAAAGATATGATTTTACAGTTTTCCATTTATATGAAGTTGGAAATAAAAATCCCTGTCAAGTTGCTGTAAAAGAATTAATAGATTTATTACACAATAGAGGAGAAATCATTTCAATTGAAAAAGATTCCGACAAAATGAATAACGCCTGGGAAATTTGGTTAAAAATAGATAATGAGGCATTTGCTTATTATTTATTTAATTGTGATGAAATGGTTATCCAGTGTTAAGAAAGGAACCTTATATGAGAAAAATTATTGGAATTATTCATCCTTTTGATATTTATCAAACTTTTTATGTTTATGAAAATGGAAATAAACTTGAAGTAGTTCAAGCAAGAATGAAAGATGTTCCTAGTACAGTATTATAGTTATCTCAAACTTATAATATTGACCAAATTGATTTATCAGGAGCTAAACATTATATAAAAGGAATTATTAGACAAATTAAAGAATAGGAATTCTTAAAATATAGTGAAAACAAATTAAAAATTAGATGTATTTAAAAGGAGATAAAAAATGTCAAAATACTTAGTAAGCACAACTGAAACTTATAGAGTAGATAGTGAAAGTGAAGCAACAAGAGCAATTGAAGAAGCTAAAAAAGATAATTCTTATATACTTAGTAAATATACTAATGAACATAAAGAAAGAAAATCAAAAGGTGAAGTTATTGATGAATATTGGAAATTAACTCTTACTAAAAACTTTAATGATATTAAAGAACCAAATAGTATTATTACAGTTGACTATGAGGTAGAATAAATGGAAAACATTAAAGTTAAAAAGTTAAATAATTTAGCTAAACTTCCAACAAGAGGAAGTAATTATGCGGCGGGATATGATTTATATGCAGCAACTGACTATATTATTGATATTGCCCCTCATTCAACTGTAAAAATTGGAACAGGTTTATCTTTTGAATTACCTAAGAATACTTTCGCGGCAATTGTCGCAAGGTCTGGTATTGCTACAAAAAGAGGTCTCCGTCCCGCAAACTGTGTAGGTATTTGTGATAGTGACTATAGAGGCGAGTACATTGTAGCATTACATAATGATACAGATGAAATGCAAAGCATCGAACCGCAAGAGCGTATTGCACAAATGATTCTAATGCCTTTTATTGAAATGAATTTTAGTGAAAAGAATGAGCTTTCTGATACGAAACGTGGTTCTGGTGGTTTTGGTGAGTCTGGTAGATTTTAATAAGGGAGTTGAAACAGTATGCAAATTAAAAAAACAGGAAAAAAGAAATATCCACTTTATATAAAACCAAAAAAGGGACATGGATTTTACGTTCCTGCTCAACAAAATTTTGGAAATGATTTTGTAAAACACCATGGATGTTCTCTTGTTGGTTTTTATGTTGCTATGTATTTTATTGGGAAACATAAAACAATGGCAAGATTATTAAAATGGAGTAAAAAACATCTTAAAATTAAAAGTAAAATTCCGTTATCAGAAGTTTATAAAGGATTAAAGAAACTTGCTCCAAAAGCTGAAATCACTTTCAGACGAAAAGTAACAGCTCAAGAAGTACGAACTGCATTAGCTAGAGGATATCTTGTTTTACTTGAAACAAAAGACCCAATTCACACTAATCCCATTATGTGGGATGATACAAAATGTTGCGTAAGAAACTTTAGTCATGGTAAAAAAGAAAAAATTAACATTGATAAATATGTAAAAAATCAATGTACTAATGACACTTATCGCGGCTGCATTTTTGTAAAACCATAAAAAAATAAGGGGATAAATGATTAATTTCATTTATCCCCTTATTATTATTTTATATCTCTTCCACCATTCGCATATTTAGCAAACTCCATTACATTTTTAAATTGTTCTGGATTAAAGTTTTCTACTATCTTTGCGGCGGCTTCTGCATTACTAGGTAAATCATTAATAAATTTATTAATAATTGAAGTAACGCTTCTATTCTCTTTTGTTTTTTCTTTTCTAATTGTATTTAATTGAGTAAATAACTCATTATATTCATTCTCATCTAACGCTTGATAAAATAATTCAAAAAATCCATTACTCTTTAAATTATTATAAATCTTAAATTCATCTTCCCGCTGTTTTTCTGTAAAGGAAATATTGGTATACATATAAACTAAATTTAATTCAAAATAAAAATTTAATTTAAAATCATTGTAAATACCATTTTCTAAAGATTTTTGTAATGTAATCATTAATAAATCATATTTATCTTGTGCGGGAAGATATTTTAATACTTCAATTTTTTGTCCACAAAAATCAAAAGTATTTACATTTGTGTTCATTTTTAATTTCATATTTGCATATGATACTTTCATTTTTAAATCTCCTTTTATCTCTTAAAATGAATCTTCTAATTTAACTAAAATATTTTCAGCTTTTGCTAAATCCAATACAACACTATCTGATGCATTTTTAGCTTTCTTTTTTGAGCTATCAGAAATCATTTTAGCTATTTTTTCTTTACTTTCTTTATCATTATAAATTCTATTTCTCTATTTTGATTCCTATTTTGAATCTCTTGTAAATACATTTCTAATTTCTTCAAAATTTCCTTTTCCCACTTTTCTAATTAAATCAATTAAGGGTTCATGAGATCCAGTTTGAGCTGACCCCGACTTTGCAGAAATTTGTAAAGTATTTTCTAAAGCTTGTATATCTTGAACTAATGTGCCTGCGGTATTATCTACTTCACCAATATAAGTTGTAAAAATTCCAATATCCTTTTCTATCTCATTAACTAAATTAGGTTGTTTCGTTACCATAGCAATGTAACCTTCTTTTACATCTCCAAGTGTAGTTATATAAAATTTTTTCCAAGTTCCATCTGGCTTGTATAATAATAAAGCCTATCCATAATATCTTCCTTTTCCTATTACATTATAAAAAACATTTAATCTTCTTCTACTTTCTTGATAAATTTTTATATAAGAATCTTGTACAATAATTTTACTATATAAATTACTATGATCATCCTTATTATTAATGAAATTCAACATTTGATTATTAGACTTTAATTTTCCTTGAAAATCTGATAATGAATTTCTAATAAAATTTTCCATAGCAGAAAAACCTTGTAATTTAATAACTATTGGAGTTAAATCTTTATCTTCTATTACAATTTCTTGAATAAATTCCTTACCTAAAGTTTTTAAAAATACAGTTTTAAATCCAGTTAATAAACTTTCTAATTTTCTTGAAGCATTTGCCAAAGTAGATACTGTTGTCTTTATAGATTCTTTTGCTCTCTATCCTCCATAAGAGGATTGCTATTCAGGGTTTATTAAATTTTGTAATTGCATTCGATGAGCAACTAAGCCTTTTCCTTTTATTTTATTTTCTTCTTTATAATAATTATCATAAAAATTAATAAAATTTTCACAAATTTCTTTTAGACCGCCTTCTAAAATTGTTTTTGCATCTTCTTTATTTAATAATCTTTGTAATTCTTGTAAAATCTATTGAGCTTCAGAATTAAATTGACTATTATCAACAGCCATACTTTATCACCTATATAAAAAAATAGGGGATTAAAAATAACCCCCTATTTAATTCTTATTAATCATTAACCCTGTGCGTCATCAGTTTCACCATCGCTATTTCCATCTACAGAATCCTTAATAGATTCATCAATATTGAAACCAGTAGGATGTGGGAATAACGGTTTAGCATCATTCTTAGCTTCAGTCGCATCATCAACAATCTGAATAGCACATAAAACCTTATTAGTTCTATTGAAATATGTGTAACCTGGGAATGCATCCATAGTAAATGTAAATGTACTAGGATCACCTGTAGAAGCCATAGAGAATGTAAAGTTAGATTGAATCTTAACATTCGGGAATGTTAAGTTGGCAGGTAAATCTTTACCATCGGATTGACGTCTAAATAATGTATCTGCCTCTACATAGTAATAACCAGCAAAGTTTTCAGCATCAATTTGAAGCTCAGAAACAGTTCCTTCAGCTTTGAGAACATAATAATCAACCATAACAGCGCCACTAACTGCATCTGCTCCTGATGCACGAGTAAGTTTTCTTCCATCTGTATCAACAGACCAGTTTTTAATAACCTCACCAGTAATGTCTCCATGAGCATCAAGCTTCATTACATAAATTGGAGCAGTAGGACAAATTTTTTCACCAGCCTCTAAAGCATCATCAAGATCAATTTCTCCATTACCAATAACTGCATTAGTTGTTTGATGGAAATGAATCTTTTTAGTAGAGCTTGCGGCACCTTTAATAACGCCAGCACCAGATAACATAGCAAAACTAATCGGAGAAAGTAAAGCATCTTCAACTGTAAATGTTAAAGTTTTCTCACCTTCCCAGGCAATCAAACGAGTATTACCACGACCACCTGTTGCATATACAGTAGTAGCCGCACCTTCCATGGAAGAAGTTTTTGCAGAGTCTAAGTAGAATACAGGTTGTCCTTTTTCAAAAGTATAAGGTCCAATTTTTTGCTGATTCTTTGCTTTAAACACTACATTAGCAATTTCACGAACACCAAATTTCATTTGGATTTCCTCCTTATATTTTATACGAAATATGATTTTATTGTTTTTTTATTCCTAATGAATATCCTTTAACCAGTCTTCAGGATCTTCCATGCCAGTTGCACCGGCAATTTTAAATCTCTACCAAGAGTCATAATGTAATTTTAACTCAAACCGTTTAAATTCATCCATTAATTGATAAACAGTATAATTCATATAACTATTTATATCTTTTTGTAAGCCTACTGCTAAAACAGAAATATAGCGACTAAAAATAGCAACTTTAGTATCAGGCGCCAGCTTCGCCTTCTACTGTCTACCTCTTTTAATTTTATTTGCAATCTTTTTAGCTAACTATCCACTTGGATTATACTATTTATCTTCTTGATTTGAAAGACAAAACATATCAATTAAGATTTGCTTAAAGGTCTAAAAATTTTCATTATTAATTTCTTTAACCTAACCACTCTAAGGATTTCTTAATTGTATTACATTCTTTCTCAACAAAATCTCATTTGTTGGGAACAGCAGTGCAAGAATAGACATTAATTTTACACGAGCCTATTTTGACTCTATTGATTTTTCTTGCACTACCGTCATTATTATATTAAAATTTGATATATTAGATAAACCAACTTTGTCCTAATCAAGTAATATTTCTTTATCAAATTTTAATAACTAACATCCAGTCCAAAAATGCTATTCAGTGATATATGCAATTTCTTTTAAAGTAGGCTGATGAATAGTAAATCCTGCCTAAGGAAAAGGAATATCATTTCCAGAAATCAAAAGTAATTCATCAATCATCTTTTTATCCAATCATGCTAACTTGGTAAAACATCATCCGTACCATGAATCGCAAAATAAGTTAATGTATATCCAGATAATGTTTCATCTAATACCAATTCATTGCATCCTAAAAATTGAAAAGTCCCAATTCCTGACAAACGAGCATTGTTTAAAATTCCATCAATATACCCACAAATTTTTAAAGGTCTAAGCCTAAAATTACCAAGGTCCCAATAGTCAGTATGACATAATACATCAATATGAACATTGCAGTCTCTAAATTGCGGATTTGTCTCATTTGTCCTAAAATTATCAAAAGAAAAAATCAAATAAGTTTTAATTTCTTCATGCTCAGGCATTTTTATCTTAGGTTCAAATTTGATATATCCCTATTCTCTTAATTTAGAAAGACTCATATCTTTAATAGCATCTTGATAAACCAAACTTGTTGTATTATCTAAACAATCTTTTGTATTTATTACTAATAATTTTTTTAAATCATTACTATAAGGCTGACTTTCTACAAACAATTTTCTTAAAATTGCTTCTAAATCTTTTTCGCAAGATAAAAAAGATGAAGTAAAATCAGTTGGCCTTAAAGCTAAATCTCTTTTCATATGTTTTATCCAACTCCTTTTATCTCTTAAAGAGAAACAATTTCAACTTCTAATGTAATATCATCATTTCCCTATACTCTATATATCAAGGTAAATTTTCCTAACTCCCCAATGGAAACATTTAAAGGTATAATTTTTAAAGAACTATTTAAATCTTGTTCTTGTCCTTTCCATTTTAAAAACCATTTTCCACCATCTGCATTACAAATTTCATAATAAGCTTTACTATACTGGGTTACAGATACTGGACCTTTTATATAAGGAGCGGTTTTATTTACCGAACTATCTTTATTTATTGCAGACTATTTTTCTTTTTCAGCCTTATCCGCAATTGTATTTTCAAAAAATTCATCTAAAAAGACCTGTAAAATTCCATCTCCATAATAAGGATCGACACCAACTACTTGCCAGGTTTTTTCCTTATTAAATTTAGGATTAAAAATTTTAACTGTTTTAAATCTTTCAAAATGACTATTGGTTAATTCATCCGCGGTAATATACATTACCAATGAATAATTTAAAGTATTCCATTCAATACCTGCCTTTTGAGTCCATTCAATTGATGTCTCAACAGGTCCACGAATATAAACCCAATAAGATTTATCTCCTATTTTTACCTACTGATCGCACCTACGAATTTCAGACCTAAAGTAAGCATCTTCTTCAATATATTCCAAATAAACTAACCAATGAGTATCAGTTTCTTTCCAAGTAAAAACATCCCCAGCTTTTATTCCTATCTCTTCCTATCCCTAAGAAGTTTTTCCAACTCTAGGAGAATTTAAACATACATCTTTATACGGAATAGATAAAATTTTATTATCATAAGCGGGTTTATTTCTATTTGGATTAATTAAACATCTAAACTATCTACCATCAGCAAGAACTGCGGTTGCGGCTTGATAAGAATATAATAAAGCTCTTTTTAACCCTATTAATTTATCTTTTATAAACCTTTGTTCTTGATTACCACCTTGGTATTGTAATCTTTTATTTAATAATTCTACGGACATATTTGTTTTTGTAAATCATTCATTAAACTTAAACATTCAAAAATAGTTCTTCTATAACAAGAAAAATCCATTTCCTAAGTTAATGAATAAAGTCCTTCCAATTTATTTAAAAGAGGGAAAAAAATCTATGGATAGCCGCAATCCATTAATCTTTGCATTCCCGCCAATTCTTCCAAAATAGTTTCTAAAGGTTTTTCCCAATCAATTCCTTCTTCTCTATTTGGTAAAAGTTTATAAGTTTGATTAATAAGATTTTGTAATCTATTAAAAATTATTTTATTTTCTATCTAAACATTATATTTTAGTATCATAAAACCCCATCCTTTAAATCTTTAAAAGTATAATCGACAGGGGTCCTAAGTATTCCAAAAGTTGATCGCATAATTCCATTTTTATCTGGAATCCTTCTTTTATAAAGTCTTTGTAAATGAAAGCCTTCACGCTCATAATCTTTTTTTAATTGAAGAAGTTTTTGCATATGATTTGCTTGAGAAGTAAATTTAAAATCAGAGCCACTGTATTTCATTCTTGTATTTTCAACACTTGCAAGTTGTTGACTTAACCACTCTACAATCATATACACAGCTAAAATGTTTATTTCTTCATGTGTCAATCTATTGTTAAAGCAACCACCCTAATAAATTACCATTGGAACGTCCTAATCATCACTTTCTACTCCATTGTAAATTCTTTCATCAATAATCTCAAAAAGGTCATAATTAGTTAAGTCAATTCTAGGGAACTAAAATTTATCAATAGCAGATAAAAGAAGTTGCTCTAGCATCCTAAAAGTGTCTATTTCCGTTAATTCTAAATACATATCATCTGTAATCTTAGAAAGAAAGGAGTCATATACAAGTGAAAAAGAAGTAGTATTCATTTATATTCCTCCTTATATAAAATTATTTTCCGATAATTATTTTAGCTCTCCGCTTAGATGCATCATTAGTAGTTTTCACAGGTGCGGTTCTTCTTGTTTTTGAAGAAGTGTTCTCATTAGATTCTTCTGTTTCACCATCAAATTTAGTATTTTTAATTTCAATTGCTTTTGTTACATTGAAATTTAATTTATCTTGAATAGCCTGTCTTTTTTCCATATCATTTAAAGGTAAATCAACCGCCATTTCTTTAATAATTTCTTTAGTTACAGAAGGAGCAAAATCAAGACAATCTAAAAATTGATCTAATGTTCCTGTTAACATTAATTTTTTAATATCTTCTCGATTATAATGATATTCTGGTTCAACATTAGATTCAAAAAGCTGTTTTATAGCCTCTTCATCTTCAATTTCTAAAAATTCTCTTAAAATTACTTCGCCACCTGGTGAATAATAAACTTTCTCTAATTCATCATAAGTAATTTCTCTAGTTTGATTCGGATAAAAATTTCTATGTAAATTAGTATCAGGGACATCATAACCAACTGTCCCACCAAATTTATTTTTAACTTTAATAATAGTATCTTTATTAACCATATTATATTTACTCCTTTTATCTCCAAAAATAAGGGAGAATTATAAAAATTCTCCCTTATTTATTTTTGTATTGTTAATTATTAAACAGATTGTTGAGGTGCTGTTACATCAGTGGTAAGAGAAGCGTTCTTATAAACACAAATACCAGGATTAAGAATGTAACTTGCTACACCAAATTTTTGATAAGTCTGAATTTCTGTAGACCAATCTCTATTATCAAAAGATTTTACCTGTGCAGAACCTTCAAAAGCAACTTTAATAGGTTTTTCAGCACCAGTAGGAATAATCCATGCATAAGACGGGTCAATTACTTTTTTACTATTTGTTGTATCTGTGAAAGATTGCGGAAGAATAATTACTTGATGTCCTTTATAGGTTGTAAAATAACCATTATTCCAAATTTGTTCTTTCATTCCATCAGACCAAGTTGCACTATTTGCCGGAATCATTTTTGCTGCAAATTCAAAAGTACAATAAATAGTAGCTTTTCCATAAGCATCTGCAGTTTGAAGTAATTGATCCATTGCATTTTCATTAAATCCACTTTGAACGGTCTTATTATAAGCAGGAATATCACCAATAGAAGCAACAAGAGCCTTTGCAATCTCTCTATAAACAGCTTCATCCATTCCTTCAAGAACTATACTATAATAGTCATTCATTGTCATACGACCATCAAGCAATTCTTCCCATTCAATTCTGGAAGCTCCGCCGTAAGCTCCTGTCGGAACTTCAATGGTTCTTCCATCAAGCTTGAATACTTCATATCTACCTGCTAAACCAACTCTTGTTACGAATTGCTTAGCACGAGCCTTTGAAGCTTCACTAATTCTAATTTTATATACGGGTTTAACTCCCTGAGCAAAAGTACGAACATCCGCAAATTGTCCATAAGACTGAAGAACTTTCTGAGGAATAACTTCTGTTAAACCTACTTCCATAAGAGTATAAATAAGATTTTTATTTTCTCTAAAAAGTTGCGGTGTTGCTCCTAATTCATTTAATTCTTTAATATAAGTTTTATTTAAAGCATCTGCTGAAAGGCTTTCTCCACCAAAAGAATAAGCAGCGGAAGGATTTAAGGAAGCCCTAGCATTTGCCCTAGCTAATTCAATAAGCTGATCTCTATTTAATGCCATTTCTTTCTCCTCCTTGTCACTGAACTCTTTGAATCTTTACACCATCAGATTTTGCATCGGGCATAGTAGTAAGTGCTACAACCTTCCATACCATACCAGTTGAAGGCATTGTTGTTGCAGCTGAGCCACCAGATTGTGCAACCTCAAGAAAACCTGTTGTACCAACTTGTAAATAATTTCCTTTTGAAATAGCAACACCTTTAGTTTCTGCGGTATTAGATGTATTAGCTTCAAATGTATTTGTTGTAATAATATCACCAACGTTAGTTTTAATTAAACGTGGATACATTTTCTTATCAAAAAAGTCTTCTGCTTTATAAACAAAATCCTTATGACTTTGAAGTCTCTCATCATAAAGTTTTTCTTCATTATAAACAAGCATAAATTCTCCATCGCCTGTGAAATTTACTTCGCCAGCCGCATAATCATATTTTGCAAACTGTCCTTGCTCTAATTGAGTAATTGAGTCTGCAGATCCAACATCTGCTGTTTTAACATGTGCCGGTAATTGTGCGTAAATCTGACCAGTAACAATACCAGAAAGGTGGTTAGGCTCAACTTGTCCATATCCTTTTCTTTTAATTGTTGCCATAATTTAGCGTCCTCCTAATAAAAATATTAACCAAGTTTCTCTTGTTCTTTAACAGCTCTTACCCATTCTGGTAAATTACTGTCTTTATCATTATTTAAATTATAAGTTATAATCTCTTCTTCTTTCTTTTCCTATTCATTCATAGAAAAATTAATTTTCTTATCAAAACAAATAACAGAAAGTTTTGCTTTGATTTCCTCTAAAGTATAATTTTCCTTATTCTGAATAATTTCTGCCTTATCTTCTTCAGGCAACATATAAAATTCAGCAATAAGAGCGTCTTTTTTCTGATTATCAATTTCTTTTTTGAAATTTACAAGTTCTTGATATTGTTCTTGAAGCTTACTGTAACTTTCTTTTAAAGTATTAAGTTCATTTTCAATTGCAGTATATCTCTTCTTTTTTTCATCATCCTTGTCATCTTCAGAGCCTTCTTCTGTAGACTCATTCTACTTATCTTTTTCGTCTGTAGAATCGGATTCAGAAGCAGAACCGCCTTCTTCTGAAGTTTTTTCTTTCTCTTCTTCTTCATCCTTTTTAACATAATCAGAAGACGCAAGAGTATCATCTATATTATCGTTATTTTCTGTGGTCACTTCTTCTGTTTTTGTAAACTCTGTAGTAACTTCTTCTTCAGAAATAACAGTATTTTCAAGATTATCCATCTAGTGTCCTCCCCTATTTAAGACGTTTTTTAAATCTTGTAACATACTATATAAAGTATGTTTAAATTTATCGTCTAAGGTAAAATTCGTACTTACATTAGGAGAAGTAATAGAAGCCCCCTAAAAACAAGGTTCAACATCCTATCCTAATATACAAATTTTTTGAATAACTGCATCATTTATAATAAAGAAATCTAAATTGTTATCAAAACTAGTTTCCCAATGTCCCTTTACAGAATCTTTTTCAAGTTCCATAGATTGCGGACGACCTTCTTCCACAGGTAAGCTGGATTCTGGGAATTGAGAAGTCCAAAGGTATCCTGTTGTCATAAGATATTTATGAACAACTTTATTACCCATGCTATCACTATCTTCAAAATTTTGAAACCAAACATCTGCATCGGGAGACACAAAACCATAAGGAACTGTTTGACATTCAAATTTTATTCCTTCATCATCAATAATAACCTTTTCTCCATGATCAGTAAAATCTTCTTTACTATCTCTATAATATCCAACTATTGGAGCCCCTCTAAGGGTTTTTCCAATTTCAGCTGCAACCTTTTCATCAATGAAAGTCTGATTTCTATTGGCTCCAACATATAAAACTTTAATTTCACATTTTGACATTAAAGGATTAATATCGAGAGGTTGAAGATTTAAAAACTCAGGAGAATCTATTGTTGCAACCGATTGGTGCATAATAAAAAACCCCTTTCATCCTTTTCATATATATTATAAAAATTAAGCTAATATTTTAACAAGTTTTGTCCAAAAATTTTAATTCATAGACTACTTATTTTGAATAGTTTTAGTTGATTTTTCATCATCCTCTTTTTCAGGTCTTCCCGCACCACTTTCTGAACCCTAAACTTCTTTATTTCTATTAAGAACATCCGCATTCATGGTACTAGACATCAACGGAGGAATAAATACATTAACTAAATCAAGAATATCATTTTCAAAGTATGCAGTAGCTAATATTGAACTTTGAGATTGTCCAAGAGCAATTTGTGGTAACATTTTTGAATAACCTAATTGAGTATGCTCTTTATATTGTTTAGCTAAATCTTTATAATTATAAATGGTTGTTGGAAGAATTTGTGCTCTATAAGTAACCTTTTTTGGATTTTTATTATAAGGTATTAATAAAGTATTTAAAAATGTTTCAAATTGTTGAATTAAATTCCACATTGAGGCCTCATCATTTAAAATAGATTTCTCAAGAGCAATATTTCCATCTGTATTAAATTGCATTTGAGAAATACCAGCCTCATTATAAACAGACCTTTCAACCTTCTCTAAATCATCTTTTGTTGTTGTAGTGCGGTTATCTGATGTATTTGCAACTTCAACGTCTGCAAAAGTAGTTAATACATCAATCCCAATAGCCTTAGATAGCATCTGCACCGCATTATTATGAAGCTGTTGTGCTTCATCAACATCAAAAACTAAATCACCATTTTTATCTATAGGTAATTTTTGAATAATAATTTTTAATAATTGCTGTTGCATTTTTCTTCTATCTAAATCTTGAGCTTCATCTAAATCAATAATTGCAGGGACAACCGCAATAAGGGGCGGAAAATCCTCCCCATTTAAATTAAACTTTATTACAGACCCAATTTCAAGTAAATACCAACCAGAATCGTCTCCAGGAAAATCTGGTTTTAATTTATTTTGCCTATATAATTTATAACCTTTTTCAAACTCTGAAGGGAAAACTTTTAACATTTTCATTTTTTGCTAAACGTCTGTAAACATATCGTCAAAATATTTCATATTAAATTCGACTGCGGGTTGACCATTAACTGTAAAACGCACTCTACAATATCTTGGCGGCAATTCTTGAACTACTATACGATTCTATTTTGCGATTAAATATCCATAATAGCATCCATTTTTAACAACTTTTAAAGCAACATCTCCAAAAAATTTTTTTACCTAAAAGTTATCTAAATATGTTAAAATTTTATAAAAACCCTCAAGTAATTTATCAGGCTTCATATTTTTTGAATAATGTGGTGTGATAAGCCAATCATATCTATACATATAAGCTAAATATCTACAAAGTCTTTGATAAATACCACTAACTTTATAAAAATAATTTGAAATACTTCTCATCTTTTCAAAGTTTCCATAATGTATAGCTCTTAACACCTATTCTCTTTTGGCTAAACTAGGATTTACTTTTTGAAAATCTCCTAATTTAAAAATTGCATCAGAAACTGTTTTTATTCCAACTCTAATTTTAGAAAAATCTGTTGAAACATATTCTTCTTCCATCGTATTCTAATTTAAATTTTGGTAATCTTCAGTTCCAATCATATTAAAGCCTTTTTTCTTAATCTAAGCCATTCGATTTATCAACTTTAGATACCTCTCATTCTTAATAACCCGCCGCCCTTAAAATATAGTCATAATCCATTCTAGCTTCATCCCAATAGGGAATAATTACTAGAGTGATTCCATGATTTTGGCAATATTCTCTTTTTTTCATATCATAAAATTGTTGTTTTCTTAATCCACTATATCCACCAAATTTACTTTTTGCTTCATAATGTTGAATTCCTTGAAACTATATTAAAAAATCAATATTGTGCTAATCATCAAAAACCGCAAAATCAAATCTTAAAGGGCGACCTGTGTTACTTACTAAATCTGGAAAAGAGTACTCTTCTACGAACTCTAAGCCAGATTGTTGTAAAATCTCCTCTATTTTTATTTCTCCTCTTGAAGCTCGCATATTTTTCCTCCCCTCACTATTATTATATAAAAAATTTATTTATAACTTTAATAAACTTTGTCCTCAGTTTTGTGTAAAAAATAAAAAATCAGCAATATTTCTTTTTTTCTTTTTCTTATTTATCTCTTCCTAATATCGTATATAATATAATCCATATATAAAAGCTGAAAACTTATCTTTTTTAATACTTCTATTGCTTTGTTTTAAAATAATATTAACTCCTTCATTCTATTCAACTAGATTTAACATTTGTTCTTTTAAAATAGAAGTTAAAATAAAAGGTCTTAAATATTCATTTCTTTTATCAATATTCATATTTTGACCTTGTCTAGTTGACATTAATTTTGTTTTTGCTAAACTTTCATCAATTAAAAATCTAATTTTACCACTAAACATTTGCGTTTGAGCATAACTATAAGCCTATGTATTTATAGGTGCATTCGCCTTAATTAAAAACAAAACATCTTTTTCAGTTTCAGGTGTAACATATTTTTTATATTCAGGATACTAATCTGTGTTAAATACTCCAAAAGGTGGTAAAAATTCTCCATCATCGGTATCTTGCGGTTTAACTAAATAATCAATTAGACCCACGCCCAATCCATTCGCATCAATAGCAATCCTACGTGGTTTATATTTATAATATAGTCGTTTTATATGAATACATTGGTCTTCAAAATGCTAACTTGCGTATGTATAGATATTAACTAATGTCTTTTGTGCGGCCCCTTGAACTTGCGGCGTTACTTTAAATACACAAATCTCGGTTGTACATCCAACTCTACCAACGTCAATGCCAAGAACATAATATGCATTTTTTGCCGACCTTCCGCTATATTCATACTCAGGTTGCAATAAAACTCTATATTTATCAAATCTTTCAGATGAGAAAAAGGCATTTTCTACATCTCCAGACCAAATACTTCTATACTATCTATTAAAAGACTAATCATTAAAAGTTCCTTGTAACCTTAATTGCTCTACAAAATCTTCATCCAATAGACCAGAAATAACGGGTGTCTAATAAGTTCCTCCCATTATCATATATTCATTTGGATCAAGAATAGAATTTATTAAAAGCTATATTAATTTATGATAAGCAAAAGAATTTTTCCAACCCGCCGTAGTTATATAAATCTGACTTTTATTTACATTTTCTTCTTTATGTCTGCTTCCATCAGATAATCTTCTATCTACGTTTGTGGTAGGAATAATTACTTCATTTAAAATATCTCCATCAATTAAGACACACTCTTCCATTAAACCACCTGTACGTCTTTGACCTCTTGATGATTGCCTTGCCGCAAGAATGTCAATAGTTGATCCATTTTTAAAAACATATTTTACATTATCTTTTGATTTAGTAGAAACCCCTCTATCCCAATTAATCTAATTCTTTAACCCAGGAATTAATTTACATATTTCTTCAATTTTTGCAATAGTTATACTCGCAGCTTGTTCTTTTCCGCCAGTAGTTACAAATAAATGTGAATTAGGATATAAGATGCATCTAATCATTAATGCCATCATAGAAAGAAAGGATTTAGAATAAGCACGCGGGAATGTGGCATATACATATCTATGCCGCATCACAATTCTAAGAAAGACTCTTTGATAAAATAAAAAATTAAATGTACTATCTTTTCCTTTTATAAAATCAACAAAAATATCTGGATACTAACGAAAATAAGCAATAATGTTTCTTAATTTAGATAAATTTTCTGTTAATCTTTCTTCAGATAATCCCTGTTTTTTATAATCTCTTTCGGAAGATAATTGCAATAACTATTTTAAATTCATGATCGCTTCACCTTCCTACTTTTATATTCTTGTTCAATTTTTTCATCATTTAATTCTTTATCATGTTTTTTCATTTCTTCTAAAGATTCCTTATATTTACTAAAATCTTCGTCTTTTAATTCTACATTATCTAGCCCTTTTTCTTTAGCTTCTTTTTTGTCTTTTTTCATTTCATCCGAAATTCGTTTATCTTGTAAATATTTTTCAATCTATTGAGCTAAAGATTTATCTTCATAAATTAAATTTTTAGTATATGTTTTTAAATCTAAAATAATTTGATCAACTATATCTTGAGGTTCATCACATTTATAACGAGGAATTTCTCCAGTATTAGCTTCAACAAAATCCACAATAGCAGAAGCAGAATCAATATGGTCTCCATCTTTATCTTTATTTTGGGCCTAAGTGAATTTTGCAGATTTCATCATTGAGTCATAAACTCGTGATAATTTTTGATAAGAATCAATATCTCCGCAATCAATAGCCTCATTCATTTTTAAAGATGTCTTACAAATCATTTTTAAAGTATCAATTCTTGCCGCACCTTGAATATCAAAAGAATCCATAAACTCATTATACAGCTGTTCTAATGCAACCCACTGACTAGGTCGATATAACCTTCCCCACTTCATAGCTAAATACATTTTATCCTATTTGTCTAAATTAGCACCAACATCAATCATCTATTCTTCTGGTATAAAATTTTGCTACTGAAAAGGATTTAAATTATTAGTATAAGCTGGCGGTAAATTAGATTGTTTTTTAGTAAGATGCTAACCTGTTATATTGTTACCCCAATGTGTCAACTATTTGTTTTGAGTTTCTGTTGTAACTAAAGTTTGATACTAAGCTAATGAAATTCTACCTTCATCTAATTTTTCTTTTAATTCTTTTTCATATTTTTCTTTTTCTTCTTGTTGAAATCTTTCTTTTTCTTGTTCTTCCGCTTCTATCTTTGCTTGAATTTCTTCAGAGTCTTTATAGCTATATTTATTCCATTGTTTTAATTTCATTTTGGCAAGATACTTACCTACAACAGACATTCCATTCATTTTATAAGGATCTTTTGCAAAAGCCTTATCTCTTATTACATTCCATTCAGTGGGAATATATGGAACATCCATTTTCTCAAGAATCCATACAAAAGTAGATGGATCAAAATTATCTATATGTGCGGTTAAACATGGTTTACAATATTCACACTTACTACCATCTTTGTAAGTATAAAAATTTATTTGATTAATTACTTTACCGCATCTTTTACATCTACATTTACCATTTGAATCCTATAATTGTCCTTTTATTTTTTTTTCTTCTGCCATAAAACTCCCCATTTCTTATTATTTTTTCTTTTTATTTCTACACTCCTTACACATACTATACCAACCATCTTTTGCAGTTTTATTTTTAGTAAAAAAATAAGGGTGTGCCAATTTTATTTTATGACAACGAGAACATCTTTTCCATTTCCCTTTTTCTTCAAAGGTATAATGCCAAATTATCCATCTCTCTTTTGCCTTTTCCGCAATTATTTTTGGAATTTTTTTACGCCAAACCGCAGATAAATATTCAATAGAATAAGTCACATCATAATCTTGTTTTAATTTCTAAGCAATATGTTTATTCTGCATACCGTCTATTTTATATATCATAATATCATATAAAATAGGATAATCCTATTTTAAAGCAATATCAATAAGTTCTTCTAAATCTTGCATTAAATACCATAAATCACTATCAAAATATCCCCAACACTATTCTTTAATTTTTGAATAATTACACAATAGAGAACAAACATGAACAGGATTAAATAAAGATATTAATCCATTACTTATTGGCTCTCCTTTTTCATTTATTGTAATTTTTTCTCTTAAATCTAATTGATTAATAGTTTTAGTAATTTTTGTAGTATTAATAGGCGGTTTATAAGCATTTTTTAATACATATTGGTCTTGCCGCATCTAAATTAATTGTTTAGTTAATAAAAACTTTTGTTTTCCTTTAGCTTTTTTTTGTTTTTCTTCTGTTTTCTTTATCTACTATCTTAATTCTTTTAAACCTGGAATAGTTTCAAGATCATCTTTAGTAATTTGTATTTTTGGCACCAATAATATATTTTTATCCCCATTGGTCATGAAATTATAAATTCCATCTTCTCCATTTTCTAATTTTTCAATAAAACCTTCATAAGAAGTTTCTCTTTTATTAATAGTTACCATTCTATTGTCTGTTAAAATTTTTTTCTATTTTTTATCTTTTGGAGTTTCAGTTAAATATTTAGTAAGCTATTCTAAATAATAAGGAGTTAATCTCTATGGAAGAACGTTGTCTACAATTTCATGCACTATTTTATTACGTTCTTTTAAATCTGTGATAGTATAATCTAATTTTGGATAAGGGCGTTTATTTTTCTATGCAATTGTCTAATTATTTTTTTCTAATTGCCCCATTTAAAACTCCTTTCTACTAATCTTATGTTAATATTATAACAAAAAAATTTATTTTTGTCAATTCCAATCAAAAGATTTTTATTGATTTTTGGAAAAAAATATAATATAATATTTATATATAAAAAAGGAGAAAAATAAATGTTAAATATTATTATTAATATCGTATGTTTTATGCTTGGAGGCTCAATCGGAGTTTTAACTGGTGCTTTTATGGCTGCTGTGGGGACTAAAAATAAAGAATTTGAACAATATTGTCAAGGTTTTTCAGAAGGATATAGAAAGAAGGCAAAGTAGGTAAATGAAAATAACAATAGAATAGATAAATGAAATAATAATTAATTGTACAAAAATTTTAAATATATGTACTGAATATAAGAATCTTATAAAATCAAATAATTGTAATTTTTGTTATAATAAATTTTGCGACTGGAAACCAAAAGATGGTAATTTAAGATATAATTGCCCTCATTTTGATGGAGAGGAGTATTAATGAAAATTGCTGCAACAGGACATAGACCTGCTCGTCTTAAAAGAGAAGAAAAATTTATTAAAGAATGGATTAATGGAATTTTTACTCAGTATGACTGCACAGCCGCAATTTCAGGGATGGCGCAAGGTGTTGATCAACTTTTTGCACGTGCGGCAGTTGAAAATAAAATACCTTTAATTTGTTGTTATCCATATAAAAGAAATCTCCATCCAATAGAACAAGAAATAATAAATCAAGCACAAGATGTTGATGTTAGATTTTTACATCAAAAATATATTGGTAATAAAGTTTATTGGATAAGAGATAAATATATGGTAGATAATTGTGATTTACTTTTAGCGGTTTGGGATGGAATAAAAGCAGGCGGCACATGGTTAACTGTTAATTATGCTCAAAAAATTGGAAAACCAATTATTTATTATAATTTTAAGGAGGATAAAAGATGAAACATTGTTCATCTTGTCAAAATTGTAAACCAGATCCGCTATTACTTAAAGAAGGTATTATTAGATATACTTGTCTTGAATTTGGATATTTAATTTCTCATCCTTGGTTTGGCGGATTGGATTGTATTAGATATAAAAAAAATAAAATTTGGAAAAATAATAATTTTTCTAAAGATTGGATAGGCAATAAAATTAAATATAAATAATTTTTTATTCAAATAAGGAGAATAAAATGCAAATAATTATTTATCCAAACCGCATCGAAGGAAATATTGATAATTTAACAAAAGAAGAGGAAATTACTTTAGAACATTTATTAGACATATTTGCTGCAATAAGGCAACAAATTCTTTTAAGAAAGGGTTTATATAAATGAGATTAATTGATGCTGATGCATTATTAGTACATGAAAGATTTGAGCCAGTGGGCAGTGACCAATATGAGTGTGTAGGATTTGTTTATATGGATGATATAAAAAATGCACCTACTATTGAGCTAAATGAGAGTGAAATTAAGAAAAAAGCTGAAAATGAGGTGTGGAATTTTGTTAGTAAATTCATGTGGTCACTTGAAGATAAAGAGATTCTTGGAATGGGTATTACTCATGCGGTTCGTGACATGACCTATCAAGAGGCAAAAGCTAAGTATGAAGCGTGGAAAACTGAGATGTCTAAAATTCGTGTTGGGGATGAAGTAATTCTAAAGGATGGAAATTTCAAATATATAGTGATAGGATTTCATTTTAACACTGCTTATTTGTTAGCTTCAGATGGTAGTGTTAGTAAGTTTCCAGTGAACAAGCTGAGAAAACTTAACAGGCATTTTAATGAAATGGAAGAGTTGTTGAAGAAAATAAAGGAGAAACAATGAAATATATAATTGAAATACCTGATGAGCAAGGACAGGTATATAATATTACCCCTTATAATTGTGAAGATAATGCTGTATGGATGAATGGCTATAAAAAAGGTTTGGAGGCAGGAAGAGATGATGCATGGAATTTTGCAAAAAAACTTCTTAATTATACAAATAAAGATTGGGAAGACTTAATGAATTTACTTCTTATTGGTAATTGTTCATACCAAGAGGCAAAAGATATGTATGAAGAATGGGAAAGAGAAAAGAATGAAATTCAGATAGGCGATGAAGTAAAAGATAAAGATTTAGGAGATAAAGGTATTGTAACTTGTATTTTAGCTACCCGATGTGATATATTATGGTTTGATGGCAGTGTAAGTGAAGAAGTTCCAATGAGTGACTTATGTAAAACAGGAAAACATTTTTCTGAAGTTGAAGATTTTTTGAAAAAGATAAAAGAGGGGTTATAATGGAAACAGCCACACAATATTTTATTAGACAAATGAAATAGCAACTTTCTATGTGGAGAAAAGCTCCAAAAGAAGTTCTAGATAAAGATATATTAGATAAAATGTGTAAGACGCATATAGATGGGTCGCTAATGAGTGCGGCATATTCACTTGCATTAATAGCAGATTCATTAGTGAAAATTTTAGAACAATAGGAAAATCAAAATGACGAAAGAAAAACTACAAAAAGCAATTGAAATAAAAAAAGAAATTGATTGGTGCGACCGCATTTTAAATGATCGTGATCATCTTAGAAAAATATTAGGACGAGGCTCATATGCCGCAACCTTATATGAATATGAGATAGAAGATATTCCATCTTGGCTTTGGTCAATTATTATCAAAGAGACTGAAATAAGAAAAGAGAAAAAAATAAAACAACTGGCAGAACTATAAAAAGGAGAAAAATAATGAATCAAACATTTATTGACATAGGTACTTTATTATTCTTTGGCGGGATGCTGATTTCTGCGGTGGGTATGATGTTTGTTTTAGCGAGTTCATAAGGAGATTAAAATGGAAGGAATTTTGTTAACAACAGACCAGATTAAATGGTTTCAAGAGATGTTAGTAGAAGGTTTTGACGATGAAAGGGTTCAGCATAGAACTCTTGGGGCCTTAGAATTTTTGATGCGGCAGCCCGCAAAAAATTGGGTTCCCGCATTAAATAATAATAACAATAAAGAAGAAGAATGGAAACCTATTTATGCGGAAGAGATTGCCCATAAATCCAAATGATTTAATATTACTTTTATTAATTGTTCCGCTTTCTTTTGTGATAATTTATATTTGTTTAATTATATCAGAAAAAATTTTTAATAGAATAGAAATTGGAGCAATTATTAGTATTTTTTTAATTGTATTAATATATTGTTATTTTTTATTATTTTAAAATTAGAGGAGGATAAAAGAATATGGTAGATTATGACCTGAGTAAACGAGTTACTACGAAATATAAAATAAATGAAGAAAAAGGAACTGTAATTTGTATCATTACTACTGTTAATGAAATTCCGCGCCGCCTTGCTAAGTATGATTTGGCAGATGAACAATATGATGATTTTATAGATGTTAGAGTTTATAAAGGAATTGCCTATTGTGCTCCAGAGGATGAGTGGAATGAGGCTTTTGGACGACGACTTGCTGAGTACAGAGCGCAGCGAGCGCGGCAGGTAGATGTAAACACTGAAATAAAGAAATATATTAAAGGAATTTCCAGAAATATTGATAATTTATATGATTATGGATTAATTAAGGAGCCTAGGAGGCCAGAATTTTAATTATGGATAAAAAAATTGTATTTTACGATTCTTGGGAAGAGTGTATTGAAAAAAATTTTGGAAACAATGAATTTATTTTAATGGCTATGGAGTATTATTTAAAAAGAGATTATATAAAAATTGGAGAGAAAAATTCTTCAAGAGATTTTATTATTGTCACTGAACCTGGGGAGGATAATACAGAAAATTTTATTATAAAAAGGCGGAATATGAGGTAAATAATAATGCATATATTAATTGCTTGGTGCGGTGGTTGGGTTTTAGGTCACGGACTTAGGTATGAAGAAGGAGATATTATAATTATTGGAGCAATTTTAATTGGATTGGCAGTATATTTAGGAGTTAAATAATGATTTTTATAGCAGAAGATAATCCAAAATTATATGTTTAGGTAAATAATTATAGTGAATTGGAAGAAAAAATAAAGGAACTTGGGAATCCTAATTATGATTATGAGGTTATTATAGAGCCTTTTTTTGAAAAACCTTGGATTGTAGGGAGGATACGAGCAATAAAAAAACATTCGTCTTTTGATTTTAAAAAAACTTTTGGATTATTGTTATTGTTATATTCGTCTTTTGATTTTAAAAAAACTTTTGGATTGGGAAAGTTGGAGAGCAAAAGTTTTTTCACTTTCCCAAAAAGTTTTTTCCCATAATACACCCCCGCCCATTTTAATTTTATTTTCATACTAAGAAATACTCATACATACAGTCTGTAGATGAACGAAAAAAACGCTGAGCAACGCTGACTTGTAGCGGGGCCTTAACACAAACAATGAACAAACGCAACGCCAGCAAAATACAATAATACAACAAAAGTATGTACAATAAATAAAGCAAATAATATAAGATATAAACAAAAAAGCAATAGATGATGTAAGGGAACTAATACGTTCGCAGGGCAGCCAACGACCATCAAGCATCGAGAACATTGTTAAAATATAGTCAAACACTTTTTCTTCAAGCATTTTGTTAAACAATAGACAAACACTCTTTCCTATAATTCACTTGTTTAATCAATCAACCAATGTTACTACTACTAAATTATTGCGCTCTAACAAAACAGACGAAAAAAATCAGTAACTTTTCAGGTTTTGTTAAATACTTAACAAAAGCTAACCAGCTAGTAACGGCATTGACAAACTATTAACAATTGCTAGCACGAGGCTTGTTAGTTATTTAACAAATAAGGTTTATGTACAAACATTGTTAATAACTTAGCAAAGATAGAAGGATAGGTAGGTCAACAAAGGTAGGGAGTAAGGCAAGGCAGGAGAAGTAGAGACAAACCAAAGAGAACAAGAGAAGAAAGAGAACAACACAATAACACAATCAATCAACAACACAATGATAATAATATAATAATAAATATGTATGTACTATGGTAGGGTATGGGTAGGGGTGTGTAAGGTAGGGATGGGGTATCCACTGTGCAGGTATCTATCTAATAACTGTAGAAGCTTGTTAAACAATTAACAATAGAAGATTGTTAAGATGTTAACAACATGCATCCGGACGAGCAGGAAGATAGGTCATGATTAAGCTGTCAATGAAGCGAGCTTGTTAAAGTATTAACACATTGATAAGATAAGCGAATAGATAAAATAAGAAGATTGTTAATAAAATAACTTTTAAATAATGATTGACATTTAGATAAAGATAGTATATAATAAAAGAGAACTAAGAGTTAACCACTAAACACAGCCACAAAGAAAGGACGTGCAAACAATGCGTAAAGCTATAACAACAATCATCATTACAGTAATCATGTTAACTATGTTCTATGTATCAGCATGGATCGAGGCACACTACACAAGAGAGGCAACAGTCATTGAAGTAAATGATAACATTGTAACTGTTGTTGATGATACTAATAACTTTTGGTCATTTGAAGGAACTGAATTCAATGTCAATGATAAAGTAACAATGACAATGGATTCAATGAATACAGACTTAAACATCTATGATGATGAAATAATAAATGTAGAAAAGAACTAATAATTAATATTAAGAACTCTTTAATTAGACTTAATTAAAGAGTTCTTTTTTTGTACTATCAAGAGATAGTAAGATAAAAGCTTGTTAAGTCAACGAGTCAATGAAGCGAGATTGTTAAACATCTAACAAATAGATAATAATAAATATAATAAGATAAGTAAACAATACATAAATGTATTGATAGATGTAAATATAATACACTTATAGTTATTACTATTGAACCTCGCGGGCGGCGGCTGGGCGGCCGAAAAATTATACCACATGCCGTTGCCATTTGTCAATTAGGAAAATGTAACAAAAAAACAATTAAATAATTATCCCATTTTGTGCAATATTTTTTTAATAAACCGGTTGACAAAATAAATATCTGATGATATAATGAATATAACAAAAGAGATAAGGACACAAAAGAAAGGGAGTAAAAAATGACAGTATATAAAGTATTTGAAAAGTTAGGAAAAGAAAAGGTTTGTAGAATGACTACTGAAAACATTGAAGAAGCTAAATCTTACGTTAGATATTTAAGAGCCTGTTATCGTAGAACTTGGATGGAAGAAAGAGTTGAAGATTCCTCTTTATAAAAAAGGAAGTGATAAAAATGACTAAAAAACAGAAAAAAGCACAGAATAACACAAATAGAGTTTTTATCTACATGAACACAGGAACACGCACACATAAAACAAAAAAAGACTACAATAGAAAAGAAAATAAAAAAATTTGTAGAAAAGCCTTGACAGAATATTAAAAAGAGAGTATAATCAAGATAACAAAAGAGAGGAGGACTAAAAAATGAAGAAAAGTAGCCACTGGAAATTAGAAAGAAAAGAAAGAGCAAAAATCATCGCTCAGATCGGGAAAGGTAACATTATTAAAGAAGTTGAAGTTGATAGAAATCATCCTAACGGACCTGAAATCCATAAAATCAGCGACACAGGGATTATCACAATCTTCAATAAAAGAACTAAAAAAATGATTACTCAGTTAATCGCAAGACCTGGACAGATTAGAAGATACTTTAATGAAAATGAAATTATCCCTACTGGATTACTTGATTTAGCAAGAGAGCATCAGAAAATGGCTTATAACATGGCTTAGAAGAAAATAAAAATTTTCTTCTTTTCTTTAAAAAAATGCTTGACAAAATTCAAATCATCGGTTATAATAAAGACAGATAAAAGAAAGGGAGGTAAACCAAATGAAAAAGACAAGAGACGAAATGCTTACAGATATCATCAGAAAATGGGGATTTGAGAATGCGGCGACTATCACCTTCGCAACTCTCATGGACGACAGTAAGATTTCTGAAAGAGCCTTATACGAAGCCTACAGAGGATTCATGAGCCTGTAGGCTCTTTTTTTATTGTCGGGCCGGCTGCGCACGGGGCAGCCGGTTAACTGCAACTAACTTGGGTTCGGCTTTTCTAACTTGAGTTAGTTAAAACTAATCTGAGTTAGATCCTTCCCAAAATGGTTAGTCATAACTAATCCCAATTAACCATAACTAACCTCAGTTAGTTATAGCTAATTAAAGTTTGTCTTATTTAACTCAAGTTAGTTATGTCTATATCAAAATTGACTAGTTAAAAAATTACCCTTCAAACTGGACAAAAATTTACCCTTTGACAACAATTTTTTGCATGGTACAATTTATTGCCATAGTGTATAATAAGGACAATTAAAGAAAGGGAGGACCGGATCGATGAAAAAAATTGAAGCTGAAATCAGAATTAACTACACATTTGACAATAACCGCAAAGGTGCTAAATATACTTTGAATGGTCTTAATTGGATGAATCACGGTGAATTTGCCGAAATTGTCACTAAAAACATCTTAGGTTTTGAATCTGTTAAAGATGCTAATACAGCTTTTGATAAAGGCTCTGACATCCCCGAAATCAAGGCTTCTGTAAAATCTAGCAAAGCCAGTTTAACAAGCATGAAACTTGCTGATACTTTTGAAGAAAGTATGAATAAATACTTCAAAAGAACACATTCAGAAATTTTCATCTATACAGTAATCATTGATGAAAATGCTACTCTTTACATGATGAATGAAAAAGAATTTAGACTTTTCATGATGAATTTTAGTAGCCTTAATGAAAGAAAGGTTATCCGCTTTAAAGCCACAAGCGGAAAAATGATAAAATTTCTTGAGAGTCTTGCTTAAAGGCTCTTAAGAAACTAACCAAAAATTTACCTATCAACAGCAAAAAATTGCATGGTAACAAAAACCGGTATGTGATATACTCTAGATAGTTCAAGAGAGGAGGTACACAAGATGTACAAAGAGATGTTTGTAGAATACTTATTACCAGGAAACCCAATTACACAGTCAGAGCGGATGAGCTGGGAAGCCTTCTGTGACTTCTGCACATGGTGGGGAGTTGAAATCCTCTTCTGTTGTGCCACTGATGACCCGAGGGTGAATGTGGAGTGATCCACATCCCCTCAAAAATAAATTTAAAAAATTTTAAAAAATGTCTTGACAGATTTTAAAAAATTTGATACTATAGAGTCAGAAAAAGAAAGGGGGTAACAAAAATGACAAAGACTAGAGATGAGATGCTTACAAACATCATTAGAAAATGGGGATTCGAGCACAACTTCACAATCGACTTCGCGGTTGCTATGGAGGACGCCCACTTCACAGACAAGATGCTCACAGACTTATATAGAGGATTAATGGACTTATAAGGTCCATTAATTTTTTGTCGGCCCGCGGGCCGCCGGCGCAGCCGGAGAACCATTATATCACACCTCTCGAGTTTTGTCAATAGGCAAATTATACAAATTTACACCCCAATTCTTTCCCAAAATTCTCTGTTTTGCACAAAGACCAATAAAAAAATCAACCAATTTTTTTTGTAAAAACTGCACAAAAACATTCAGCTTTATTGTGCAAAATTTTACCTCATTTTTTGTTGATTTTTCACAAAAGAATTCCAGTTTCTTTGTGCACATTGACAGTCCGCAAAATTTCCTTGTGCAAATTATACAATAAACTACCCCTAAATTGCCTTCCGGTTTGTGAGGTATTTTGTTTGACAAGTCCCCTCATCCGTGCTATAATCTAATCAAGATAAAGAAAGGAGAACAAAGACATGACAAACACAGTATTATTCGCACATCTGATCGAGGGATATAACAAGTTAGCTTTCACTCACAACTACATTTATGGCTTCTGTTTCCAGAACATGGTCTATATGGTCAAGGCTACCGCCGAAGATATGCCTTTCGTTCTGAAACTTGACAAGGCAAGCCGTGGGGCTGGATATGCATTAAGGTTTAAGCCTAACAAGGCTCAGAAAACCTTCCTTCTTGCCAAAGGTGCTACCGCTATATGCTCCAAGGAATTCTTCGAAGCAACTGTAAAAGAAAGCAAATATAATAGGGGTGAAATCTTCGAAAAGATGGTCACTGAATTTTATGGTCAGGTTTGGGAAAAGGATAATATTCCTTTCACAGATGACGGTGACCTTACAGTTGACGGTGTAGCATATCAGATTAAATTTGAAAAAGCTACATTCACAAATGAGAAATCCCTTGCAAGGATGATGTAGCATCCTTGCAAAATTTTTCTTGACAAAATAATAAAAATAGTATATAATTTATATATAGAAAGGAGATATGGAACATGGGTTTAGATAAAGCGATTTTTTATGGGAAAGAACATAGGCATCCCTATTATAAAGCAAAAGCTGTTTCTCCTACCTGCCGAAACCATGGAACTTGTCCTTGGTGCGAAGCAAACAGAAAATATAAGTATATTAGAAAAAATAAACAAACATTAAAAGAATTAAAAAATTTCAAAAAAGGTATTGACATTTAAAAAATCCTGTGCTATAATTAAGACAACAAAAGAAAAGACACTTAAAAAGAAAGGGGAACTTACATGAGATTAGTTCATTACATCGTAGAAAAGACAGATAAGACTCAGTTTGAAACTACTAGCTACGCAGTTGCTACAAAAGATGGCAATCACATCGTTAAGACTTTCTTAACAGATATTGATGAAACAACAGACAAACAGAGAAACGAGCAGAAAGCACATCGTGCAAAGGTTCGTGAGGTCCTGCGGAAAAAGAGAGATGCATAATCTCTCTTCTTTTTTACCCTTGCGGGAATTCGCCCGGGCACTGATTTGACCCGGCCCGCCGCTGCCCTAATCTTTCATTATACTACAAAACGGATCTATGATCAATAGGCAGAATTACCAAAATATTTTGTGCATTTTGTCTATTGTATTTTTTTAAAAATCTGATATAATAATAAGTGTCAAGGGAAAGGAGTTAAAAAATAAAAATAAAAAAAAATTAAAAAAACTCTTGACAAATAAAAAAACCTATGATATAATAAAGGTACAAAGAAAGAAAAAACAAAATCTTAAAGAAAGAAATGAGGTATGTATTATGACAAAAAGAGAAATGTTTGCTGAGATTCGTAAGGTTGTTGCTGATAATGCTGAGATGGTAGCTTTTATCGACCATGAAGTAGAGCTGTTGAACCGTAAGTCTGGCGGTCAGCGGAAACCTACTAAGACTCAGTTAGAAAATGCTGAGTTTAAGGCTGAGATTGTTGCTTTCTTAGGTGAGGTTGGAACTCCTCACACCATCAAGGAGATTCAGGCGAATGTCCTTAACATCGCAAATCTCACCAATCAGAGAGTAACTCACATGCTCACTGATTTGGTTAAGGATGGAGTTTTAAATAAGGAGTATGTAAAGAGAACTCCTTACTATTACATTGCACAGTAGCCCTAATAAATGGGGCGGTCATCGCAAGGTGGCTTGCCCCATGGGCTCGCCCGGCCGATTTTTCAAATGAAAATTAAAAATTAGCAGTTGACAAATTTTTTAAAATATGATATAATAAATTTACAAAAGAAAAAGGAGGAAAAAACATGACTATTAAACCTTTAACGTATGAAGAATTAATTTCTTTAGCCCTTGAATATTATGAGAAGGGCGGAGATGGAGTTTATGAATGTTGGGATGAAAAATATTTCAATGAGTATGTAGAAACTTTTGGCCCCATTTATAAAAGCAATGCTCTTGCTATCTTTGAGTATGACTATGAAATCCGCAAAGATTTTGAAGCCACAATTTGGTAAGATTTTTTAAAATCATTATTCATTTTTAAATAAAAGAAAGTAGGTGCTATTTATGTGCGGAGAATATCGGCTCTATTCAAGATTAGAAGATGGTGAAACAGTTTTAGAGTTATGGGGCGGTAGTACTAAACACCCCGATAGTATTTTCTTCTTTTCTGATTTCAATAAAACAGATTGGATTGATTATCAGAATCAGATTTTTCAGTGGATTTTAGAATGTGCTAGTAAATTGACTCTTCCTGTTCATGCTTATTACCTTACAGAGTGGGCAATGGAAGGATACAAGGCACAAAGGGGATTAAAATAAATGGGGGGCACCCCCATTTTTGCCCGGGCCGCCGAGCGGATCCGCCCTAAAAAAAATAAAAAAAAATTGAAAAAAGTGTTGACAAATGAATTAATCTTTGCTATAATTAGTTCAGAAGGTGAGGGAAGGAAGCAAGGTAACCCCCAAGACGCAAGATGTCGCAGTAAGACTTCCTTGATAAAGACCCACCACCGCAAGCCTAAGTCTTACTTTGCGGTATATAAATGTGAGGCAACATAGCACAGAGTCTGGAAGTGCTAGGCTGGTAAGATGGACTCTTTCTTTTAACAAAAGCTAGAAAAGGAGATTTTCAAATGGAAAAAAATACTTACTTCATCGTTGTTGACACAGAAACTACAAATTCCATTGATGACCCGTTATGCTATGATGTTGGATTCGCAGTGATTGATAAGACAGGGCATGTTTATGAAAGTCATTCTTTTGTAGTAGCTGATATCTTTCTTGATAAAGAGTTGATGAGTTCCGCATATTTTGCTGATAAAATCCCGCAGTATTGGCAGGATATCAAACAGGGCAAAAGAATTTTGAAATCATTTTTTAATATCAAAAAGGCTTTTGCTCAGTGTGTAAGAAAATATAAAGTCAAGATTGTTTTAGCACATAACGCACGTTTTGACTACAGGTCTTTAAATCTGACTCAGCGGTTTTTGACTTCTTCAAAATATAGATTCTTCTTTCCTTTTGGGGTTGAGATTTGGGATACTTTGAAAATGTCAAGAGAAGTCCTCAATAATCTTGAGGAGTACGGAGAGTTCTGTTATAATAATGACTACTTAACAAAAAGACTTTGCAAGCGGTTTACCGCAGAAATCATTTACAGATTCATCACTGGAAATAATAGCTTTGAAGAAAGCCATACAGGACTTGAAGATGTATTGATTGAAAAGGATATTTTCGTTTTCTGTATTAATAGAAAGCCTAATATTAATGGTGCTTTGTGGAGTAAGGCTTGCTAGTCTTGCCCCACATTGCGGCCGGGCCGCCACAAAAATTTTCAAAAAACCCCTTGACAAATAATTTCATTTGTATTATAATAAAGACGTAAAGAAAAGGAGATAAAAAATGAATGAAGAATTAATTATTAATGATTTATTGCAGAAAATTATTTCGCATAGCTCTAGATGTGCTCATTGTAAATATTTGCGTCAAGAAAATGATAATTGCTATTGCTTTTTTGCTTATGCTTGTTTAACACAAGATTTTTATTATTGGGATGAGGAGGAATAAATATGATTTGTGAAAACTGTAATAAATGTTGTCTTTGTGCGGATTGTGTAAGAAATAAAAACTATGCGGTAAATACTCCTAATCCTTGTTTCTGTGCTGATTGTGACATTTGTAAATATCACGACATGGCAACAACTTTTTGTAATCAGTACTTGACAATTAAAGACCTTGATGATATAATAGAATCAAGAAAGGGGGCATAAGCCTATGACAAAAAAAAAGCTGATTGAAAAAATTATGCGTGAATGTGAGCAGGACGGAGAGCCTGTAACAAAAGAAGAAGCCATAGAGATGGCAGAAATGGAAATGAAAGCTAATCAGACTCGCCACTATGAAAAGTCTGATAAGCCTAGAAAGCCTTCCTCTCGTGTGCGGAAAGTCGATACCACAAAAAAGAGAATCCTCGATAATTGTAGAGTTCTCATTGAGGGTATGGGTGGTGTAACTGTTAATGTAAAAACTGAAACTGAAGTGACTTTTGTCTTTGATGATGCTGAATACAGTTTGAGACTCGTTAAGCATCGCCCTAAAAAGTAGGGGTAACACCCCTACCTTCGGGCCGGGCCGAAAATTTTTCGAATAAATTTTTCAAAAAGCCCTTGACAAAAAATCTTTTTTCTGATATACTAAAAACATCAAAAGGAGGTACAAAATATGAATTGTTATTTTATCAATGATTTATTAAATTGTAGTGATGAAGAGCTTAGGGAAATTGATAAAACAATTGCTGAAGAGTTAGAAAATAGAAAAAAATTAAAAAGAAAAGAAGCTTTTGATACCTTAATGGATGCTCTTGAAACTATGGCTAGAGAATATCCTTATGAAGTATTTGATATTGAATCTTCTAGCGGTGAGTGTGCCACTCTTGATTGGGAAGATTTATACAAATCTCTTCTTGAATGCTAATGTGGGGAAATATTTTCCCCACATTTTTCATTTTTGGTCCGGGCGGCCGATCCGCCCTAACCCCTCATTATAACATAAATAGCCGCTGCCTGTCAATCGTCAAACCGCACAAAATTCTTCTTAATTCTTTGTGCAATATTCCCCTATTGATTTTTATAAAAAATTATGATAAAATATATTTGAAGATAAGGAAAGAGCAACAAAATTGAATAGGGTGGTCGGCAGAGCATAATCGCCTATCGGTCACTTGAAAGACAGACAGCTCAAAAAAATCTTCAAAAAATTTAAAAAAACTCTTGACAAACTCAAAAGCCTATGGTATAATGAGTACAGAAAGAGAGAGGAGATGGAAAACATGAGAGACCCACCGATAAACCAATGTCGAACATAACGGAACTGTTGTAACGCACCCCATCCTGAAAAGAGGTGTTCAAATATGAAATTGTTAAAATTTAAATATAGGCTCTAAGCGGAAGTCGCTCCGCTATAACAGAAATGGCGATAGGGAGCAAAAAGGGTGGCCACTGGCCATGGTCACCCTCCCGAAAAAAATTTAAAAAAACTCTTGACATTTTAAAAATAAAATGTTATAATCAATATGTAAGATAAAGAAAGGGCAAAGCCCCCAACAAGAAAGGATGTGCTAATTATGACAAAGAGAGAAATGTTCGCAGAGATTCGTAAGGTAGTTATCGACAACGCAGAAATGGTAGCCTTCATTGACCACGAGGTTGAGTTACTGAACCGCAAGAGCGGTGGAACTCGCAAGCCTACCAAGACTCAGCTTGAAAACGCACAGTTTAAGGCTGATATCCTCGCCGCTCTCGCTGAGGTTGGCAAGCCTGTAACCATTAAGGAACTGTGCGAGGTCTGCCCCACTGTCGCAGGTCTGACTAATCAGCGTATTACTCACATGCTGACTGACCTCCGCAAGGGCGGAGAGGTCACTCGGGAGTACATCAAGAGGGTTGCTTACTTCACGGTAGGCAACGAGGGAGAGTAATCTCCCTCCCCCTCCTACATAAAGCACTCTTAGCTATGCTAAGGGTGCTTTTTTGTGTGCTCGGCCCGCCGACACTCGTGCCGGCGGGAAATTTCCATTATACCACACCCCGCACTTTTTGTCAATAGGAAAGTTGCACAAAGTTCTCGTTCAAAAATTCCCAAAATTAGTGCAATATTCCAACTTGATATTTTTAAAAAAATTTGTTATAATTATTATACAAGGTAAGGGAAATGAAAAGTAGCTACTAAAAAATTTCTCAAAAAAATTTAAAAAACCTATTGACAAAATAAAAATCTTATGATATAATAAATACATAAAGATAAAGAAAACAAATCTTACAAAAGAAAGGAAGTATGTACTATGACTAAGAGAGAAATGTTTGCTGAGATTCGTGCTATCGTTGTTGATAATGCTGAGATGGTTGCTTTTATTGACCATGAGATTGAGTTACTCAATCGTAAGAGCAACGGTAAGAGAAAGCCTACAAAGAATCAGCTTGAAAATACTGCTTTTAAGGCTGACATTATCGCTCACCTTGCGGAGATTGGTACTCCTAAAACTATCAAGGAACTTCAGGCTGAAGTTGATGGTCTTGGCGAACTGACCAATCAGAGAGTCGCTAGGATGCTCACTGACCTTGTAAAGGAAGGTACTCTTAATAAGGAATACGTAAAGAGAGTTCCTTACTACTTCGCAGCTTAGTAATCATGGGGGAGTTAATCTCCCCTAATTTCCCCTTGACAACAGACAATAAAGTGTGCTATAATTTAATCAAACAATAGAAGGGAGATTAAAAATGTACACAAATATCAATGGTAAAAATATCAATATTCCAGATAAGGAAATTGATAAATTAATAACTGTTTTAAAAATTTCACATGATGAAGCGGTTCAGACTTGGTTAGAAGATGAAGGTTATCTTGAAAATCCCATAGTAGAAGAGTTAACACAAAAGGCAAAGGCAAACAAGATTAGCCGTGAAGCCAAATCAGATAAACCGCGAAAACCCACTAAAAGAGTGCGGAAACCCGATGAAGAAAAGGAAAAATTGATTGAAATTCTTTCAAATTCTTTGAAAAATGCGGGATTTGAGCCACAAATCACCAATAAAAGTAAGATTATTGAGTTAAATATTGGTGAAAATCATTACAAAATTGATTTAATTAAACAGAGAACAAGCAAAAAAGCAACAAAATAGGCTGGTTTTTAAAAAATTAGCCTATTTTTTATTAAAATCAGATAAAATTCACCACTTTAACTCGCTAAAGCGCGCCCGGGCCCGCATTTTTTCGCACTTTTTTCAAAAAAACCCTTGACAATCAAATGAGTTAATGCTATAATAGCATTGTAAACAAGAGAGAGAATAAGAAAGGAGCAGAAACCATGAAAAACTTCTTTAGAATTGAGTCAGGCTACAAATTTGAATGGAATGATTTAAGATGCTTCATTACTGTTGTTAATGTTATCTTAATCATGATGTATGGTTTATCTATTGCTTGGTTTGGTCTTGGTGTTGCGGTGATTGGAGTTATCAAGGATTTAACTACAGATAGACGCATTAACGGCTTAATCATGCATCTTGCAAATGTATCTTTAAATATTTACTTCTTATTGATTTATTACGGAAAAATAGTTTTATAAAAATTTAAAAAACCTATTGACATCCGTATAGAGATGTGATATAATACAGACAGATAAGAAAGAAAGGGGTTTTGAAAATGAGAATTTGTTTTGATATGGATGGAACAATTGCAAATCTGTACGGTGTTGATGGTTGGCTCGACATGATTTTAGCACATGATGCAACTCCTTATGCACAGGCAAAGGTTCTGCTTAACATGAACGTATTAGCAAAAATCCTTAATAAACTTCAGAAAAGAGGTTATGAAATCGGTATCATCAGCTGGCTTGCTAAAGGAAGTACCACAGATTATGATGAAGCTGTTACAAGAGCAAAAAAGAAATGGCTTGCTCAGCATCTTAAAAGTGTTCAGTTTGATTTTATTAAGATTGTAGCTTATGGAACTGATAAAAACATTGTAGCAACTGGTGAAACTGATATTCTTTTCGATGATGAGGAAAGAAATAGAAACGGTTGGAATGGGGTTGCTTATGATGTTGATAACATCATCGAAATCCTTAAGGGTTTAAACTAGACCTTTGAGGATTCGGCCCGGCCCACCGCATAATTTTTTAAAAAAAGTATTGACAAATAAATAAATCTATAGTATAATTAAGACATCAAGAGAAAGGAAGGACATAAGAATGAACGTATTAGTAATTGACACAGAAACCGCAAACTCCATTAATCAGCCTTTACCATACGATGTTGGTTATGCTATTGTTGATACTGTAACTGGTGAAATTCTCACTCAGAAATCTTTTGTAGTTGCGGAAATCTTCCTTGATAAAGATTTAATGAACAGTGCTTATTTTGCTGAGAAAATTCCTAATTATTGGAAGGATTTAAAGAAAGGCTCACGAGTTATGAAATCCATCTGTAATATTAGGAAATCTATCTGCTCTGACATGAAAAAATACAACGTGAAAAAAGTTGGTGCTTATAACATGGGCTTTGACAATAGAGCAACAAAAAATGACATTCGCTACATCAGCGGTTCATTAATTAAGTGGTTCTTCCCCTACGGAACAGAACTGTTCTGCATTTGGAACATGGCTTGTTCTTCTATTCTTAGCACCAAAGAATACATTGATTTTGCTATGAATAACAATTTTGTTTCAGAGTGCGGAAACATTCAGACTAGTGCGGAGATTGCCTACCGCTTCTTAACCAATGATGTTTCTTTTGAAGAAGACCACACAGGTTTAGAAGATGTTATGATTGAAATTGAAATCATGCTTGCAGTACTTCACTCTAATTTAGAGTATGATTCAAAAGTAAGTGGTGGCTGTTGGTGGAAAGTTCAGAAAGCTAAAAAAGAATTGTGTAGAGGTTGAGCCTTTACGCAATTCGACCGGGCCAAAAAGTTGAAAAAACCTCTTGACAACCGCATTTTTCTATGATATAATACAGATAACAAAAGAAAGGAGATAAAAACATGGATGAGATTGTAAGAGAAGATGCTTTAACTGAAGCACAGATTTTTGAAGATAGAGCCTATCACTATTTTCAAAAATACAAGAATGAAACTGATGTAGATGAAATTGCTTACATTTTTTCAAAAGCCTTTAAGGATATGTTTTGGCGGATTGCAGAAGATTTTGAGGAGGAATAAACATGAAAAAATTTTACTGTCCTGTGAATGGGTGGGATTGCCCTTACTTCAAGAAAGATGGTTCTTGTGCTATTGTTGACAAAGGCGAAAATCCTGTTTTAGAGTGTGATGATGCGGCAATGTTTTGGGAGGAGGATGATGATTACTTTGTAGAGGAATAAACCCCTCTACAAATCGCCCGGGCGCTCGTCATTTTGCACAAAAACTTTCTTATTTTTTGTGCAGTATTACCACTTGTATTTTTTTAAGAATCTGTTATAATTATAAGTGTCAAGGGGATGGAATAGTAAAGAATAAAGGAAGTTACTCCCCCTAAAAAATTTAAAAAAATTTTTTAAAACCCCTTGACAAACTTAAAACTCTATGATATAATAACAATGTAAACAAAAGAAAACACTAAAGAAAGAAATGAGGTATGTGTTATGACAAAAATGACTTATGTACAGGCTATTGATTTTGCAGTTGAGATGATTCAGAACGGCGAAGCTAACTTCAACGGCTTTACGGCTTCGGAGTACATTGAGAAGCTCGATGCTCTCAAGGCTCAGTTGGCGAAGCGTGCGGTTCGCAAGCCTTCCAAGAATCAGCAGGCTAATGAGGGTGTAAAGAATGATATCCTTGATATCCTCTATGCTAACGAGGGTCTGCGTTGCGGTGATATTGCTGAGCCTCTTGGTATCAGCGGTCAGAAGTGTTCTGCTCTGCTTCGTCAGCTTGTAGATGCTGGCTTGGTTGAGAAGTATACTGAGAAGCGTGTTACTTACTTCAAGAGGGTTGCCTAGCAACCCTCCCCCTTGTGGGGCGCGCCCGGGTTAATTGGGGTTTTAAAATGGATTCTTCCTTACTGACCTGAATGTGTGACCGGGCCGCGCCCAACCGCGGCCCTCCGATTCTACCACAAAAATAGCTCAATGTCAAATTTTTTTCAAAAAAATTTGCACAAAATTTTTACCTAAAATCCCAAAATTTTTGTTTATTTTGCCATCTTGTGCAGCGGGACGCGTTATGGTATAATAATAGGGGGATGCATCTTGCTTCATCGCTTTAAAGTGCTAAAGTATGCCAAAACACTTCAATGGTTTAAACTTCTACACTTTAGCACTTTAAAGTATTAAAGTAGGCAACGGCACTTCAACACACTAAAGTGTAGAAGTTTAAAGTCCTGAAGAAAGCCTCGCGAGCCCCATTGGCGCCATATGCGATGGCCAGCCAGAACATGAACCAAACTAACGTATATGCATTGCGGCGCCAAAACTTCATCATATGGCCGCACTTCGTGAAACTTTACTTGAAAATTTTAAAAATTTTTTGTATAATTAAAAAAACGACTTTTTTAGGCAGCGGCTCCTTGACTTTTTAAAAATTTTTTGTTATAATATTTATATAATATGATATATATAAAAAAGGAGATATATTTTATGGATTTATATGAAGCATTAAAATCTGGAGTTTCCGAGGATGAACTTTTAAAAGGTTTCAACAAAGATTTAACTGAAGCTAAAGAAAAAATTACAAAAGAAATTGAAAAAGAAAAAGCTGAGAAAGAAGCTCAAGCAGAAAAAGCTAGAAAAGCTCGTCTTGCAGAGTATCGACACGAGGTTGCCGCTGCATTGTGTGACTATCTTCGTTTTGGTTTAAATGTTTTAGACACAAATGAATATATTTCTCAAACAGAAAAGGAAATTGAAGATATTCTCAAAGAATTTGAGAAAAATTTAGATAATTTATCTTTCTTTATCAAGTGGTTTGACAAAAGCCTTGACAAAAACAAAAATAAAGAGTTTAAAATTCCTTTTAAATCTTGTACTCTCTTTGACGATGACCAAATTATAAAAGATTTTATTAAAACCCTTTAATGTTATGATGGGGAATTTAAGTTTTTTAGATTCCCCATCAAAAGCAATCCTAAATGAAAACGATCGCTTTTTCAAAACTGGCAAGTGATTCTAGGTGTACTGGTTTTGCCACACCACATTCTCAATTTTCTACAATTTTTCTCGATTTTCTACAATTTTTACCATTTTTAACAACTTTTAGTTATTTTTCCATTTTTAATCAATTTAATCATTCCTAATTAATTTTGTCATTCCTAACTAATTTCATTATTTTTAATTTTTCAATATTCCCATTACCATTCTTAATAAAACTTTCATCCTTCTCAATAGAATTCATCATTCTCAATAAAAAATCCTCTTTTCCGCCATTTCTAATATATTCTTTGTTCTTTGTACTCTTAATATTATTTTCTACTCCACTCATTTTATTATTTTTACTACTCTCTAATATCTCCATTAACCTTATTTCTATATTTATATAATTCTACTCACTTTATAACTATCCTATTCCCATACTTCATCAATTCTTATACTTCTCTTGAACTCGTTCATTATACACTAACACTCTCATAATATATATATTATATAACAATAGCAACACATAAATATTTACATAAAACATTAAATATTCATTAAATATTCATAAATATTTACATATTTCACAAATATTCACTAAAATCTATAAATATTTACTAATTTTATAAATAATCCCTCATCAATAGAAACAACTCAAAAATCCCTCTCTCCTCTTCTCTTCTCCATTTTTTAATATTCCCAACCTTTCTATTTGCCAAAATTTTAAATAATTCTATCTATTCACACATATTTCTTCATTCCCTAAATTTTTCAAATGAATTTTCCTTTTCCCTCAAATTTTAAAATCGGTTTTTCAAATGTTCCTTACCAATCCCCGCAGTTTTCATTTCATTTTTCCAATCTTCCCCAATTTTAATTCCAATATCCCTATTCCCTCATAAACTAGCCCCCATTCCACAGTAACTCGGAACAGAGCCCCATTTGGTTTGGCGAAGCCAAACCAAATAAAATAACCAATAGAAGTTAGTAACCAATAAATTTTCATATATTATTTTCCCAATTTTTAATAATCCCACTGATTTTAGATAAATTGGTAAAGATAATAATATATATATTATCTTTACCAAAGTTGCCTATTTCAGTGGGTTTATTAGATTTTGGGAAATTTTCATATGAAATTTTATTAATTTAACAGATTTTCAAATGAATATTTTATTTAAAGATGCGGTTTCCCCTTATATCTTCTAATATTTTCCTTTATTCCTTCTTTTACCCATGAAAAACAAATAATTCCCATATCAATTAAAAATAATGAAACAAAAAACCAAAATATAAAAAACAATATCAACATCAAAAATTTTAAAATCATTTTTTCATTTTAACTCCATCAAAAAAACCATTTAACTATACATTCATTCCTAAACATTCAAAATAAGACCCAGCCCTACTTGAAATAAAAGCATTATTTTGCTCCAATAATCTTTTTACATCCCTAATTTGTTTATAACTTAATCCTGTAATATTAGCTAAATCCGCATATGTAAAAGGCTGATTTTCTTCACATATTCTAATAGCTTCCCAAACTTTTAACAATTGCGGAATCTTATTAAAATTCTTATGATTTTCATCTGCAATTTTTTGACATTCCCGCATCATATTAATACTAATAGAATATTCTTTCTATACCCCTCTTTTTAAATATAAAATAATATAATCCTAATCCTAATGACAAAAAATAGTTTTTCTTTCAACCAAAGACTAAATTACCTAATTTAAAATCTAAATATTTTTTTTAGTCTGTTTAATTCCCACATATTTCAATAACTATTTACGGGAACCCCTATAAACTCCTTGCGGTGAAGCTGCTAAAGCTAAAAAAATAAAAAACTAATATTCTTCAAAACTTAAACTTTCAATAGTAATAGGAATATCATCAATCTTCTAATTATATATTGTTAAAGCTCTTACATCATCTTCAAATATTTGATAATAATTTTTTCCATCTTTTCTACATTTAACAATATCAACCTTATATTTTTTCTTAATGGATGTGGCGGTTCGTGAAAAAGCCTTAACAATACTATTCTAACTATATCCAAATAATTCTGCAATCTATTTAGCAGTCATTAAGTCGCGGCGTTCCATGCTATTAAACCTCTCTTAAACTGGTACAAAAATGTTTTATATCTGAAAACCGCACATTTTTTCATTTCAGTTTCCATTTTCAATACTCAAAGTTTTTCTATTTGCCTCTTGATAAGCAAAAATATCCCTTTCTCATATTTCTTTTCATCCCTCAAAATTTTCGCGGCAATTTAATTAAAATCAATAAAAAATATTTTTCTTTTTTGGAACTCGATTTCGAAGGCTATTCTCGTTTCCTTCGGCAACCTGAAACCTTTTTATTCTAAGGAATTTTAAAATGATTTATTGAAATATAAGATAAACATTTTCTCTTTAACAATTATAAATATCATCCGAGTCGTCATCTGTAACACTTATAATATCTCCATTATTTAATGTTTCATCATCTGCTTCCCACTTCTTTTTAAATGCGGCTTCCAAGCTATTAACCGCGTCTGTACTGGCCTCTTTTAGTAACCCTCTATAATCAAAAATATCTTTAATCACTTTTCGTCTCGCTTTTCTATTCATTTAATGCGGTTGCGCCGTCTTGCGGAGCTTCCTACCTCCTATCCGTACATTCATAATCAATTATTTTCATTTCTTCTTTTGGATAAATTTCCCCCATAATTTGCGGACGCCGCTGTCCATTTTTCCATATCATACTACAAGTACCTAGTTCATCAATTTTTACAACCTGCGACCGCCCGCAAAAATCATTCTTAGTGTGATATGGACACTGTTTCATTTTACATATCACTATCATGTTCTTTACTTACCAATATTACCCAAATATGCTCTCCCTCATTATTTTCCATTTGTGCGATACCCACTGCATTTTCCATTGAATTAGCAATCTTTTCCGCTTCTTTCTCATTTACTATTGTTTCTTCAGGATAAAATATGTTAAATACTTTTGATAATTGTTCTTCATATTTTTCCATCTTTAATTCCCTCCTTTTTTCTTCTTATATAAATTATAGAATATTTTTTTTAACTTTTCAACTTTTCTATTGATTTTTTATGAAATTTATTATATAATAATTATATAAAGAATAAAGGATAAATAAAGGGGGTATTTTTTATGAAAACATTTACCGCAGTTGAACAAGCAACTAATTTAGCTATTCAATTATTTGAAGCAAATTATATCACTATAAATTATGCTTCCGTAAAAGATTGTGTTTTCTCTTGGTATAATAATACTGATATTACAGACCCCGAAATTCTCGCGGCGTGTGCTCTTGAAGGAAAAAACTGGTTCCCAGGAGCAACTTATCAACAGATGTTAGACGCCAAAGAGCAGTGGTTTCCGCAAAATCCTTATGAAGAATTTTCTATTTGGGAAATCGAAGCCGCTCAATATGATATGATATGGAGATAATAATATGAAAATTTTGTATCAATCCAATGATGGTTTAATATTTGATTCAGAGTCCCTTTGTTTAAATCATGAAAATTCTTTAATTCATTCAGCTTTATTTTCTATTGTTTTTTACAATAAAACTAATACCCCCTATAAAATAGAAAAGAAGGATATTTATAATGATGAAGTATATCAGCAGTGTGAAAAAGTAATAATTCATAACAATAAAGAATTAGATGATTTTATGTGGCTAGCTGAGGAATGCGGCTGGTGTGAATTTGAAGATATAAATTCAACAGGGACTTGGATAAGAAAAACAAATAGTTTTAATAGAGGGGAATGGGAAAAATATGAATAATAATATTAACAGACAAACGGCGATTGATTTGGTTAAGAACGTATGCAATGCAGCTATGAGCGAGTGCGAAAGCTGGTATGACCCAGAAATCAAAGATGAAGTCTATAAAGATATTCGTGAAGTTGATGCCATTTTAAAATGTAATAAGAGAATTAGGATTGCACTGCAAAATATGCTATCCGCAGAACCAGAAATTATCAGGTGTAAGAACTGTAAGCACTATAGGTCGTATGCAGGTGTAATTGATGGATATTGTGACATGGCTGAATGGTATGGAAGGTTTCAAAATCCAAATGATTTTTGTAGTAGGGCGAAAAGGAGAATCGATGAGTGATTTAATCTATAGACATGAAGCTATAAAAGGCATTCGTTCAATGGATGTGTGTGTAATATATGATGATATGTGTTCAACAGAAGAGGCTGTAGAAAAGGCTATTGTAGCAACGAAAAGAACTGCGATGTTTGGTCTTGAATGTATGAACTCCGCAGAACCGAAGAAGAAAGGGAAGTGGCTTGTTCATGGAGATGTACCTAAAACTTGTTCCTGCTGTCATGAGGATTGGGATAAGTATGTTAATGGGGACGTATGGTATACAGATGAATTGCCAAAGTATTGTCCTAACTGCGGAAGTTACAATGGAGGTGAAGAGGAATGAAAATCAGAAATTATGAAATAAAAAGAAAATGCAATGACCCAAGATTCATCGTTTGGAATTCATGGAGGCGAAGAGAAGTGAGTAATAAGGACACCATATACAGACAGGATGCAATCAAATATTTTGCCGAATTATGGGAATGTATCGAAACTATTAGTGATAGAGAAGAATGGGAAGATGTTTGTGTTACCACTATGAACGAAATAAAATCCGCAGAATCTGAACGGAAGAAAGGGTATTGGATAAAAAAAGAGCCAACAATTAAAGAATTGCACGGATGTTATTACGAATGTTCTAAATGCCATAAATTTTCTTTACCATTTCAAAAATTAAATTTCTGCCCAAACTGTGGTGCAGATATGAGAGGTGAGCAGAATGATACAGATTGATATAGAAAAGCCGAATCATTGCTTACATTGCCCCATGTGTAATGGCGATGACAATTGTGTGTTAATACAAGAGATTGATACTTCATGGGATTGGGAAGAACAGTATGCTAATTGTCCACTGCAAAAGGTTGAACCAGAACGGAAGAAAGGGAAGTGGATAGACACTGGAAGTGGTCAGGAATGTTCTGAGTGCCACGAAATCCAATATGGGTACGATAGTTTTCGATACTTTTGTGCATTTTGCGGAGCGGACATGAGAGAAGGTGAAGAAAAATGAGATTGATTGATGCAGATGAAATAAGAATTAAACCAGAATATATGCATGATATATGTGGCTCAGTGATGATTAGGGTTGAGGACGTAGCAAGAATCATAAGCGAAATGCCTACTATCAACCCACAACCGCACTGGACTCCCTGCAATGGGAAAAAGCCAAATCTTTCACAAGAAGTATTGATGTCGGACGAATTTGATACAGTTCGTGTAGGTAGTTTAGAAAAATACGTTGATGGAGATTATTATTGGGAAGATAGTCATGGATATTTTTATGATGTCGATGATTGGGTGGCTTGGATGCCACTCCCAAAACCATATAAGGAGGAAGAAGAATGAAATATATAGTTGACCTGCCAGATGCATACACCTCAGAATCTGCATTATTTGGTGATATTCTTAGTATTCCAATCTGTCTTGAAGGTGGTAAACGCTATGGGATTCCAACTGGAATTAAATTAGAACCATACACCGAGCCTGACAGAGAAGCTATAGAAGATGAGGTATGGGAGTTTGCGAGAAAAGTCGAATATATGGACATCAGAGAAAGAGAAGAAGCATTTAATATCCATTACCCATTCAACCAGATGTCTTACAAAGAAGCTAAGTCCAAATACGAAGTATGGAAGAGAACCAAAGAGATTCGTGTGGGCGATGAGGTTGAGTATGATAAGAGAGGAAGAATAATGTGTAATCACGAATTGAAAAGGCTTTTTTATACAAGTGATGATGATTATGATATTCAATCCTGTAGAGTTGAATTAGAGAATGAAAAGGATAAATACACTTTATGTTACTGTGAAAAATGTGGCCAAGTTTTTGTAATGGAAATTACTGAAAAAAAGAATGAATCACTAGCGAAACCTATATTTGTCAAGTGCAAGGAGTAGAAACATCGCCATTATGAGAAAGGATGAACAGGATGAAACTTGAAATTCCAATAAAAGTAGATTTTGATGATATTCAAGACATGGTTGACGAAATTAAAAGATTATAGACATACAAGCTGTTCGAAGGCGATGATATGGTGCTTGTTGATCTCAATGCTGTGGTTGCTATTATAGTAAATCATATCAAGACAACATATAATTCTTCGGAATCTCCGAATGATTGGATATCATATACACTTGAAATAATGCCAGAAGAAGGTGAAAAAGACTATTAAGATGAATAAATTAATTCACACATTTAAAAATCCTAGTTTTGAAATAACTTTTACTTTTCGTAAAACCTATATAAACAAAGAACTTATATGCGATATGTTAGGAATTACAGGATATAAAAGAACTGAAATATTATTCCCTAAAAAGAAAAAAAGAGGAAGTAAAAGAAGAAGGAGAAAAACAAAATGAATAATAAAGATACTATATACAGACAGAATGCAATAGATGCAGTAGTAGAGTTATGTAAGCATTATACGCCTACAAAAAGCGTCAAGCATCCACACATTGATTTTGTCATAGAAGAACTAAATAATGTACCATCTGTACCGCTAGAACGCAAGAAAGGAAAGTGGATATATTACAACCATAACGGTTTTAAGTGTTCAAGATGTGGTAGTTATCTAGAGATTGAATGCGGTGATGTAAAAATGAACTTCTGTCCTAACTGTGGAAGTTACAATGGGAATGAAGAGGAATGAAAATAAGAAATTATGAAATAAAAAGAAAATGCAGTGATCCGAGATTCCTTGTTGTTATAACTTGTCAAGGACAGTCATTTTACTATTGCTATCAAGGTCTTGCAGGTGCGGTTGTTGGTTACTGCAAACAGTATCTTACAAAAAAGAAGTACGGAACAATGAATTTTAAACTGCGTGAGGTGCTGGTTACCGATGATTTTGAGGAGGACTAAATGACAGACATTAGATTTTACATACCTGAAGATGAAACAATACCAACAGATTTGTGTTTGTATGTAGGAGATGTGTATGTCACATACAAAAGAATCCAAGGTGGATTCAGATTTCACATTTCTCTTGATGATGAAGAAAAAGCTATGGAAGTAGCGAAAGAAATTATTCAGCAGATGAAGTTAGATCACGATGAACCGCAACACGGAGTATCATGGAGAACAGTTTCAATAGAGGTTGTTCCACAAGAAGAAAGATATAAATTTGGCACGATAATTGATTGGAAGTACAGAGTGAGAGACTCTTATTGAAGGAGGACTAAATGGCAAAATATATAATTGATATACCAGACGATAGAATTGGGGATTTTGTAGGAAGTACACATTTACTAATGCCTTATACAATGGCAGAACATAAAGGGCATCACGATACAGGCTTAAATCTGACTCCCTATACCGAGCCAGACCGCAAGGCTATTGAGGATGAGGTTTGGGAATTTGCACGAAAAATGATATCAACAAGTGAAAACGAAATGTCAGAAATGTGGAGATATACGACAAATTTTGGTGAGGTAATACATAACACAACTTACTCCGAAGCAAAAGCCAAATACGAAAAATGGCGAAAACAGAAAGATGAGATTCGTGTGGGGGATGAAGTTATATATAATTCACGCATGAGAGCTGTTGTATTGAAACCAGAAACTGGAGAAAGTTACGGCACAATTCTTACAAGTGAATTTTCTACAATTATTGTTTCTCATGATGAATTAGAGAAAACAGGGAAGCATTTTCCAGAGGTTGTAAAACTACTAAAGAAGATAAGAGAAGATAAAGAGAAATAATAGTTAAAGGTATAGAGATGCCAAAATGAAAATAATTATTTATCCAAATCGTGTTGAAGGAAATATTGACAATTTAACTGAAGAAGAAAAAATTGCTCTAGAATATTTATTGGATATGATGGCCGCAATTAAACAACAAATTCTTTTAAGAAAGGCTTTGTTCAAAAAGGAGAATAAAAATATTTTTTAATTAAAGCTGCTAACCGCAGCTTTATTTTTTTAAAAAATTTTGATATAATATTTATAGAATAAAGAAAGGGAAAAGGTGATAGGTATGGAAAAATTCTTTGTAGCGGATTCTTATAAGGATATGGAAGTAGTTGGAGAGCCTTTTGAGAACGCAAAAGGTAAAAAGGTGGTAAAAGTTAGAGGTAAATGTGATAAGTGCGGCGGCCTGGGAATCATCGTTTCAAGAATTGAAAATGGCAGACCTATTCCAATTCCTGTTGATAATGGGATTTGCTATAAGTGCGGTGGAACTAAGTTTATAACCAAGACTGTACGAGCTTATACTGAAAAAGAATATAATGCTATGCAGAGAGTCAAACAGCGTTTAAGAGAAGGGGCTGAGGCGGCTGCCGCAGCTAGAAAACAGAAATTACTCGACAATGCTGCAGAATATAAGCATCAGGTTGCTTTAAAATTAGGTTTTGGTGAGGATGAAAAGGCTTATCTTGTATATGGAGATGATACCTACGCCATTAAAGATGAACTTAAAAAGATGGGAGCAAGATTTGACCCAACTTTAAAATGGTTTTTCTCTTCAAAAGTAGAGTTACCTGAAGGTTATAACCTTTGTGAATTTAGTTTTGATGAGTTATATGATTATAAACCCATGATTAAATGGGCAGACTTCAAAGAAGATGCCCCCAATATTGTGCGGAAACGCATAGATAAATTAAAAGGTCCGTCCACTTCTATCTTTTATCCTGCTAATGAAAAAGATAGAATCCGCAACATCACCGCAAAAGTAAAGAGCATCCGCGGTTTTGAAGGATACTATGGATATACGAATATCTATACATTCACTTCTGAGGATTATGTTTTTGTGTGGATGACCTCAAAATATCTTGAAATTGAAGCAGGAGATACTATTGACTTAACAGGAACTATTAAAAAATTTGATGAATATGCAGGCATTAATCAGACTTATTTAACTCGTTGTATTGTTAAAAAAATTGAACAATAATCTCTCATAAATCAATAGGAGAAATCTCCTATTGATTTTTTTATAAAAATATGATATAATTATATATATAAAGAAAAAAGAGAGGTTTTTTCTTATGATTTTTAATAATGAGTTAGTTGACAATATTTTAAATGCGGTATTTCCTTTACCAGAAAAATTTGGTATAGTATTATATGCTAATAAATATGAAGAAGATGAATTACTTCAAGATATAGAATATAATATTAAACAAATTGACCCTATGGCATCTATTGAATATGGAATGTCAAAAATGGTAATTATGTCTCCAAGGTTGAAAAATGTTGTTATTAAAATTCCTTTTAATGGATGTTTTGAGGAGGAACTGGATTTATATACCGCAAAGCGTAAAAAAGTATGGGAACCTTTCTCTTGGGCTCCCTGCTCCAATACTTCTGACTATTGTTTAGCAGAATTTGAAAAATTCGATAGACTAAAAACATATGATTTAGATTGTTTTGTAGCAAAAACGATTTATTATAAAAATATTTTTGATACAAACGTTTTTATTCAAGAGCAAGTCATTCCTGTGAATTATTCTGAAAAGATTTATAAACCATCAAAAAAATCTCGTGACATTGCTGAAAAATGGCATGAAGAAGAAAAAGTTTATATGGATACTGATTGGATAGCAAATTGCATTGATAAATATGGACAATCAAAAGTAGAAAGATTTTTAAATTATTGTGAAAATATAGACCCTGATATATTAGAAGACACGCATGGTGGGAACTATGGATACAGGAATGATGGAACTCCCGCGCTTCTTGATTTTTCTAATTTTTTAGATTAAGGAGGTAAAAATGAGTCGTTCACCTTTCTTTTTTGTTGAAAGATTTGATAAAAACACTAAAAAATATGAAATTCAACATCCTATTATATGGAATTATAATCATACCAAGCAAGAAATGGCGGATTTGTTTCCTTACAATGGACACCATGACCTTTTCTCTATTGTAGAAAAAAGAGATGATTTTCCGCACATGTGGGGAATTCATCAGGATTTACCAAAAGATGTTGCATTAGAAATAAAGAAAGCCTATGATGATTGTAGTTATGAAAGTGAATACGCAAATGAAAAACATCTTTATACGCCCACCGCTCGTTGGTTTACTTATGCGGATATGTATATTTATTACTTAGAACATCCAGAAGTTCTTGACCATGACTCATTTGATGAAAAAGTTATGATACCAAATCCTATTAAAAGTCTTATAAATCGAGTTAATGCTTTTCTTGAGGTTATGGATGAATGGGGCTGGAGAGAGGATTATAGTTTAATTAGAATTGTCTATTGGATTTGTTAAGGAGGTTTTTATGGATCGTTGTATTTATCAGAAATCTTACCCCAATATTTCCTTTGGTCCAAGAGAAGTATGGTGTGAATTAGGTATTAATAAAAAATGTGAAAATTGTGTTTACTATTGTTCAAAAGAGGATTATGAAGATAATCAAGTAGATTATGAATACGAAAGATATAAGGACTCTCTTGATTATTAAAAAAAATTATGATATAATATATATATAAGATAAAGGAAGGGTGATTTTATGAGTAAGGAACTTTGGTATTGGGAGTATATTTTAAAAATTTGGAATAGTGTTGATGACCAGGAAGAGTTTAGGTCAGGAGTAGTTGCGGCAACCAGTTTTTCAGAAGCAGCAGATTTAATTGAGCAGTATTATGGCGATGAAATTATGGATATTGAAACATTAAAACCTATTGTTGATACTGTTTTTGATTTTGATGAAGTTAGAGAAGATGACTCTTTTGATTTTCATATTAATGAAAAGGGGTATTAAATAATGAATAGTTATTATTTTTATATGGCGGAAGCTGAAGGTTTATTACCTACTCGCACTGGTAAATTAAATGCCGTTATTGCAGATGTTAAAAAATATCCTGAACCAAGTATTGATATTTATCACTTTGAACAAATTCTAAATAAACATGGATTAACTTATAATCAACTTACTAGAAAAGAATTAAACTATATTGAAAATGGTATTCGTTAATTTGAAAAAATAAAAAATTTTTGATATAATAAGTATATAAAGAATAAGAAAGAGCATTTTTTAAAGGAGATATGATTTTATGGAAAATACAGTAAAAAAGACAAAGGCTATGTATTTTGCAGAGTTAAAAGATATGGTAATGGAAGCAGAGGAAATTACAGATGAGCTTAAGGATGAATTAGTTGATTTCCTTGATAAGCAGGTCGAGGCTATTGAAAAAAGAAAAGCGGCAGCTGCCGCAAGAGCAGAAAAGAAGAAAGCAGAATCTGACGCTCTTACAGATGCAATTTTTGCCGTTATGACTGAAGAGCTTATGACAGCAGATGAAATTATGGACGCCCTTGAGGATGAAACCGCCACAAAGAATAAGGTTACTGCAAGATTAACTAAGTTAATTAACGCAGAAAAGGTTGTAAAAGAGACTATTAAAGTAGATGGTAAAAGGAGAATGGCTTATAAGTTAGCCTAATACTACTAAACGAAAGGGTGGGAATTGTCCCACCCTTCAAGCTAGGAGAAAATATGTTTTGTTTAAATTATTATCCTTTTTAGAAATATATTTAGGATGCTGAATAGTTAAAGATTAAATATCGTGCGGCAGACCGCACTTTAGAAGATTTTTTAAAAAAGTATCAAGATAAAAGTATTGTTATTAAAATTTAGGAACCTTTTGAAGATACTGACGCGGTTTTGTTAAAAGGTTTATTTGATAAATATCAAAATCTTAAACTTATTATAGATTTTGATTATAAATAGGGTTTATCTTTAATTCAATAGTATCAGATTCCATTTTTCTTCTCTAATCCTGTTGGTTCTATTGATATATTATATGGTTTTTTAAAATATCAGCCTACAGATATGTATATTTGTGAAGAATTAGGATTTTTTCTTGATAAAGTTAGTAAAATATTGCATAAAAATAATATAAAAGTACGAGTTTATCCAAATATATGCCAATCTAGCTTTTCTGATACCCCTAGTTTAAAAACATTTTTTATTAGACCAGATGATATTCCTGTTTATAAGGTTTTTGTTGATGTTTTTGAACTTATATCAGATCCAGAACGTCAATAGGTCTTATATAAAATATATAAAAACGAAAAGTGGTTTGGAAAAATTAATGAAATTATTCCTTCTTTTAAAGATGAACTAGATAACAAATATTTATTCAATACTTCTTTTGGTGTAATTAGGAGTAGTTGCGGGAAAAGATGTTTATATAAACCTGGAACCTGTGATATATGTAATCGTTTTATTGATGTTGCAAAAACACTTGAAAATAAACATATAGTTGTTTTAAAACGTAAGAAATAAATTTGATTTTTTTATTATTTTTTGATATAATATAAATATAAAAAATAAAGAGGTATAAATGGATGGCGGCAAAAGGTAGTATTTTAAAGAAAGAAATTGCTAATAAAATTCTTGAGATATTTCCTAATAGCTTTTTATATAATAATGATAAAGAGATTAGAATTAACGGGAATGAGAATGGAGAAGAGTTGCAGATAAAAGTAACTTTTACAACTGCAAAAACAAAGGTTGAAAATGAAAATATTTTATTTTCAGACAATAATAGTTCAACCCCCATGAAACCAACAGAAAACGTGGTTGAAAAACATCCTCAGGAGCCAACTCAAGAAGAGAAAGAAAGATTAACTTTTTTATTAGATAAGTTAGGATTATAAATGAATAAAAAGCCTCATTTATATAAATTAACCACTTGGGAATCTTATAAAAAATGGTTTATTAATGATGTTACAAATCTAAGCGGAGTTTCTTCAAAGTGGTATGTGCCGATGCGAATTTTGGATATTTCTATTGAAGATTATATTTACTTATTAAAAAAATTTAATGCAAAAGGAATATCTTATTATGCTCCAACAGATTTTTTAAGTTTTTATTTTTCAAAAGAAAAAGATGCAAAGAAATTTTGTTCATATGTTAATAATATAGCTAGAGCAAAACAGTATTATTGTATATAATAGGAGTTTGAAATGATTCAGAATAGTGCAGATGTTTTAGATTTTGAAATAGAAAATGATGATAATAATAATGATATTATTCCAAACTCAATAAAAATATATCTAAGAGAAATAGGTAAATATCCACTATTAACGCGGGAAGAGGAGAATAAAATCGCTACCGCCGCATTAAGTGGTGATTCAGAGGCAAAAGAAAAATTAATTAATCATAATTTAAGATTGGTTGTTTCTATTGCCAAAAGGTATATGGGAAGAGGTTTAAATTTATTAGATTTAATTCAAGAAGGTAATGTGGGGCTTATTAAAGCTGTAGAGAGATTTGATGTATCAAAGGGTTTTAAATTTTCCACATACGCAACCTATTGGATTAAACAATCTATTTCTTATGCTATTGCAGACCAAACTAGAAATATTCGTATTCCTCCACATATTATAAAATTAATTAATAGCATACAAAGGGTTGAACAAAATCTTTTACAAGAGAAAAAAAGAAAGCCAACACAAGAAGAAGTAGCAAAAATACTAAATATAGATATTAAAAAAATTAAAAATGCATATTCTTGGATTAAAGATACTACTTCTTTAGATATAGTAATTGGAAATGATGAAGATGCTACTATTGGTTCTTTAATTGAAGATAAATCAACTGAATCTGATTTTCTTTCAATAGAAAAAAAAGAAACTTCTGAGGTAATAGAAAATGTCCTTAATACTCTTAGTGAAAGAGAAAAAACCGTCATTATAAAAAGGTTTGGATTAGGGGGACATAAGGCAGAAACCTTAGATGAAATAGGAAAAACTTTAGGTTTGAGTAAAGAAAGAATTCGTCAGATAGAAAACTCTGCTTTAAGAAAACTTAGGAATCCGCGGCGAGCACGAATTCTAAAAGAAATTTTTTGATTTTTTTAAAAATTTTTGTTATAATATATAAGTAAGATAAATAATATTTATTTATTTTATAAATTTACGGTCACATAAGACCTAAAAATGGACGTTAGCATGGATTAGAGTTAAACTACCACTGGCATAACCAAATATTCAGGACTTTGATTGTTTCTAAACAGCCCGCCTGGAGGCGTATGATATGTGGCTTTGTGACAAACGTCTAATAAAGAGGCAAAGTAAACTCAATTTAAGAAACAGGTGATATAAATGAAAGTTTTAATAAAATGTGAACGATGCGGAAGATATATTTATAATACAGACGCAGTTAATATTACTATTAATAATAAAGAGTCTTATAATGTATGTAAATCTTGTTCTAATTATTTTAATAACTGGTTAAAAGGAAGAAAAAATTTAGGAGTTATTGAAGTTAAAAATTAAAATTTTAAAGACAGTTACAGCAAAAATATTACAATGTAGTGGTTTACAAATTGACTATTAATCAATCTTCGCTGGTTCGAATCCAGCATTGTTACGAAACTGTCTTGATAAGGCCCCTTCGTCTAATAGGCTTAGGACACGATCCTTTCACGGTCGTAATGTGGGGTTCAAATCCCCCAGGGGTCATTTCTTTGCGGCTATGGTGGAACTGGTTTACACGCAGGACTTAAAATCCTGTGATTTAATTCATGTGAGTTCGAATCTCACTAGCCGCATAATTTGGACTGTTGGCTTAATGGTGAAAGCAACTGGCTCATCTCTGGAAAGACTTATTTTTTAATAAAATGAATACAAATTTAATAGGAACAATTACAGAATTGAAATGTCAATTATATCTTTTAAATTTAGGATATACAATATCTGTTCCAGTTAATCCTGACAGATACGATTTAATTTTAGATACAGGAAAATAGTTATTAAAAATCCAAATAAAAACTTGCAACAATAATAAAGAAGGAGTTTTAACTTTTTCAACTTGTTCTTCTCATTATGTTCAAGGTAAACACGTTCACTCTTCCTATAAAAAGGATAATATTGATTATTTTATGACTTGTTGGGAGTAGAATTATTATTTAATTCCTGTAGAAGAATGTGGTAAAAGAGAAAAAGTTTTAAGAATTTTACCAACTAAAAATGGTCAAATAAAAAATATATGTTTTGCTAAAGATTATATTGTTTAGGAGGTTCTGAAAAAAAGATAAGTAAGACGGAGATGAACCAGCAGATTCGGGGTTCAAATCCCTGACAGTCCAGTTAAATATTTGGCCTGGTGGCTCAGCTGAGTAGAGCACTGCCCTGTCACGGCGGAGGTCGTGGGTTCGAATCCCATCCAGGTCGTTATGGCAATGTAGTTCAGTGGTAGAACGCCTGACTGTTAATCAGGATGTCGAAGGTTCAATCCCTTCCGTTGCCGTTTGTGGGCGGTTCGCTCAGTGGTTGAGCAGAGGACCTTTAATCCTCCTAGATGGGTTCGATTCCCATACCGCCCTTTATAACAAAATTTGATTTTTTTAAAAATTTTTGTTATAATATAAATATAAGACAGTTACAGCAAAAATGATGGGTTATCAAGAAAATTTTATATTAACAATTATATTAACTATTAATGATTTATACTGTCTTGAAAATTTAATAAGGTATATAATAATAACAATGGTGACTGAATTTAATAGTGTACATAAACATTCAGAGAGTCCACCACACTGCGGCGATCGGGAGAGTGAGATCATAGCAGACTACCTACTGGAGTCATGACCAGGGAATTCAGGCTATAGAGGAAAGGGAGCCTAAAAAATGGACGAAGTTATTATTATATAAATATGTTGAAATGTGCGGCTAAGCATTGGGAAATACATTGCCTGGAATGCAATCAACACACTCGGACAGGTAGAGCACATACATTTAGCGAGAAAAACTTTTAATTAAAACCTTGTGAGTTGTATAGGTTGATGACATTACGATGACATCAAAAAACTCTCTTTTCGCCCGCTAGTCTATACTGGTATTGAGGACAGCGGTCTCTAAAACCGCGGAGCTGGGTTCGATTCCCAGGCGGGTGATTAAGGGTGTGCGGCCACCCTTTAAGACGTCGTCAGGCTAGAGGATCCTGGATACACTTTCTTTTGAAAGACAAGTAACTCACCCACTAATCAGGGTGGTGATTAGTCAGCGGTTTGGTAATCACGCGGCCCCAGCCAAAGGGTAGCTAAAATAAGAGGTGGTTGATACGCCTAAGTATCCTAGAAAAGGTGCACATTTTCTAGTATTAAATGCGGTTATATAATATCAAAACCGCATTTTGCTCCTTTAGTTTAATGGTAAAACAATAGATTTGTTCACCCAATTAAAAATAATTGGAAAAGAAAGATAAATATCATGTTAGAAACAAAGCAAAAAGGTATTATAACTTAGCTTCAATGTTTAACAGCCTTTAATGAATTAGGTTTAAAAACTTCTATTCCATATGGAGAGAATTCAAGATATGATTTTATTGTAGACATAAATGGAAAATTACTTAGAGTACAAGCAAAAACAGCTTCTGGTATTTTAAATGAAAACAATGAATTAGCAGGAATTCGTTTTTCTTGTAGGTCAACTAGAGTATCTGCACAAGGTAATTTTTATAGAAAATACAATAAAGATGAAATTGATTATTTTTGTACTTTTTGGAATAATACTTGCTATGTTGTTCCTGTTGAAGAATGTAGTAATGAAAAAACCTTAAGATTTATGTATCCATCCAATGGACAAAAAAATACAATTTCATTAGCAGAAAATTATACTATTGAAAAACAATGGAAAAAATATCTACCTGAAAATAGTGAATTTGAAAAACTTAGAGATAATTTAAATATTATTTTATATGGAAATAATAGTTAGAATAAATGTAAAAAATGTGGAAAACCTATCTCTAAAACTGCAGAGTTATGTATATCATGTGCAGCATAGAAGCAACATATTGTAAAAGATAGACCTTCAAGGTAGGAATTAAAAGAAATGATTAGAATCCTTCCTTTTACACAAATTGCAGATAAATATCATATTACTGATAATGCAGTTAGAAAATGGTGTGATACATAGAATTTACCAAGAACAAAATCAGAAATTAAATCAATTTCTGATGAAGATTGGATAAATATTTAATTTAACATGGGTGAACAAATCTATTGATCTCAGTTCAATTCTGGGCGGGAGCTTTGCGGGTGAGTGAAACGGAATATCACCGCTGGTCTCATAAGCCAGAGATAATGGGTTCGACTCCCATACCCGCAATTATCTCATTTAAAAGGAGGAGAACATGGCAAAAGTTAATTTATCGCCGCCATGGGTGGAGTATTATAAAGAAGTTAGTGAGTTTTTTAGAGATGATTAGGAAATCGGCGTTCTTTATGACGAAAATAAGAATGAATTAAAGATTTATGTAGACAATCCTGATAGAGCGGTTGCTCTTGCAGAATTATTCCCATTAGAAAAGAATTTTGGAAATGTTAAATTATACATCTCTATAATTCCATCTAATAAAAAAGTAAATAACAATAAACTAAAAGTAGCTTATCCATCAACTGTTGCAGCTGCATTAGCTAACTGCCCCGCGGTAGATAGTATTAGAGAAGTAAAAACATTTTTTGATATAGATTTAATATATGTTTTATTTAAAAATAAAGTAGTTCAATATTTCATAGATAATATTGGTGATTATAATGGAATGAAATCTACTTTATATGAAGACATTGCTAGAAATATATTTGAAGATGTAGATGGTGTATTTTTTTGCACCGCTTTACCTGATAATTTATCTTCATATACAATAAAAATGCCAGAAAATAGCATCACTTATTGTGGTTGTCAGTAAATGAGATGTAAAATAAGTACCAGCTATGCTGGTGCTTCGGAGAGATGTCCGAGTGGCTTATGGAGCTGGTCTTGAAAATCAGAGTACTGAAAGGTACCGCAGGTTCAAATCCTGCTCTCTCCGTTTTGGGGTTGTAATGGTTTCGACGGGGATTTGAAAACCACAAACTCGTTCGAGTGATTTCGTTATCAATCAAACTTAAATATAAACGCTGATAATTATACATATCAGATGGCTGCCTGAGTTTGCAGTCACCAAAAGACTATGAGATATTGCTGGTAATAGTTGAGGTTCAAAAACAAGCATATTAAAATTTTAAAACTTAAAAATAGCACATTCTTAAACAACGTAAAGGTTTGCGGTAAGTAGGGTTTTCGGACAGCGGTTCGATTCCGCTCAGCTCCATTTAAAAATTTTTTGATTTTTTATAAAAATTATTTTATAATATATTATAAGGCAATAACAGCAATATTTATGTTATTCCTAAACTGCAAATTTGGGTTAAAAATTGCCTTGATATTATGCCCAGTCGCTAAGCGGTAAGGCACAATAATTTTTAGGGGATTATCACAACAGTAGTGAGCATGGCTTTGACCCATGATACGTAGGGGCAGCACCTACATCCCCTGTTCAGAGGAGAAAAAATGGAAACAAAAAAAATGTAGTAAATGTGGAAAAGAATTACCATTATCATCTTTTCCTTGGAGAGATAAAAATAAAGGTACTTATAGAGCTGATTGTAAAGAATGTCATTCTAATTATATGAAATAGCAATATCGGCAGAAAAGACAAAAAATTCAAAATTTAAAATCTAACTTAACTTGTGCTAAATGTGGAGATAAAAGAGGTTATGTTTTAGATTTTCATCATATAAACCCAAAAGAAAAATAGGAAACTGTATCCAGGTTGACGAGCAATACTTCAAGTTTATAGAAAATATATAATGAAATTAAAAAATGTATTGTTCTATGTGCTAATTGTCATAGAGAATTTCATTATTTATAGAAACAAAAAGAAAATTTTACTTTAAAAGATTATTTGTCTTGACTCATACATTCACTGGTTCGAACCCAGCTACCCCAGTTTTTATAAAAGATAAAATTTGAAAAATTAAAAAATTTTTATTATAATATTTATATAAAATAAGATAGACACATACAGCAATTAATAATTAGGATCAAGGTAGAAAAACAATAAATTAAGTGTCTAGTTTAAAAATTTTAAGATTAGTTTTTGGAAGTTATTAAACATTACTTCACTCCCTTTCTTTTGTTTTTAGGCTAGGTATGTATTTATACCTAGCCTATTTTTTTGGAGGAAAAATATGCTTTATGTAATTTATGCTTATGATGATAAATATGGTGGTTATCATGGAATGTCAGATTGGTCTATTTGGGATTGTAGAAATGAAGAAGAAGCAATTTCAATAGCACAAGAAAATTCCATGGATGTAATAAATTCTTTTAGTGCCATTTATGATGAGTTAGAAAATGACATAGAATATTATACAGACGAATCTATGTCTGAAAGTGATATTGAGCAACTTCGATATAATATTTATCAAGAAGATATCGCTTATGATATTTGGAAAATTGATTCAGATATAACAAAAGAATTTGATATTTGGACTCTTGAAAAAATGTTAAATGATAACCCCGAAGATTTCATTAAAAAATATTGTAATTAATAAGGAGATTTTACATATGAATACTTTTTTAAATGAAATGAAAAATAATGCAAATTTTGATTATACAGAAAATGGTGGATTAACAAGAAAAACAACTAAATCCAAAGTATTAGATATGTTTGGAATGGGCGGAGCTTATAGAGAGCGTTCAGATAGCGATGTCATTTTACTATTCAAAGAAGCATTTGAAGAAGATGCTTTATTGGCTATGAAATGTCTTTTTTATCTTCGTGACATTCGCGGAGGCCAGGGAGAAAGACGTTTCTTTAGAGTAGCTTTTAGATGGTTATGTAATATCCATCCCGAAGTTGCAAAGAAAAATCTTATCAATGTTAGTGAATATGGACGTTGGGATGATTTAATTTATACAACAGTAGGAACTAAATGTCAAATAGATGCATTTAATATTATTAAGCACCAGTTAGCTCTTGATATTAAATGCAATACTCCTTCTTTACTTGCTAAATGGATGCCTTCTCAAAATGCTTCCAATGAATATACAAAAAAATTAGGCTATATATTAGCTAATTTTCTTGGTATGACGAGTAGAGAATATCGTAAAACTTTATCTGTTTTACGAGAAAGAATTAATGTCCTTGAGCGATTAATGAGCGCGAATCGTTGGAATGAAATCAAATTTGATAAAATTCCTTCTAAGGCGGGCCTCATATATAAAAATGCTTTCGCTCGCCGCGACATTCTCGCCAAGAGATATGAAGCATTTGCCAAAAGTGATAAGACTAAAGTAAATGCAGAAGCTCTTTATCCTCACGACATTGCTCATATGGCTTTGAGAGGAGTACAGTGTAAAGACATCGAAGACCCCGAACGTCTCATGCTTCAAAAGTACTGGGATAATTTAAAAGATTTTTATAATGGAAGAGAAGAAAATGGACTTGCTATAGTTGATGTATCTGGCTCAATGTACGGAACCCCCATGGAAGCCGCAATTTCTATGGGAGCATATATTGCAGATAAAGCACATGGACCTTTTGCAAATCATTTTATTACTTTTTCCGCTCATCCTAAATTAGTAGAATTCAAAGGCATTGATATTGTTGATAAATTCAATCGTTGTATTAATGCGGACTGGGGGATGAACACTAATATTCAAGCGGTATTTGATATGTTATTAGATACTGCAAAAAAGAAAAGGGTAAGACCAGAAGATATGCCGACTCGACTTTATATTTTTTCTGATATGGAATTTGATAGGTGTGTATTTTTTGATAATAGCTCTTTTAAATCATCCCAAGATATTTGGGGAGGATGGTCAAGAAGGAATAGTGTTAGTTCTATAGAGGAAATAAATTCCAATCTTGAACGCATCAAACAGAATTGGGAAGCCGCAGGATACAAAATACCTTCAATTATCTTTTGGAATTTAGATGCTCGTCATAATCATATTCCCGCTATTGGTGAAGGATTTAGTTATGTAAGCGGATTTTCCCCCAGTATGATTGATTGTATTTTAGGAGGTAAAGATGGTTATGATTTGATGATTGCTAAACTAGTTGAGTCTGGAAGGTATGATAAAATTGTAATTTAATATAAATATTGGAAAAGGAGATGTGTAAGCGTCTCCTTTTTTATTTATATATGCAAAATTTTTATAGAACCTGATTAAAAGATTAAAAAATGGACGGCGCGCAGACACTCGCCTTTAGAAAATAAAAAGTGGTCTATGATTTTTTCTTTTTGATTTTTATAAAATAGTTTTTGGTCAAGAATAGATAAATGAACTTTTAAAATTTTAAGATAGAGTGTAGGAAAAACAAACTACAATATTTATAGAAAAGGGAGACTTATACATCATGTTAGCATTACTTCAAAACTACTCCTTATCAGATATTTTTATATTTACAATTTTTTTAGCATTAGCTATAAAAAGTTTAATTTCTTTTTTTGACTGGTTTCAGGAATATTTTAAAAGAATTTTTAACAAAGAATATAATAAAATAAATGAAAAAGAGAGCTTAGAAAAAAGATTGCGTCAAGGAGACGAAACAATGGCTATGTTAAAAGCCAATCAAAAAGCTACAGATTAGATATTAAAAGATTTATCTAAAAAAATAGATGTATTAATAGATTCAGATAAAGATCATATTAAATCTTATATAACTAAATAGCATCATTATTTTTGTTATTAGAGGGGATGGATTGATGATTTTAGTCTGGACTGTTTAGAAAAACGATATCAACATTATGCAAATGAAGGCGGCAATTCTTTTATAGAAGGATTTATGGAAGAATTAAGAGCCTTACCAAAACAACCTAAATAAATATATTAGAGATACAAGGAGATATTAAAATGCCAATTTTAAATAATTTATATCCGCCTGTAGTTCCAGATACTATGCCGGCTTTCAATAGGGAAGAACAATGTAATATTGGTTTTTCTATTCCTATTTATAATTCAAAAGAAGATATAGCGGAAAACCTTGTACAAATTTCAATAACAAATTTAAAAACAAATATTTCAGCTTTTAATAAAAAATTATATCCATCTGGAATAAAATTTGCTACAATGACTCCTGTTAATAATTTATATGGATATAATTATATAGTACCAATTAATAAAAATGATTTAATAAATGGCCGCTTTGAATTAAATACTTTTTATAAAGTTCAATTAAGATTTACTAAAAAAATTGATAAAATATCAAAACCAAAAAAAGAAAAAGAAAGCGAATGGTTTGAATCTAACTCATCAAATTTTTCAGAATGGTCTAAGGCTTGTATTATTAAGGGTATTTCTGCCCCAACTTTAACTTTAAATAATTTTTCAGAAAATAATTCAAAAACCTCAGAAGTAATATTATCTAATCCTTTAATTGATATTACTGGAAAATTAGTTTTTAGTAAAAATGAGAATGAATATTTAAAAAATTATAATATAAAAATTTTAGATGGAGAAACTAAAAAAATCCTTTTTAGAAGTGAAGATATTTATCCAACTGCAAAAAATGAATTTAACTATGTATTACCTTATGCTTTAAAAGATGGTGATACATATTTTTTATAGATTTCTTATATAACAAATAATTCTTTTCAACAAACTAAACAATTTAAGTTTATTGTAATAGAATATTATGGAGTAGATAATTTAAATGCAGCTATTTCAACTTAGCCAAACTCCGATAATGGAACCATAAAAGTAACAATTACCTCTATTTTAGGAGAATCTTTTTTAGGAAGTTTTACAATTAGAAGAACTTCTTCTGAAAGTAATTTTTCTCTTTGGGAAGATGTAAAAACGGTTTCTTATGAAAAAAGTTAGCCATTAAATTATGTATGGTATGATAAAACTATTTAGAGCGGAGTTTTTTATAAATATTGCGTCCAAAAGCGCAATTCAAATGGAATACGAGGTCCTATTGTAAAACCTTAGGATAGCGGCAATAAATCATATGTAATGTGCGAATTTGAAGATATGTTTTTAACAACTGCTAATCAACAATTAAATATTAAATTTAATCCTGTTCTAAATGATTTTAAATATAATGTTACAGAATCTCAACAGGTTACAATAGGCGGAAAATATCCATATGTAAAAAGAAATGCAGATAATTATTTTAGAACCTTTTCTATTGGTGGTTTAATTAGTTCTTTTGTAGATACCTCTGATTGGTATATCCCTAGCGCGGAGTAGTCTTCAAATGGTTATGAATTTGATGAAAAAGGTGGAGAATTAAAAAATTTTACTTCTAAAAAAGAAATTTATAAAGAAAATCTTTCATTATATTAGTAGTATAATGAAAAAAATCATATTTCTGAATATGAAGATTATATTTATGAAAAAAGATTTAGAGAAAAAGTTTATGATTTTTTATATAAAAATGATGTTAAACTTTTTCGGTCTAGTACTTAGGGGAATATTTTAATAAAATTAATGAATATATCTTTTCAACCAATGGAAAGTTTAAATAGAAGATTGTATTCCTTTACTGCAACTGCTGTTGAAATTGATGAAGCTAATTTATTTAATTATAATAAATATAATATAAGTGTTATTGGTGATTATCTTACTCAAGTTGAAATTGTTAAAGATGTTTTTGGTGTTATTCAAGGTACTTATGCAAATAATACTAATATATTTGATTTAATAAAAAATAAATATAATAATAATATTGATTAGGATCGTCTTATTGAAATAAATTTTCTTAAATATTTAAAAATAGAAATTGATTCTTAGCCATATCCAGTTTATTATAATAAACAAACTAAACAAGTATAGCCATTAAATGATAATGCAATTTTTTCTGAATAGAATTTAAATTCAACTGCATTAGGTTATATAGTTACCATTAATGATAAAAATTATTTTATTCCTTCTCAAATAGAAAGAAAATCTATTTCAGACTAGAATATTCATAATGGATTTTTTGAATTAGATAATATTAAAATTACAAGTTTAAGTTTTCCGCAAGAAACAACCGTTCTTTTAACTTATACTGTATAGATTAAAGAAACAGAAAATCCTAATTATTTAATTAAAAGATTTAGTTATGAAGACGTTGTAGGTCAATTATATGGTACTTTTAATCCTCAAGAATCTTTATTTAATTTAATTTATGTAAAATATTTTGAAAATGACAGTACATACTATAAAAGACTTGTAGATTTAATGGGCATTCGCGCAGAAGGGCCTCCTGGAGCAGTATTATATGTACAAGACTCAAATGATCAAGGATATTATAATAGGCACGTTTTAGAAAATGGATATTTGAAATTAAGAGATGATAATGCAACTATTTTTGGATTATATTTTAAAGGAATACATCTTATAAAAAGTAAAAATTCTATTAATTTTTTAAAATCAAATCGTTTAAAAATTAATAAAAACAACATTGATTGGGATAATGTAAAAACCTATGAAAGTATTCAAGAAATTATAGAAAAGGAATCTAATCTTCAAAATGGAGATGTTTTTAGAATATTAAAATATGGAATTGAAGTAGATTCTTTTGATTCGGATGGTCATCCAAAAATTGATTTTTATAATGAGGGAACAACTGAAAACTCAGATAAAATAGTAAAAAGTTTTAAAGCATTATTTATTGCTTCTGAAAACTTAGATGATAATTAGGGCTGGATTGTTTCTATTGAAAATGAAGATAATTGGGGACAAGAAGTACTTAATTAGATTCATGATCTTATGCTTAAAGAAATAAAAAATGATGATTCTTTAAAATATGTATATTATTATGGAGAATGGTATCCTATTTTAAAAGCGGAAGAATTAAGTAAAAATCTTTTAAAAACAGATATAAGACATATTAGAGATAATGAATATATTTTAACAAATGAAATATATAATAATTTTTAGGAAATAGAAAATATTATTCCTAATGGCGTTTATTATATTAATAATCAATATTATATTTATTATCATCAAAAATGGTATCCTTTTGATATGGATAATCATGATGTTTTATGTCCAATAGATGGATTAATAGATTATTATTGTTAGATAGTGAGAGGAGCGTATTGATAAAATGAGTGAATTATCAAATAATTATAAAAATGTATATATAGCTGATTAGGCTCCTTATTTAAAAGATTCTTCTTTTTTAAAAGATTTTGATAAAGTCAAATTAAAAGAACAGTTTGTCAGAATTTTAGTTTTAACTTTTGATGAAATTCCTATGCAATAGATTCATGGAAAGGTTATAAGTGGAAATATTTCATTAGACGGGACTTCCGCAATGAGAAGAACGTGCAATATTAATTTAATTTTGGATAATTCATAGATAACTTTAAACAATCTTAAAAATTTATTAAGTATTAATAAAAAAATTAAAATTTCAATAGGATTTACTAATGTTACAAATAAATATACTAATTATCCTATTCTTTGGTTTCCGCAAGGTACTTATCTTATCATATCTCCTAATATTACTCATAATACAAATGGAATTAATATTTCTTTAACACTCCATGATAAAATGGCTTTATTGAATGGAGAATGCGGAGGCGTTTTACCTGCTTCTGTTATTTTTCATGAAATAGAAGATGTTGATAGTGAAGGTAACACTTATATAACAAAGCCTACAATATATCAAATAATTCAAGAATTAGTTAATCATTTTGGAGGAGAGCAATTAGGGAAAATTATTATTAGTGATATAGACAATCAAGCTAGACAGGTTATGAGATGGACAGGTTCAACTCCATTATATTATTATGAAGAACAAGGAGGTACAAAACTTTTTACAACTTCTATTTCAAATTTACCTCAAAAGACTTCTTATACACAATATAACTATGGAGAAAATATTGGATATACTTTAACAGATTTTACTTATCCTGGTTAGTTAATTGGAAATGCGGGAGATACTGTTGTAACTATTTTAGATAAAATTAAAGATACTTTAGGTAATTATTAGTATTTTTATGATATTAATGGTAATTTTAGATTTCAAGAAATAAAAAATTATTTAAATACCTCAAAAGCTACTGAAATTATAAAAAATATTTCTTCTTAGCATTATTTAGTAGATTTTTATAATGAAAAATCTGTCTACACATTTGAAGATGGAGAAATTATTCAATCTTATTCAAATTCTCCTCAATTTCAACAAATAAAAAATGACTTTATAATTTGGGGAAAAAGAAAAGGATTGTAGGGGCAAGAAATCCCAATTAGATATCATTTAGCTATTGATAATCAACCATTTTTTGGAAATACTAGATATAAGGTTTTTTTCTATACAGATCCTGAAGATAATATTAAAAAAGCTAAAATTCCTGAAGAGGGGAACCAACTACCTGAAAAAGGTGGTTTTAATAAATATTTCTTTTTAACTACAAATAATAAAATCTATAAATGGAATATGGAAAAGAATCATTGGGATGAAACTACATATCAACTTTATAAAGAAAAAAATGCTACTTAGGCAGGTATTATTGCAAAAGATTTTAGAACAGAATTATATTTATCTGGTTTATATCATGAAAATAAAGGAACTGAAAGCAATTATTATTTTGCAGAATTAAAAAATTAGTGGCCCAAAATCTATGATATTGAAAATGGAAAATTTTTTAATGAAATAGTTAAACATCCTAGTGATGTTGATTATTTTTTAGATTTTGTTAGTTATCCTGCCGCAGCTTCTGAGTTTAGTGTTTAGAATATTGGACGTAGAACTATAACTATTGTAGATGATAAAATTAATTGTATTTTCTCTCCATAGTTTCCTAATGTAGTTTTAATAAATAATTCAATGGACGCCGCGGAAATAAAAGCATTAAGATAGGAATGTATAAATAGAGGACAATAGTGGTGTCAAGTAGATGATAATGTTTATTCTATGTTAGATGTTGGAGAAGGTTTCAGATCTGCTTTTGACTAGATAAAAAGATAGTTATTTCAATATACTGATTATAATGAACAAGTTTCTTTAACTACATTACCTATTTATTATTTAGAACCTAATACTAGAATTTCAATAGAAGATTCTGAAAGTGGAATATATGGAGATTATATTGTAAAAAATATTTCTTTTTCTTTAGATATTAATGGAACTATGAACCTATCTTGTTCAAAAGCACTAGAAAGGAGTTAAAAGGAGGTAAAGTATGTATTAGTTTGGACAATTTTTAAGTACATAGAAAAGTTGGACAAGTTATAAAGAAGATGTTAATTTATCTGATTTAACATTTGATTATATTGTTACACAACTGTCTAATGATATTTATGGCGGCAACCAGATTAAATTTGCAAATTATTCAATGAAATATATGGAAGAAGGTACTATTCTTCAAAATGCACATTATTATTATTTAAATTTTAAAATAAAAAGAAGAAATGATCAAAGCAACAATCATGAACAGGTTTTTTATTTAAGATTACAAAGAGTTGAAAATGATATCGTTGTAAAATAGCAATACATAAAAACTTTTAGAGTTCCAAATTCTCTTCTTTAGGATGACTATATTTCATTTGAAGTAATTATTGCTCCTAATTCTAATTATAATCGGATAATTTGGTAGATGCAAAGAGAAATTATAGATTATACTATTTCAGAAAAAGTAAATGGAGTTTCTTATAATGGAAGAGTTGCTATTATTCAAGTTAATACTTTTAGTGAAATAATAAATACAATTGATAGTTTTCAACTTAATTCTCAAGAAGCATCATTATCTAAAATTGGAATCCAAGGTCCTCCTTCTTTATTAATATGTCTAAATGGGGAATAGATTAGAATTGGTAAAAATGGAATTTATGAATTAAGTAATAGTGTATAGATAGTTTTTTTAGGTTTTATTCCTAAAAAAGAAACAGACTATTTTATAATTGATTATGTATATGAAGGAGAGGATTAAAAATGTATTCTTTTTATGGTGGACGACCTGGTAATTCTTTTATTATCATTACAACTTTTGGAAGTATTGCAGATATGGTCGCTGAATTTTCAAAAGGGCCAGCTTATACAGATGTTCATTATGATGAACATATTTTAATTAATACTACAAATAAAAATGATCCAGATAATGGAAAAATTTTTAGAAGAGGCTATAATTATACAGATGAACTTGGAGGAGCTGAATATATTGGTCAAATTGTTGGACCGTCGGGACCAGCACCAAATTTATCTTTAACTGAATATGACACAATAGAAGAGTAGAAGGCAAAACATGATCCTAAAACCGTTGCTGAAAGAATAAAATATTCAAAGGGGAGCCTTTCTTTAATAGATAATGATTTAATTCCTGGATATGATAAAGATAAAAATGAATATAATGATAAAATTTAGTGGAATTCATACTCTATTAGAACTGAAGGAAGTGAAATCTGTAATGCATATATAGGTTTTAAAATTCCATATTTAGTTATAGATTTATTAAGTGAAAAAGTAGATGCTCATAGCGATCCTGATGTTGTTGAGCATACAGATTCTCAAGGACATCCTTTTTATAAAAAATGGATTTTAAAAATACCAGAAGGAATTAAAGGAACTTCTTTATCTAATTTAAAAATAAAAAAATATGATGAAAATGAAGATAGAGATTTAATAACTACGGATGGACAGGCATATGTTGGAACAGAAGGAAAACATATTATGATTTATGATTAGACTTCTTACGATAATCCAGTTCCTACCGTTATTCAAAAATATCTTGGAGATTATAATATTATATAGGATATTTCCCATGAAAATGGAAAATTATTAATAAAATGTACTAATGACGATATTCCACAAGAATTTCCAATTAATGAAATTGAATCTATAAATTTAAATAGTAAAACAGGGCAGTTTTCTATTAAATATTATAATAAAGAGACTCCAATAACATTTTCATTAAAATGGGTAAAAGATGTTGATTTTGATGAAACAAAAGGAACTTTAACTTTTAAATACGCAAATTCTGAAACATAGGAAAAAGTTTGTCCAATAAATTGGATTAAAGGAGCTGAAACTAAAAAAGTTAGTCCAAATGATGATAGAGAATTTTTATATTTAAACTGGGTAAATCCAATAGATGGAGATTCTAAAGAAACACCTCTTTCTGATTTTAGATGGATTAAAAATTTAATTTTAACAAAAAAAGGTTAGTTACAAGTAACCTACAATGATAATACTTCTAAAATATTAAATCCAAATAATCATATAAATTGGGTAGAATCTATTGGAGTTAATAAGAATGGCGGTTTACATTGTATTTTAAATGATGGAAACACTTATAATATTACAATGGAAAATTCATTAAAATGGATAACTTCAACTTAGATTAGTGATACAGGAGTTCTTACTATTAATTATAATGCGGGAAGCCCTCAAACTTTAGAAGAACACCCAATTAGATGGATAAAATCAATAGATTTATCAGCAGATGGAACTTTAACCATTGTTTATAATACTGGTGAAACATAGGAAATGGTTAATAAAATTCGTTGGGTTCAAGATATGACAATGAATGATGATACTGGAGATGTTACGGTAGAATATAATGATAATACTACTAGTGTTTTAGGAACTCTTAGATCCATAGATTCTGTAAGTATTAATGAAGATAATCATTTAATGATTTTGTATTCTGATTCTGAAGAAGCTGTTGATGCGGGAAGCGTTGCGGCAAATCTTATTTTTGATTAGCCTGTTTATGGATTAAATTGGAGCGGAATTGGTCAAATCGTTGTTTCAATAGAAGAAGAAGAGGGAATAGGTACTCAAACTGTAAAATATTTAAATTTTACCACATCCGCGACTTCTTTAATAGCAGATAAAACAATTAATCTTTTAGGATGTGATAATTTAATTACAACATTAAGAACAAATCAAGCTCAAATCTCTTTTGGTGAAAATTATTTGTCATTAATATCAGTTGAAAAAAATTTGATTGGTTTGAATTTTATGATAAGAATTCCTGAGACAGAAAATTCAGCTATTTATGAAGATTTGACAGAAGGGGCTCTTGTGGATGTATTTATTTCAGGAGTAGATCTTTAGTTTATTGGATAGTAATAAGAGGTGATAATAAATGGCTTTTAATGGATTTTTTGGTCAAATATCAGGTCCTTTTCAAGCAAATTAGAATATTTTTGAAAAAATAAAAACAGAACAAACTAATAATAAAATGAATTATATTTCTAAAATAGGAATTCATTATCCAGTAAATTTTGATTATCCATTAAATTTTAGTTAGAATTTTCAAGCAGCAGATTCTTTTTGTTTTCCAATTAAAGTTTCTTTATATGATGGAAAGCAAAAAAAAAGCAGGATTTTTCAAATAGGTAAAACAGGAATATTGGAATTATAGGATGTAAAAATTACATCTATTTATTTTTTAAATAATATAGATGATAATATTTATATTGATTATCAATATTAGTTATAAAATAAAAAAATAAAGGCATATTATATATAATTAGTTATATATAATATGCCTTTTTATTTTTTTAATTGATTTATTTTAATTGTAAAATATTGATAAATGAATTATGACAGATAAAGATAAACTGCTTATCTACCTACCAATAATTCACAATATTACTGGTCACCGGTCAGGTCTTCTGACATAGCTATCACGATGCTGTTGATGAGCTCTTCCTGCATAAAAATCACCTCCGGGATAACTATACCCCAGAAGTGGCTGATACATTAAATATGGATATTACTTTAATCTTAACGCGTTAAGGATTCCATGGCTGACTGTCGCATTACTGTCTGAATAAACAGACAGATACACATTTGAAGTGGCGGATAGAGTCACAACCGCTGACGTCTGCATACCAAGATTACGGCTTGCGGCGGTGTCAGAATAGTGTGCTTGAACACCATCTTTTTCTGAGCCTGGCTGTGCACCAGTTCCGACACTCATACTGAGTCTGCCTGCAGGAATTGATGCCCATCGCACATGACCTGTCAGAAGGTAAACTCCCGCAGGCAAACTTAATGTACAGACAGTAGCGTAGCTGGTTGACGACACAGATGTATTAGTACTTTTACTTGTAGTACTGATAGCACCAATCTTGCTATTTAATAATAGATTCTCACCCAATTGAGAGTGCATCGAGTGCAGACAATTTTGTATTCTTGGCCAGACTTAACAGGTACTGCAACTGCAAAAGTTGAATTTGCGTTTATAGCACCGTACCTTTTTTCAATAAGTATATCGCCAGACACGTCGACTTCAAGTGATGGCACGATGCTCTGATCGCTATCTGTTGCCGCAAAAGCGACCATCCAACCTGATCTTGGTGCGGTGAAGTAGACCCCACTAGTCACAGCTACAGTTGTAGAGTATCCTTGACTGGGACCGACTATCGCATTGCTATTTAACTCCTCAATGCCATCCTCGATATTATTCATATTATCCGCAGATAATGGTGTTTCACCAGTTACCCAAGTTGTTTTTGTATATGCCATAATTTTTCTCCTTTTTTCCAAAAAGAGACTACCACAATTAAATGATAGCTCTTGTGTATTTTACTATATATTTTATATTTGATTGATAAACTGTTAAAAAGCCTGTTTTTCTTGTTTAGACTTAGCCTCATTCATCATCTCATGCAACTCATTCATCATTTCTTCTTTACCGTTGCCGTAGCTTCTACTCATGTGATAATTATTGTATCGGTTGTTATAGTTTCTTCCTGCGTTAGCATAAGAAGCTGGCATATAGCCACCATAACTGCGGCTTGGTCAAATCCTTGCTGAACACCATATCCGTAACCGCCTGTGCCATTACCGTTTTCCCAATTATTACCCATAAGAGCAAACAGGAAGAGAATGATAATCCACCAAGCGCCGTCATCATTGCCAAAGCCACCATTATTACCTGTTACAGCAGCAGACATATCAGAAGTAGAAATTCCCATAGAAAAAAGTCTCCTTTCGTAAGTAAAAGATTAAATGTTAAAAACTAGCTACTCATGCATGAGTTCCTTTTAATCCTTTTCCTTTGAATCCTTTTTCCTTTTACTCCGATTTATATAAAATTATCCACAGAAAATCTGGGGATAAATTTTATCAAAAACATTGATTATAATGTTGTTCTTTTATACAACACTCTAAGGTTGACAGTTATTTTGGCTTGTGAAGATGCAAAATTTCTTACGGTAGCATTTAGTGTAGTTGAACCCCAATAATTTGTCACAACACAAGAAGATGAATTCGCACCAGAAGTTGTGCCTTCGGTATCTATTTTCCATCCAACTATTGCAACAAAAGAGAATCCTGTCGGTGCTGTAGCAGTTATTGTAACAGGAGATAAACTGGTGTTAGCACCAATAGAAACATTGGTTTTTTTAAACTCTACAACTCTTACCATGTCTAGAATATTGCTAAGACCTAATGCCTATCGCCAAGCTGGTTTGGATGAAACTCTAACAATATTATTTCCATCCTAATCAATTAATAAACGAAGATCGTTATAATAATTACTATTATTTACATTTCTATAACCTTGTAGTGTAATTCCTTGTTCACTAGTTTCAGAACCGCCTTCTCCTACTGGTCTAACATGATAAGCAATTCCACCCATCCTATTACCGTCCTTATCTCCTAAAAACAGCGCAAAAGGATTTCTAGAATTAGTGTATGCAAAATCATTTATTGATAATTGAGGGCAACTAATATAAATACCTCCTGTGGAATTGGGAATTCTAATTAAACTAGACCTGTGCTAGTTATCTGTTCCATTTCCAATTACAAAGGCATAGTCACCTGAATCAAAATAAACGTCAGGGCCGCCAACTGCTAAATCATCTGCACAATATACCTAATCTCCGCAGAATAATCCAGTTGCATTTAATGACACTCCATTATAACTGCCTATAATCGTAGTCTCTGGTCTTGATTTTAATATACCATTAGTAGTAATACAATTTAAATCTACTCCATTTGCATTGCCTTCCCAATCTACTGCAAAAATATTATTATCACTATTTCTTTCTTTTAATTGAAAAGCATAATTTTCATCTGCTTTTAATACTTGTGCGCATTCAGATTTTACATATCCCGCAGTTGCAATTTGGTTAGAAACTGTACCATTTGGGGTTGTAGAAGTAGGAATTCCAGTTAGAGATGGAGAATTTATATTGGCTTTTGTATTTATATTTGTTTCAACAGTTAAAAGCCGTTCATTTAAATTTTTAATAACTAATCCATCAAAAGAATTAATTACCCAACCATCTTTAGTATTATTATCATATTTTATATATGTAAAAATCTTTAGTCCTGGTCCCCATTGATAATATGGAGTAGTATCTGTTATTACTGAAAAACTATTTGGTCCATTTTGATACAAAATATCTTTTTCTAAAGAAGTCCCATTAATAGTTAAAGTGGGTGAAACTACATTATTTCCCTATGTAAAATAAATTAATATAGTGGCTTTTTCCGCAATATGATTTCCTAATTCTGTTCTTTCAATTAAACCACCATAATTATTTTCTGTATTATTTAAATTAATAATTTTTTCACTTGTTGTATTTAAAGTTTCACAAGTTCCTGTCCAAAGTTTTTGAATATTATTAATTGTATCTGTTGGAGCTATCCAAGGTACATTAACACTTAATTGATTTGCAGAATCAAAAACTACAGGATATTGTCTATTAAGCATAGTAGAAGGTGGGTCAATGGAACTTAAATTAGTTTTAGTTGTAGTTTGTAAATTACTTTTAGTTAATTGATTTTCAACTTGTCCCTTTACAAAAGCGGTTGTTGCAATTCTTGTAGAATTATCTGTGGCTGCTGGGGTTGTTGAAAGAGGAGTTCCTGAAAAAGCTGGTGAAGCAAGATTCGCTTTTTTATTATTTAAATATGAGATTATTGAATAATCTATATTTGATAATAACCAACAGTTATTATTAGCTTTATAAACAAAAAATTTTAATCCAGACCCAAATTTATAAAAAGGCTCTGTAGTAGTAATAAGTTGTATGTCCCCGCTCTAATTTAAAAATCCAATAGAATATTCTATATTATTAATTTTTATCTTGGGAGCTTGTGCAGTATTTTTTTCTTTAAAATAAATTGCAAGAATTTCATTACCAGTTAAAGAACTTGGAAAATTTTCATTATTATCTAAAATAATTGTTTTAATCTGGGTGGCGGCGGTATCTTCACAGGTACCAGTCCAAATGTTTTCAATTGATGATGAAAAAATAGTGTCTGTATCTGTCCAAGGAACATTAACACTTAAATTCCCTGCCGCATCAAAAGTTACAGGATATTGTCTGCCATTTACACTTGTTGAAGCACTTGAAGTAAGGCTTGATAGCGCATCTGTTTTTAAATTATCTTTTGTTAATTGATTTGCAATCTGATTTTTTACAAAAGCAGTCGTTGCAATATTGGTAGAATTATCCGTTGCCGCAGGAGTAACAGATTTAGGAGTTCCTGTAAAAGTTGGTGAATTAATATTTGCCTTATTCTTAATTTGAGTCTGAAGAGGAATAATATTTTGGTTACTATCTTTTACAGAATCAATATCACCAATAATATGCTGTTTTAAATTTAAGTCTAAATTACTGTTCCAGTAGACATTTTGAGCTAATGCGGTAATTGGTATTTCATCATAACCACCGCTTGCATTTTTTACCTTTATGGCAACAATTTTATCCATAAATATCTACCTTTCTTTTAAAAATATTTATGTAAACTAAAATTTTAATAATTTTAGTAATTTTCTTCTTTATTATAAATTTTCTAATTTTGTAAAAATTTTATTTGTAATATAAATAATTTCATCTCCATAGGTAGAAATCAAATCAGCTACTAACTACTATTGCTAGATACTGAGATTTACATTATACGAAAACATTGCGGCGTGTGTAATTTCATGACAAAGAACTTTTTTTAATAAGTCTCCCTTTAAATTTTCGTTTATATAAATAGTTCTTGTCAAATTATCACACGCTCCTATGGAAAATTCCCCAGATATCCTCTGTAAAAGAGGGAAATCTGGGGAGACAAAAGCAAGTTTCCAATAAACTTTATTTATTAAAAACATTAAGCAATTTTATTTGCCAACATTGTCATCTTTTGATGTAATGTGGCTCTTTCTTCGGGAGACGCATCTTTTATCATTTCGGTAATATCAGAAGAAAGCTCTTGAAGATATGCTTCTAATTCTTTTAACTGAGTATTAGAATCATAATTCATTTCTTTTCCTTCCATGTACATGCGGCGGCGCATAGGTGATCTACCCTAACGCGGGTCTCTCATAATATTTCCCATGTCAGAATACATCATTGTACTAGTTCTTCCCATTGTCATAGGCTCTTCATAGCCGCGAGTTCCATTCCCGCTAGATCCTGAACTTGAACCAGAAGAAGAACTACCGCCAGGATAATACATATACCCATTAGAACGTTCCATCTCTCTATAATCTGGATAATACATTCTAGGAGTGTAGTAAGATGGAGATCCACCGCCATAGTAATTTATGTTAGTTTCTCCGCCCTTATTGCTTTCTTCACTTTTTTCCATCGACTAAGTAATTGTACAATAATAAATTGCTTCTGCAAGATCCTTTATCATATCAATTGCTTCGCCCAACTAATGAGCATCAACTTTTGAAATATCACCAAGTTGACCTTGAACACAACTCATTAATTGTTCTTTCATCATTTTTAAAGATTCTGTTGCCATATCCTTTTCCTCCTTATGCTATTCTCTTGACATTTAATAAAGCCTCACGTCTTATTTGAATAGACGGAGTAGGTGTTGTAGTAGGATCATCTTCTGTTCCATCTACATACGCACCAGATACGGTTACACAACATCCACACGGCACTGTAATAAAAGCTGTAGTGTTTACATGCCAATATTCTTCAGCGGCCGCAGGCGTAACAATAGCAACGCTCTCTGGAATAACTGTTCCATTAAGGGTTATTCCTAAAGCAATTGGAGTTACCGCCCCTCCTTCGGGAATTTGAATATTACCTTGAAGAGTAACTTCATATCTTGAAAAACGATTGGAAGTATTGCCATTTAAGTTAAGAACTCCAGGAACAAGAGGAACAACATTTCCCTTGTTGCACGGAATAGAAACACTATTAAAAGGAATTGTTCCATTTAATGCCACTAATGCATCAGTGGTTGTTACATAACTTGCCATAACAATCCTCCTTATTAATTATAAAATCCGTTACCATTGCATCCACAGCCGCCATTTTGTCCACAGGTAAAGATAGGCTGTCTTCCATAAACTGGAATAGAAGGAACCGGACAATTACTTAATCTATTGTAAAGAGCATCAACTTCATTAGTAAGTCCTGCTTGAATAAAAGCGTTCTGAGCACTCTGACTTTCACGAAGAGTAGCCATATTAAGTTGTGTTTGCAAATTAGCATTTTCAGTTTTAAGAGCATCAATTTCTTGTTGACAAAGTTTGTCAAGAATAGCTTGAGTATTTGCGGTGTTAGAGGCGATTACATCTCTTAACGCATCAGAAACTGCATTTCTATCAGCGCAAGCCTCAGTTGCTACAGTGTATTTTAAATCAGCAACTGCCGCCCTATTGTCACAACAGCACTGTTGAAGTGCAGATTGGATACTAAAGTTCTGTTGCATATCAGCCATTTGTCTTGCATTATTAGCAATTTCAGCCTGTGCAAAACCATTAGCTACAGCACCATTTACATCTGCAAATCCATTACAAAGAGATTGTTGAACCCCAGCAAAACCATTGCAAAGATTAGTAGAAATATTAGTAATACCGCTTGTGAGTGCGGCCTGGTCAAAACCTCTTTGAACATCAGAAGTAATGTAAGTTGCGCCATTGCCTCCTCCACCATTTCCATTACCGTTCCAGCCGTTGTTTCCCCAACCGCCCATTAAAACAATAATGAATAATAGAATAATCCAAGCACCATCGCCATTAAATCCACCAAAACCGCCGCCATTACCATTCCCTGTTGCGGCTGCTATATCTGCTAAAGAATAACCATTATTATTATTAAACATTTATTTTCCTCTCTCTTTCTCAAAAAATAAAAATAATAATTATTTTAAAAACAAACAACTTAATTAATAAAGTTGATTTTTAAAATTTGCAAACTACTTATCAAAATCTAATCCTCTTTGTTCAGCTAAATTCCGTGCCAAATTTTCTAAAGCTGAGTTATTTCCATTTTTTGCTAAATTTACCGCATTATTTAGAATAGGATTATTTAATTGATTTTTTTGTAGGATACTCATAACAAGTTGTTGAGGGTTAAAACCTCCTTTTATCAACTGAATTAATTGCATTGGATTTACGTTCATAATTTTTCACCCCTTAAAGACCAATTATAGTTTTTTCTTGCTGACCCTTCACAATATTTTGCTATTGTGACAGTGGTCCATTTGTATTAATATTTGTTGTCTTATTGGGCTGTTGTTGAATAGATAACATCAATGCCTAAATTACTTTATTAAATTCTTCTTTTGTGACATATTCAGCCGATTCATATGGACTCTCATCTTTTGTTAAAACATAAGTTTTAAAAGCTGCTGTCCCATCGTTATTAACTTGTTTTGTGTAAATTCTTCCATTGCCAACATCGGTAAATACCCAAAGAGAACCATCTAAATCAATTTGAAATGCTCTAGCTTCTTCTCTTGAAGAAACTGGTCTACATTTTAAAAATTGATTATTCATAAGATTTTGAGAATTATTCATTCTATTCATATAATTATCATATGAATTATTATTCAATAACATGCTATTGTTCCCATATGGGAATTGCGCTTGCGGCTGCCCCATTAAATTAGGCGACTGCTGCATACCAATGTTAGGATTATTGTAATTTGCCATTACTCTTCTCCTTTACATACCTTAAATAAGGACTTTTTATTACTTTACATTTTTCGCGAAAATGAAGAAATAAAATTATATTTTTTATCTCTCACATATATATTAAAAATTCTTTAAATAAAATAATCGTTTTTGACCAAACTTTCTAAAATAAAAAATAAGGTTTAGAAAACCAATATCTTCTAAACCTTATTATTCCCAATTTATTTCATTATCAAATTTTTCAATATATGCATCAAAAATGCATATTGCATCAGCTTCATCATCATTGACAATTAAATTATATTTATCTTTAACATATTTTTTATCTTGCGGTTTTAGCTACTGGCGCTTTATACCGCGTCCTTGTTTTATTTTAAGGGCTGCCCGCCACTCACTTGCACTAATAAAATCATACTATATTTTAGGATTAATTTCATAAATAGCTACTACAATAACTGCTTGTAACCACATTAAGACTTTATTAGTATGAGAGTTATACTATGGTCGGACTTCTTCCATAACAACTTTATTAATCTAGTTCTAACGAATAATCTTACCTAGCTAATCCCGCATTTTTATAATACGTTTAACTACATCTTTTGAACTAGCTGTTATGCATCCATGTTTTTTAAGCTATCCATCCTAACCAATAGCATAACCAGAGGAGCGGGTAGATAAATCTAATGTTAAAATTCTCATATACTCATCACCTCTTTATGAGCATATTATAATAAAAATTTTTCATATTGTCAAATTAATCATTGCTCTTCTTCTACTATTCCTTCAACTTGTTCTGGTTGAGATTGTTGAATTTGCTGTTGCATTTCTTGTTCTCTTTGTCTTTTTTTATTATATATATCATCATCAATTTTTCTTTTTTGATTTTTTACATCTTCCCAAATTTCTTTTATAATAAAATATTTTACTAAAAAAGGAAGATTTCTTTCATTATTTACTGTATTTATAATTTCTTGTTGAAAATCAAAACAACTTTCTTCAAATGTTTTCTCTGTATTCATATCATTTTATCTCCTTTTATTTTTTATTTCCATTTTAAACCTGTTACAGTACTATTATGAGAATAGCCATTAATATCTACGCTTGTTCCTTTTATACTTCCAGAAAGTCCATTTTCTGATATAACAACATTTGATAATAATGAAGCAGATTGTAAATAATTTTGTAAGTATGCTTTATTAACTATCTTTTTTAAAAAGCTCTCATTAACATAATTATCAATAATTGTTTTAATATAATCAACTAAAGGATAGTAATCTGTTTTTTTACCTTTCTTAAATTGTATTTGTGGTTTTTCTTTAAATTTAACTTCATTAATAAAAGTTCCTATATTTGCATTTTTTGCTATTATTTTAGGGGTCTAAAAAGTCCCATTAATAACAGCCAATATATCTGGACTTCCTAAATAAACTGCACCAATTTTATCTTTTGTTTTATAACCAATTGAAGCTGTTTGATTCCCATTTGGTCCAAATTGAATTCTCGCTTTATCATTAAAAGAATATATTACTGGTTGTTTCTATGTTTTACCTTCTGTGCGCCAAGGAAGAATTTGCCATCCATTTGAATTTTTTCTTCCTACATATATCCCATGTCCAAAAGATGCTTTTCCATTGACTATTTCCCAATAATCTGAAGAATTTGTTTTTGATGAGTCTATTACAGAAAGGTCCATTCCATAAACATTTCCATTAGCATAAAGACGAATACTATTTCCTTCTGTATTTCCTTCAAAAACCTTCGTTTTATTTTTATCTTTTCCTATTTTCCAAGGACCAAATATACCTTGATTAAAGGTAGCATTTCCTTTTCCATCAACTCTCCATCCAGAACCTGGTTCATACCCTTTTGATTGAATTGAGCCATCTGAATTAATTTTAATATAACTAATAATAGTAGAACCTACTTGAATATAAGGAATTGTTTTGGAATCTGTTGATCCTGCATAAAGAGTAATCATATCATTCTGTGATTTTAAAGAACTACCTCTAATTTTCCAACCACCAATACTTCCACTGTCAGCAGTAACTGTTCCTCTTATCGTAGCATTATTAAACTCTGCCTCTCCTTTTCCAGTAATTTGCCATCCTCGTGTATCTGCTTTATAATTGCCACCACTTATAGTCCCTGTACTATTTATGATAATGTTATTTGCAGATAATGTTGTAGAACCAATTGTCCATCCACCAATTTCACCACTATAAGCTCTTAAAGATCCTTGAGCAGTAACAGAAAAACGTTCTCCTAATGAAATACCATCTGTTCCTAAATAAACTTTTGCTGAATTTTTTGTTGTACTATCTGCTGTATTAACCTTAGTTTCTCCACCATATGCTATATATGCTCTACTGGTGTCTCCATCTATAGTCCAATGGTACTTATTTTTATTATTAACAGCACCAGGCCCTACTGTTACAACACCAGTATTAGAAATTTTTATTTTACTACCAATAGATAATCCTTGTTCAGAAAGGAAAAAACCATTATTTGAATTATCTATTGAACTATGACTATTAGAATAAATAGAACCGTTATTTCTTAAAGTAATATTTCCTATTTTACTTGTTAAAGAATTATCTCCAATATTCCAACCAGCAATAGAGCCTCCACCTTTTGCGGTTAAATGCCCTTTATCATCAACATTAAATTTTCCACTACCAAAATTAATAGATGGATCAGATAAATTAATTAACATACCTGTTCCATTTTTTGTGCTATAATTTCCACCATAAATTAACGCTTCTTGATCCTTAGTTGGATCTATTACAATTTGTCCAGCTCCACTTTTTCCAAATCTTGCGGAACCATTGTCACTATTTAAAAATATAGTTCTTTCTCCGTGATAATAACCAAAAAGCCCCATCTAAGTAGTATTTGAAGCGGGGTTTTTAACTCCACCCATTAAAACACCAGAAAAACCATTATCACTCTATTTTTTTCCTGCTCCAACTTGCGGTGATAAAATAAAACCTTTATCCTTATCTATTTGAATATTATTTCCATCCCACTAATTAATATTTGCTAAACCATATTTATTTAATAAAAAATGAACAGGAATATTAATTTTTCCTATTATAATATCTTTTTGTGTTAAAATATCTTTTTGTGTTAAAACACAAACTATAGCATTATTAACAGACAATCCATCATAAATAGATTTAGGTTTAAAACTTTTTTGATTAGGTTTTAAATTATTTTTTTTCTCAATCTAAAACATATTAGAGGGAACTATTATTTCATATTTATTTTGTGAATTTTTATTTCTATAAGAACCAACAAAAGAAAAACTATAATCAATTTTATATTCTTTTGTAAACTAAGAAATATTAATTCTTTTATCACTTTTATTGTCAATTAATTGTGTGCAAATAATTTCAAAAGGATTGGTTGAATCATATTTTGGAAATTTTCCACCACTATCATATAACACATATCTAAAACCAGTGTAATCTTTTAATTTTACTCTATAATCATCATTCCTTACCCATGCAGTAATTATAGGGATTGTTCCATAATAAATTTTATTCTATAATTTTAAACTGCATTTTATAATATTAGCAAAAGATTGCGATTCATTAAAACTTTTAAAATAATTATTCTGTAATTTAAAAAATCCTTTAGAAGAATCATTTAAAATAAACATTGATTCATCTTTTTTATCACTTGAATATTCATTTTGTAAAATTTCCCATTTTACTTCTGTTGGAATAATTTGATTCTTTTGACCTTTCTTATCACTCCAAACAATCTGCCCATTATTCCATAACTAAATATTAAAAAATTTGTATGCAGATTTTAAATTTAAGATATTCTATGAATTACTATTATTCAATCCATAATTTAATAAGTAACCCTCATCAGTTGTTCCTATTTTTGTTATCATAGGATATAAAGGTGGTGTACTTGTATTAGTATTAGGAACCAATTTTATTACATACTAAGTTCCATTAGTTCCAGGCTATCCTGTTTTTACAAAAGTAAAATTAGTAGTTGCATTTAGCTTTATATTTTTATATTTAATAAAAAGTTTAATTTGATTTCTTTGCTTATCGACATAATAATTATTAGAAATTTGATAAATAATATTAGTTTTATTATAATAATATTTATAATTTCCTGTAGAATCTTTTTTTGGTTCTACTGTTGGATTAATTCTATTATCTAAACTATCTTCTAATAAAGTATCTTTTGCGGGAAACTACCATCTTATTGTACAATTTTTATCTTTTGCTATAATGTCTGAATCAATAGCGTTTCCTAAATTATCAAAAACAGTAAAACTTAATGATTGAATCTATTGAGGATTTTCTAAACTTTTACTGGTAGGAGAAGTCCCATTTTCATTATATTGATATGTTACAGTTCCATTATTTATAACAAGAGAATATTCACCTTCTTTTTCTAGTTTATTAGTTAAAGTAATCGCCGCGGTGCCTAAATATAAATCTTGATTATAAACAGAACATTTAAAAGTGCCTCTAGAAATAATTCTATTTATTTGCACATCATATATTTTATTTTTTTCAACTCTTTGGATATATCTAAAATTTTTAAGTTTATTCTCTAAATCTTTAATTTCTTCTGTTTCTACTTCAATAAATTTTGTTTCATTTTTAATTGCATTTTGAAGATCTTTTAGTTTATCATTATATTTATTATATAAATCATTTTCCTTAGTTGTACTAGATAATTCCTAAAAATTATTATTATTTGATTGATATCCCCAATAATAATGATATTCCTACTATTTTCTTTCTTTCCCATCTATTTTGCAAGTTAAAGTTGGATGCCCATTATCATAATAAAATTGAGTACCATTACTAGATTCTATTGTGATTTCTGAAGCAGCTAAATTTTCAATATTAATTTCTTTTGTAATAATATTATTATCATATAAAATCGCAACTTTAAATTTATTATTTCTTGCAGTAGCTTCTTTTATTTTTACTACATAAATATCATTTTTTGGAATCCATTCAATTACAGGATCCGTAGTTTCTGTTCCTTTTGAAATTAAATTACTTTCATTTAAACATTTCCATCCTTTTCCAAGATATTTATTATAATATCTATTATTAGCAAAAACACTTGCATTTTCACTACCCCAATAAAAATTAATTTTTTGGGTAGAAGAAGCTATTTTTCCTTTTACTTTTACTTGTGCGGTAATAGGAATTTCTGATAATTCATTATTATAAAATACAGTTCCTCTTGGGGTATAAAAACTGATAGAAACTCCACTAATTTCATCCTAAGTCATCTTATTCATTCCTGTAAATTCTAAAGAAGAAATAAATATATCTGCATCTTCTTCTTCAATAAGAATAGAATTATTAGGACTTTCCTATGCTTCAAGAAAATCTTGACAAAAAATCTCAATAGAATCAATATTTTCAAAATTCTATCCATCAATATTAAAAATTTCATATTGACGCATTTCTGTAGTTAATCTATATGGATTTCCAATCATACTATCCTAATCTAAAATATATGACCTAATAACCTCTTTGTTAGTTTCATTGTCAATAAATTTTAAATTAAATTGGATTCCATAATGTCCTCGAAATTGCTTTTCTGGCTAAATATTTGTTTTAAAAACCGCGCCAATTAATAAAGATGATGATTTTTTAATATAATTTTCTATTTGAGAATTTATACTAATAAAATTCTTTGAATTTGGATAAATTTTATATCTATATTTATCAATTTTAGTATTTAAATATAATGTATTAACTGAATTAATACAATTTGTTCCAACTGTATTATAGGCCTATTCTCCTTCTGCCTGAGAAATATAATTAATGCCTAATCTATTTACAGCCCCAATAATTGTTTTTTCTTTACTCATATCATTATCTGGAACAAGTATATACACATAAGATTTTTCATTATATGTTGTATCTACATTATTTGAATAAGCATATATAATTGCATCTTGATAACGACATTTATATTTTCCAATTGTTTCATCTTCACAAGAAATAATTTGAGCTTGAATTGTTTTATCATAAGCAGCTTTTTTAATTGAATTTTCTGTAAGTAATTCAATTGCATCTAATATTTTACCACTTACACTCATTTAATAATTCCTCCTTGTATCTCTTCTTCTATATAATATATAGAAAATAATACAAAATAATTATCTAATATTGCCCTTTATATAAATTATAAAATATTTTTTCATTTTTGTCAATCATTTTCTAATATTTTATCATAATAATATCGAGTAACTATAAAAAAATCTTTTTTAGTAATATTTTTTTCTTTTACTAATTTTATCATATCTTTTATATTATAAGCACCGTGTTCCCATTTATATTTTATTACATTTATACTCTACAAATACTCCCCTTCTTTCTTTAAACAATAGAAAGAATGAGCAATACCACTCATTCTTTCTATTATAAATATTTTTATCTCATAGCTCTTTGTGCGGCGAGATTAACTAAATCATTTAATGCTTCCTAAATTTCTTTTTTACTATTAACATTTGGAAAACTTGCCTAAATTTTTACCTGTTGTTCTATTGCGCTTTTATTGTTAATATCTTTTGAAAAACCATTATTTAAATTTCCTAATTTAGAAATTACATTCCCGCTCATAGAAGCCACAATTGAACGCATAATAGTAACAGAATCTAAAATATTTTTTGTATCTTCTTTATTTAAAACAAGTTCTTTTTCATGAAGAATTGCAGGACGACCCTCTGAACTGTTCCAATTTCCAGTGTAGCCACCAGTATCATAAACCGCTTTTTTATTACCTTGACTAACCCATGATTGTAAATTTTTAAGATAAAATTGAGCGTTTCCTTTTAATTTATCTTTATCAAAAGATTGATACCATGAAGCATTTTTAATAATACTATTTTTATACTATTGATTAGGAACGACACTATCTCTTAAATATGCATGAACTCTATTGTACATTTCTTTTCCAAGCTATTCTCCAAAGACTTCAATCATATTTTTTCTTCGAGTTTCACCATCTCCCCAACTTTTTGATAATAAAATACTACCAGCAATTCCCATAATAATATTTTTATCTGCCCCATCTATTTGTTGTAATTGACCTGCTTTAATAGATTGGTCAACATTAAGAGATTTATCTTTCTATGTTTTTCCTTGGTGCTTTAAATCAGCTACATACTATGCTCGATTAGTTTGTAATAAACCGCTGTAATTATCTGACTCCCATTGACCTTTATTTCCTTTTTTACCAGTATCTTTTTTCTGCTGTTGTTTTTTCTTTCTGGCAGCTTCGTCTGCTTCTCTTTTTGCGGCTGCCGCAGCCTGTTCTTCTTGAGCTTTGATAAATTTATGTATCGCATCAACAGCAGCTATTGCTTGCTTATAAACCTCTTTATATTTAAGACTTAAATCATGTGCAGCATCTCTTAATTTTTCAATACTTTTTAATTCAGTCTTCATTTGACTAATTAAAGTATCATTATTTTCAATTAATGGAGCATATTCTTTTGCAGATTCACTTACACCATCTTTCAAACTACCAAAATCAGTTCCTGCAACATTCGCTAAAGTATTTAATTCATCTTGATAATCTTTAGTTGCTATTCGAACTTTCTAAAATGATTTTTCACAAGCTGGAATGAAACCACCATCCTATGATGCAAATTTATCAATCATTTTTTGAATTCCAATATCCCATTCTGGAACCAATTGCTTCATAAGAATTTCTTGTTCTGCATCAGACATATTTTGAAATTTTTGAACATCTTCATCATAAAGATAAGCCAAATCTGAAAAAGCATCTTCTTTTAAATATTTTCTTATATTAAGATTACTCTAAGTTTTATTATTAATGTACTAATTATAATTATCATTTAATAATTTTTGTCTTTCAAGTCGTTCTTCTTCAGTTAAAGACATATCTAATTGAATCTCTTTATATTTTTCTTGGAACTCTTCCCAAGCCGAAAGCATTTCTTCTAAATTACTTTTATATTTATCTAAATCAAAATTATAAAGATCATTTAATGCATCTGCATATCCAGATTCAGCTTCTTCAATAGCATCATTATCAGCTACATATTCATAAGAATAATTGCCTTGAGAATCTCTTTTTAATTGCATTGAAGTTTTTGCGGAACGTGAATCTTCTAAAGCAATCCTAGCTTGCTCAACCTATAAAAGTTTTTGAGCGCGATCTATATCATACTGAGACACCTTTTGTTTATTTTTTAAGATATTTAATTGTTCATTCATTAATTTCTTTAATTCTTTTTGATTTTTAATAGTTTTAGTATCATCAATTGCTTTCTGATATTTTCTTTGAGTCTATTGAATAGCAAAAGCAGAATTAATAGTATCTAAATACTATTCTCCATTTTTCTTCATCAAATCCCATTCCATATTGAGATAATCTGAACCCTGCCCTTTAGTCATTTTTTTATCTAACTAATCAAAAATACCATTAATAGCATTAGTATATTTATCTTGGATTGTTTTTGCGGCATTCTCTACTGCGCTATTTAAATCGCCTAAAACTTTTTTATAATTTTCTTTAAATTTCTATGCAGCTTTAGTATCTCCCTTTGCCGCAGCATCTTTCCATTGTTTTTCCCAAAAATCTTTTTGTTTCTTTAATGAATCAATTTGTTTTAAATTATTATTCTATAATTGAGTATAATAACCATTCATGGCGTTATAATTTTTATCTCCATATAATAAAGTTAATAAATCCATATCATGGCTAATTAAATCATTTACAAAATTATAATCATCTATTTGTTTATCAAAAAATTCAGAAACATCATCAATAGTGTCAAGATAGGCTTCATCTATTTTATCAATTAAACTTTCATAGTCTTCCATCTGATCCATTAATTTATTTAAATCAGATTGTAAATCCTACATAGCTTGTTTTTTATTATCGCCATAAATGGAAGATGTTCCTGTCTTGTCTATGCTTTCAATTTGACTTCTTGTCTAAAGCATTTTCCTAGATAAGGTCTAAAAACTTCCTGGAGAATTGCCAACTTTAAAATAACTTTCTGCATCAGCTTTATTTAACTATGCATCTTTTCTTATACTACTAAAATTGCTATCTTTAACAACGTCCGTATGTTCAAGAACTTCTCTTCTAAATTTATTCCAATCTCTTTCAGCTTCGCCCATATCAAGACGAATCTCAACTTCCATCCTAAATTTTTGAATTTTTATTTCAATTTGCTTTTGAGTTTCTTCTTCAATCTAATCTTTTATATCTTCAATATTTTCTCTAAGTTCATCATATTTTTTAATTCTATCTTCTAAATCTTTATACTCTTTTTCTTTATTATCTTTTTCTTTATCAACTTTATCAATTTGTTCATCTATTTTCTTTTTCTTATCTTTATCTGTTTCTTTGTTATATTCTGTTATTAATTTATTTTTCTTTTCAATAAGATTATTGGTTTCTTTTTCTTTTTTATTAAGAATATCTAAATAGTTAGAAATATCTCCATACTTATTAAAAGTAACACCAAGATTCTTTAATGCTCTTCTTTGATTCTTTAAATCTTTCTATTGTAATTTATTTTTTTCTTCTAATTTCTTTTTATGCTGTTCTAATATTTTAGTTTGTTCATTAAGATTTTTTAATAACTGTTTTCCGTATAGGCGGTCTTGTTTCTTTTGGGCGCGGTCAAGGCTACGATTTACTTTATCAATTTCAATATTAATATCATGATAAATATCTTTTTCTTGTTTTAATTTCTTCTATGGATCTTTTTGAGTTCTATCTGGTTCGTTTTTCTTAGCGGAGCTACCTTTCTTTCCTCCTTTTTTGCCGCCTTTCTTACCGCCACCGCCTTTCTTACCGCCACCACCTTTACCTCCATTATTAGTAAAGGTTTTTTTAGAATTATTAATCTTAGGGGCGCCACCGCCTAAATTTTTACCCGCAATAGGTCTAAGTCTAACTCCTGTTCCAGAAGTGTTTTTAGTAACAGTAGCTGAAGCATCTCTCGTTTCTTGTATTACACTGTCTATAGATCCTACTGCATTAGTAACTGCACCTGTGGCTTGTGCAAAAATATTATTACCGATTGGGACTCCTGTAACTTGAGGGATAGATGTATTTAAAGGAACGGGTTCTACATTTGAAACCCAATCAACCATATTTTCAGTATCATTGTTTTGAACAACTGAATTATCAAACTAAGGAATATAACCAATTTCTTGTCCGGCTGCAAACTAGGCTGCCATAGCCGCATCAAAAGCATCTGCTGTACTAGAACCAGTTGCTATTGCATTATCATAAGCTGCTTGCCCAACTTGTTGGAAATAATCTCCTACATTTGCATAAACACCCTAAGTATCGAAACTAATGGTATCACCTATATCAACTGGATTAGCTTCTAAGTCGCCTTTCATAGCTTGATAAGCGTCTTGAATTTTTTCAAAACCAGCTGTATCAGGCTCCAAATTTAAAACATTTTCCCATAAATCTTCTTGTGCGGCATCTACTAAATCATTATAAGCATCTAAATTTCCGCTTAATGCCTACTTCATTAAATCAAGATTTTCTGCATCCTAAGCAAAATCATCTGATAAAACGTCACCATCTACGTCTAAAATATCCTAATATGTATCCTTTAAATCTTCAGTATGTTCACTAAGATCTTTTGAAGAATCCGCCCATTCATCAAAATGTTCATTTGCATCTTCAATAGCATTATCAAAACGTAACATTCCCTATGCCATATCCTATGCAGTCTAATGAGCATTTTCCATTTGTTCAAAACCTTCAACAAATTTTCCAAATTTTTCTGAACCATTCTATATTTCATCAGTTAATTTAGTAAATTGTTCTGGATCAATATCTTCATCTAAAGGATCTAATAAATCAAAATAATTTTTTAAGGCATCTGATAAAGCATCATTAGCTTCTTTTGATTTCTATACAAGTTGATCTGTTTGGTCACCTGTCTCATGAACTGCCTAATATATTCTATGTATCTGTCCAACAGATAAATCAGAAGTTTGATTTAAATTTCTAAAATTATTAACACTAAAACCAAGCTACTAAGTGGTTTTTCCAAGAGCTTCTAAATAATCTAACTGATTATCTATTAACTATCTTTGACTCTACTTTTGTTTTTCATACTATTCAGAATCTATGCCATGTCTATCAGCTCCTGCCATAGAACCCGCATCTTGGTCTATTTTATTATAATAGTTTGATTTTTGATTATTCCACTATTCAAGATCTTTAGCACTATTTATTCCTTTAGACCCAGGAGTATTTTCAAAAATTTCTTTTTGAAGTTTCTCCATAGATTTTAATTGATTTACTAAATTCCCAAAATTAGAATGAAAACTATCAAATTTTAATCCATTGATATCTTTAGTAAAATCTTGAAGTTTACCAGAAAACTTATAAAGACCATCACCAGCATATTCAAAATGCTTTTTTAAATCTTCATCTAATGCATCATATTCTTCAGTGGAAAAAGTTTCTCCTTTTTTAACTTTCTTTTCAAGATTATTATATTTAAGATAATCATCTATAGCTTGATTAGAATTAATAACTCCTTCAGCTGTTTTAGAAACATCAGTTTGCTAAATCTATTTTAATAATTGTAAAAAAGTTTCCCAAGAACTAATATCTTCAGGATTTATTTTTATCGCAGCGGCTAATTGATCTTCACTTAAATTATTAATTTCTTTTTTTGTTTTTTCATTTAAATCCTATAATTTTAAGCCTGTTTTATCTATGATAGAACCAAGATCACCAAATTTTTTATATAGCTCATTTTGATAAATATTCATAAAAGAGTTTGCATTATCAGCATTACCAACTACTTTTTTTAATTTTTCAAACTATGCTATATATTGTTCAATATTTGTAATATTATCAAAATTAAGAGTACCATTTTGAATAGCTTCTTGTCCTTTTTCTCCAATATTTGCTTCTTTTACTTTTTTTAAAGAAGAAGCTAATTCATCTGCCCACTATTTATTAGTTTTTAAATAATTTTCCATACTTTGAAAAGCATGGCTATTTTCTTTCTAGGTATCACTTAAAGTTTTATTTAAACCCTATACTGTCTATTTTATTATATTATAGTTTTTTAATAATGATTCCCCTTTATTTTCAGAATCAATATCAGTTACAAGATTCATATTTCTATTATCGACAGTATTCATACCGGCTTTTTTCATAGCCTAAAGGACTTTTTGATTTTCATTTAAATTTTTTTCAAAATTTATGGCATATTTTGAAGAAGTAACATTTGCATTAAAACCATTTCCTCGTTGAGTTTTTTCAGTTTCTTTCTATGCCATTTCTTTGGCTGCTTTTAATTCTTTCTTTGCAGATTCGGAACGTTTCTTTGCATCTTCATATTGTATTTCTTGTAATGCTTTAGATAAGTCTCCGTAACTACTAATTAATTTTTGTGCTGCCTAATCTTCAAGATTATATTGATTTACTAAATCCTATACAGATGTTTTTAATTCTCCTCGAGTAACCTCTCCCTATTTATATTTCTAATTTAACTAATTAAGACCTGAATATAAATTTTTATGATTATCAAGTTCATTTTGAATATCTTGATTCTATTTAATAATTTCTTTATCTGCATCAATAGTTGCTTTTCTAGCTTTTTCTTGATAAGAATTAAATATTCCAATTGCTCCAACTAAGGTCATTATCGCTGCAGCTGCAGCTACAAATGGATTCATTAAAATTGTTTTATTAAAAAGATCCATTGCAATAGTAGCCTAACCAGTTTCTAATTTTAATAATTGAATAGACCCAACATGACCCATTTCTGAAGCAGTTGCTAAAACAGAAGAAGCAGCTTTTTCTTTTTCTATTACAGACATTAACCCCATTGCAGTTGTGGCTGTTGTAAAACCATTAACAAGCATTGGAAGTGATATTGCTAAATTTGTAATAGTTTGAAGAAGTTTTTCACTGGTAGTTAAATCCTAATTTTTCCATATACTACCAAGATTTTGGACTTGTTGAATTGCAGAACCAACCTGTGCAATTCCACCTGCCAATTTTGCATAATTTTCCCATTTTTGAGTTTTCTCCGCTCTAGTAACCCCAGAAGTAAAATCACTTATCATTTTATTTAATTGTGCTTTTTTCTGCTCAAGACGTAGAATATCTTCTGGACTTCCTAAAGATTGTATAAGTGTTTCATATTTATTTTGAATTTCTTGAGAAGATTGTCCTGTTATCTAACTTAATTTATCAAAAAATGCTTTAAATTCTTGAGCCATTTGATCTGAATTTTCAGGATTAATTCCTTCATTAAATTTTGCAGATAATTTAGCCCACTCATCATCTAAATCTGTAATTGTATTTGTAAGACTTTCTTTTAATTCTTTATCAAGACCTTGAAAAGCATCTGTATCCTGAATATCTTTTAAAGAATCTAAAAAAGAAACTACTTTTCCTTGAGCTTCTCCAAAAGCCTAATTAAATCCTTCAACTTTTGTTTTATCAAATAAAGTTTTTGCAGAACCTAAATCATCCCTAAAAGATTCTTTAGTTTGTTTTATTTTCTATTGAAGTTTATCTAAATCATCAATGGGATTGTTAATTTGTTCAGAAATTTTATCAATTTCTTTTCCATCTCCTAAAATTTTCTATAAAGGAGTTTCTGTAAAAGCTTTTAAGGCATTTTGAGCTGGTTCAATTTTATCCTATATTGTCTTTATTTCATTACCCAATTGATTCATATTATTCAAAAGGGTTTGCATACCAGAAAATTGTTCTGGTGTCATAGATTTTGCTAATTCACCTAATTGTTGTCTATTTTGTAAAAGCTAATCAGTTGTTTTATCAAGACCCTCAATGCCTCTCCATTCTTGTATTGCATTTAATGTATCTTTAAATTGTTGAGCATTTTGTTTAGCAATTTCAAAATTTGTAATTGTAGTACTAATACCTTTAGCAATTTGTTCACTAAAAACTGTTATGCCAATAGCACCCAATGATCTTAAAATTGATCCACCGCCGCCAACACTATCAACAAAAGTACCTGTTAAATTGGCAGCAGTTGTTAAACCATCCACTAAAGAATTAATACTATCGCTATCAATAAGACTTTTATAAATATCTTCAACCGCAGCTGTTAATTGTTCTAAATGTGCTCGAGTAGATTCCATATAAATGTCTTGTTGTTGTTGTAATGTTCCCGCTGCATTTTGAGCAGTATTTAATGCTTTATTATATTGCTAAAAATTATCAAATAAAGCTATCAAATTAGAATACTGTCTTTGACCAGCCATAGTTTGAGCTAAAGAAACTTGTTGTTCTCGAGTTAAATTATTCCATTGATTTCCAATTTCTTCCATGACAGTTCCCATATCACGAAGATTTCCATTTACATCAAGAACATTAAAACCAAGTTCTGCCATTTTACTAGAGTAATTTCCAAGATCAACTCCATCTTCATCAATTCCAGCTTTTATATCACTTATACGAGCATAAACGGTTCTTAATGCTGTACCAACAGACTAAGGAGCTAAACGAGTTGCTGAAATAATTGTAGACAACTGTGCAGCAAGTTGTTCTTCACTTACTCCCATTGCATTCGCAGCAGATGCAACTTTACTCATACCAGTTGATAGCTCTTCCAAATCAGATGCGGTTGTTGCTGCAACAGCAGCTAATCTATCTACATATACTTCTGCCTATTCAGCATTTACTTTATAACCATTCCAAACGGCTGTTAATTCTTCAGAAACCGCATCAGTAGATTGACCAGTTACATTGGCAGTTTTTAATGTAATCTAACTTCTTTTAGCAATTTCTTCATCATCTAAACCCTGTTGAGCATAAATTAAGGCAGCTTTAGTATAATCTGTTGTTGTTCGACCTAAACTTTCCGCTGCTGTATTTGCTTGTTCTGCAAATTTTCCCATTTCTTCTGAAGATTTTCCAGTAACAATTCTAATATCATTTAGAGAAGTGTCTAAAGATTTTACAAAACCCCATGCCTATTGTACTGATCTAGTTAAAGAATTTACAGCAGAAGAAGCAATATTCCATTTAACAGTATTAGCTAAAGTTGTTCCAATTTTATCAAGAACAGTATGAGATTCTTTTAATTGAATATTTGTATTTAAAACTTGAGTACTTAAATCTCTAAAAGCATTTTGTCCAGCCACTCCAGCTTGACTAAAAGTATCATAAACTTTTTGAAGAGTTGTTTTAGAACCTTCTAATGATTCATTAAAAGATTGAATATTAACAGTATTTAATTTAGTATTAAAAGCACTCCTTAAGGCATCTTCAACTGCTACTGCCTGTCTTTTAATATCCATTAAAGTTTGACTAGCATCTTTTACATCTAAAGATTTATTTAAATTTAATAAATCTTTAGAAGTTAAATTTTGAATCTACTTCAAAGATTTTTTTACTTGCTATAAGCCATCTTTTTTGACATCAAAGCCTATACCATATCTAATCTATTGTGCCATATCCTTTTTTCCCCTTTATAAAAAAAATAACTTATTCACTGACTATATGAATAAGTTATTTCTTTAAATTATTTATCTAAATTTACATTCTTTGCATTACAATAATTTAAGCCATATTTCTTACAAAAAGTTTTTATTTTTGCTAAATTGGCGGCGTTAGCTTTATATTCCAATAGAAAAACAGCTATTTTTGCCTTCTTAACCGCAACCACATAAGCTTTTAAACGTTTCTTTTCTGCGGCAGTCTGACTTCCGCATTTATCTTTATCAATATTTTTTATAAGAGTAAATACCTCTTCTTGTTGAATCGCTTGAAAATGAACTACTTTATCTTTAATACATTTTTTTACAAAATAATCCGCTCCATTTACCATAAGATAAAGTCCAGTTTCTTTGCGAATAGTTTTTAATATTTTCCTTGCGGGCGTATATAATTTTTTAGATTTATACTCTTCAATTACATCTAAATTATCAATATATAATCCAGTCGCTCCGCGTTTTTTAAATTTCTTAGCTTGACTTAAAAGAAATTTTTGCCAAGCCTACGCATTAAGGTTCATCCATAACTCGTCCCAATCTCCGTACTTTCCAATTGCATATTTTTTATATATCTTATAATAAGAACGAGTTTTTTCAATTGCACCAACATTAAGATAAGCAATCAATTTAATTTTATTAGCTAATAATTTTTTAATTTGTGCATCTGTAAATTCAGTAAATTCAATTACCGCAATTGAAGGTTTTTGCTTAATAATTTTAGCATAATCTTTTCCGTTCATTCCTAGATAAACTTTATATCCTGCCATATTTATCCCTCTTTTTTACTTTTTATAATCCAATCTTGAAGAATATATTCTCCTATATCTATATAAGTTTCTTCTAAATATTCTTCTTTTTTAAACTCAGGAGGTATAGTAACGATTAACTATTTCCAACCTTGTAATTTTAATTGTTCTTCTGTTGGATTATGAATAATATTATTTTCTATCTAAATTTTTTGAGGAGCAAAAATCAATTGCTCCTCAATAAGTTTACAATATATCATTTTTATTCATCACTTGGATTTTCTTCATTTGGTTCGTATAATGTATCAAACCGCTGATTTTCAATAATCTCTCCGTCTTGGTTTTGAAGAGTCAGAGCAACAGATGTGAAGTCTGTAGTTGCTACTGCCACGGATGCTCTCTGATAGTAATAAGCAAGTCCCATGGCAAGGGATGAGCGAGTTGTAATTGTTGAATTAACGATTCCATCGGGACGGGTTTGAAGTTCTGTGATAAAATAGTACATAATTTTTCCTCCTTATTAAGTTGTTGAAATAGGTGTGCCGTCTGCGTATTGAGTTTCGTACTGACTTCCTTCGATTGCAACGATGCTGTTATTCTCGTATCCAAGAATAGTACTCCAGTTGTTTGCTGACTGATAACTTGAGATAAGCGACTGCGGAACATACAGAGTACCGCCTGTGCCGCTTGAAGCAAATGGAGTGCCTTCAAAATTATTAATATTACCAAGTGATGAAACAGTATCATTACGAATTATTAGAGTGTCAAATAAACTACAATTTAAAAATACTTGTGTTCTTCCAAAAGAAGGCTTATATAAATCAACCGCTTTTAATTTTGTACAAGCATTAAATGCTTTAACATACACAATTCCATTAACTGATGGCATAACAACAAACTCTAGGCTAGAACAGTCAGACGCAACTAATGTTGGAACAACGGTCGCAACTGGCAAATATAAACGTGTTAATGAAGTACAACCTTCAAACATATAGTCTGTTAAATTTACTAAAGAAGGAAGTTCTACAGTTTGCAAAGACGTACAATTACCAAATTGACTGCCAGATCTATTGCTACCATTTTGACGAATAGAATATGCATTAACAGCATTTGGACAAGATACGCTTGTTATTTGATTGCATCCGTTAAAAAGAAACGCTCTTAAAGAAGTACCAGTTACTACAACATGACCACTTATTGTTTTATCATTCAATTCATCTATACTAATAACATTTCCCCCACCATACCCATCAACCAAACTTCCAACTGCATCGGATAAGGTTGTGTCAGATTTCCCAGTGATTTCATTAGCATAGGTGGTCAAAGCATTAATCGCATCAGTTAAAGGTGTAGTACTACTCATATTAATTCACCCCCAATGCAGTTAATGCAGAACTATAGTCAGCATACAAATCATCAAGTCTGCCCTTGTCAGTGGAAGACATTAAACCGTTTGAGGATGTGGTAGCTACGGATGTTCCTGCTTTTGCTGACAATGCCGTGTCTACTTCCGTTTTGGTGTATGTCGTTGTCTTGTCTGCTTTACTGTTAATCAGATTCATTGTTCCTGCGTAGCATTTTGTCTCATGTCCCACAGGAATAATCCCAGTAGTCACAAACTCCTCTGTATCCCCAACAATCTGCGGATTGTGGTAGGGTTGTGCGGTGAAGGTGGTGGGGGTTGCGAGTTCGTAGATGAAAAGACCTGTAGGTGGTGTTGTGGTCGAACCGTTCCTCAAAAACAGATTTCCGCTTGTACCAAGGATATATTTTCCGTCAGTGAAATTTTGTCCGTTTAACGCTCCAACAGGGTCTACAACATAAGTCTCGGCACAGTTGTTTATCATTTCGCTTTGTGTTGAATGCCTTTTAACAAGACTGGCAAGTCCACTTGTATTCCAACAACTGTAGTTTTGATTATAACCCCAATCTAGCGTCCCAAGGTCACATAACCCATACCTCCTACTTCCATTCCCATCAGCAGGATACACATCACCGTCATAGTAGAGGTTGTTGTTGGAATCCAGTTTCGGAATACCTCTCAGCACTACCTCGGAGTCGAGTGGATATGAATGACTCTCATACGGTTCGTACTGTCCGTTGCGTGTGGGGTCGGAGAGGTTGATGCAGATGTCGTGGTTGTAGACATTGCCATATATAACCGTTGATGTATTTGTTTCGATCTTGAAGTACGCCGCATTTTCGGGCGTTATGAACGTAATATTGTTGTAGTATCCGCTCGATATTAAATTCTTACTTGCGTCATAGAAGAAGATGCGAAAATAATATCTGTTTTGGCTTCCACCGTCCGTCTTTCCACATGTGGCATAATACGTCGTATTCGGCAAAATCTTGCAGAAATTTTTGGAGTGTAAGGCGACTTCGGGGACTTTGCCATTAATAACTCCTCTCTCCCACTCCTCATCCCACTGATTAAACCCAACCGTCTTCTTACTCACAAGACCTTCCACACTCTTCAGAGTAGGTTCACAGTATTCATAATAATCCTCAGTAAAGAACCCCCATTCCTTCAGCTTGCTGACTCCTGCTCCCGTGGAAGATACTTCTAAACCATAAAGATAATCTGCAATAGTCGAACCGAAACAAGCAGTGAGGTCATGTACTTGAGGTCGGATTGTTTCGTTTACCGATGTTCCCTCGCCATTAATTCGAATATAAAAACCGTTTCCTAATGCTCCAATAGTATCGATGCCCTCCACTCTCGGTTTGATTCCCGATGAGCCATTATACCAGATTTTTACTAAACCGCTTTTACTGCCTGAGTTAACATAGAATCTGTGTCCAGCGGTAATATTATTATTGTTAGAAATTTGAATGTAGCAATTTGTATTTCCAGTTAAAGTTCCACTGATTGAAATACTGCCATCCGCATTTCTTGTGAACGTGACACCATAAACCGTCGTTGGTGAATTAAAATTGAAGGACGGATTAACCAACTGATTCCACCCCACCGTACCTCCAACAATCTCTTCCTCCACACTTGCTACAGAGTACGGAGTTTCACGATATAAGTAAGGAACTTTCTCTTCCGTATAATCATCGGAAAGTATCTGTTTCTTAACATCTTCCTGCGTGACAAATCCATTGTCATTGGTCAGGTCAGAAGTTTTTGTTGGTATAACTGTAGTACTTGGCAATGCTCCGACTTCAGAAGCGGTATAGCTAGGCTTAGTTGATGCTTTTGCCCATGCAGGAACAGTTGGGTCTGTTTCTGTGTAGCCAGTGATAAAGCCTGAGTCATTAGTCAAGTCGCTAGTTTTGGTCGGAATTGTAGGTTTATTGGACAGGTCAGCATAACTCCCACTTGTAGCAACCATTGCTAAATCCGCAGAATTAACTTTATTAAGTAATGCATCATCAACATATGTATGAGTAGCTATTATATTTTCTGTGTCAAGATAATTAGAATCTAATTTATGATATATAAAATCATTTTTATAAACACTAAGAGTGATTTCAGTCATTGTACTATCTTGGGTTAAAAATTGTATTCTTGTAGAATCAGAATTTTCATCCGTGAGAATAAAAAAAGGATATTCAAAATTGGATGGGTCTGTTTCTGCTCCCATCCAATCTGATAAATTTCCAATGATATATTTATCTTCTACTACCTTATTTGTAGGCATAAAATATTCCGTTCCATTAAATATTACTTTATAAAATTCATTATTATTTAAAGTAATATAAGGAAGTTCATCAATTAGACCAAAATACCAGCCAACCCATTCTGGATGTCCAATTTCACTACTTTCTGCTAAGTGATTAATAATATAATATGTGTCATTAATTAATTCAATATAGCTATTTTCTTTATATAATGGTCTGTTTTCAACATACCCATCTTCACCCTCAGAAGCATCCCAATCAGCTCCAGTGGAAATTACAGGTTTATCAATTAAATCATTATAACTCCCACTTGTAGCAACCATTGCTAAATCCGCAGAATTAGCTTTGCCCGATATATCTTGATGCTGAGTAAGATAGCCTTGATTCTCTACCCAAGTTTCGGTTGCATATCCAGTTAAATCAACAGAAGAACCTAATTCTTCCCAAGCACTTCCATTCCACGCATATTCACTACCATCAGCGGTTACATGATACACATCACCAATTTTATTATTTAAAGACGGCAATGCATTTACTGTAGCTACAGTTCCTTTATAAGAAAGAACAGAAGATAATGCAGTTGATATAGATGTAGATACATTAGAAGCTGTCTGGTATCCTGCGTCATTATTAAAATCAGATATGTTCGTTGGTACTGTTGGAATTACTGGCTTATTAGATAAATCATTATAACTACCACTAGTTGCAACAGTAGCCAAATCAGATACATTTGCTTTTCCCGAAATATCTTGATGTTGTGTAAGATAATTTTTATCTTCAACCCATTCTTTTTTAGCATATTTTGTTAAATCAACATTTGCTAAAAGATTTGGTGTTATAAAAACAGAATTACCATTTGTAAATTTTAATATATATTCAGATTCAGTATTAGCAACAATCTCTACTACAATAGATGTACCATCCTATCCATTAACACCATTTGTTACATAGTAATTTGATGTAGTAGCATCTGAATAATAAATAGTATAAATATCCACATTTTCTGAACTAGAAGTTTTTGCTATTCTAACAATTCCTCTACCATTTTTTCCATCAATACCATCAATGCCATTTTTTATTACAAAAGTTCCAGTAGTGTTATCTGTATAATAAATGGTATAAGTATCAACATTGTTAATATTAGAAGTTTTAACAACCTTATCTATTCCTCTTCCATTAACTCCATCTATTCCATCAATACCATCTTTTCCATGTAAACTGGCTAACCATTCTTCCTCAGTACCTTCATATCCATTTAATACTGCTAAATCATAAGCTGAATATCCTCTAAAAAAAGCATTAGATATTGTTGCACAGGCCTCTTGATGACCCTAAATTTTTCCAACAACAGAAGGAATTGATTTTCCTAAATTATTTGACATATTAATCACCATCCTATTGATTTTTCTTTGGAAGAGTGACTTCATTTAACAAATTAAAATCAGCAGAAAGTATTGTAAAAATATCGCTACCTATTTTTAATTCTACATCATAATAATAATCAATAGATGTATCTGCCCCATTAGTATTCTATGGTACAATATGCCAGGTAGCAGTTCCATCGCCATTATCAGTTATATCCCCTTCAAATAAAAAAGCCTATTCTGCATCATCATTATATTTCCAACGCACTTGAACTCTAATATCATCAGTTTCAGGATTTAAAACATATGGATCTTTTTTTGAATCTACAAGATTTATAGTTAAATATGCGGAGTCACCACGGGTTAATTGTATATTCCCCTTTCTATTAACTTTAAACATAAATATTAACTCCTTCCATTTTTATATAAATATAATTATTTTATTTATCGCTCCTGTTATATTTTATAAAAAATAACCATTTATTATTATCTTTTTTCGACCATCTAAAAATTTCTTTGATATTTTATAAAAAATTTGTTATAATTTTATAAGAAAGGTTAATAAGAATTGTTAAAGAAAGGAAAATAAAATGAGATTATGGCATAAAAATATCTTTGTAACGAGATAAAAAATTTTGATTTTAAAGAAATAAATGAGGGATAAATATGAATAAAGTATTAATGTGCGGTGACCTTCATGGAGATTGGAAACCCATTAGGAATTTATACCAAACCATGTTTAAAAAACAACCTTTAGTCGAGAATGATGTATTAATTGTTCTTGGTGATTTTGGTGCAAATTTTTTCTTTAATCATAGAGATATTGAATATAAAAAGAAACTTGGTAAATATAAAATTACATATTTTATTATTCGAGGTAATCATGAAGAACGACCTAGTATTTGTATGAATAAAAATCCAAATGCTTGGCATATTGAAGAATTTTGGGGAAATCAAGTCTATGTAGAAAATAATTATTCTTATATTAAATATGCTCTCGATATTCCTGCAAAATATGAGATTCCAATAACACAAGAAAAGACTATAAAAACACTAGTTCTTCCTGGCGCATATAGTGTAGATAAATATGTTCGACTTGCAAATAATTGGAGTTGGTTTCCTCAAGAGCAATGTAATAGGGAGGAAATGGCGGCGGGAGCTGTTTTTGCACAGTCACATAGTTGGGATCTTGTACTTTCTCATACTTGCCCTGTAATATATGAACCAACTGATTTATTTTTGTCAGTTGTTGACCAGTCTACTGTTGATAAAACTACTGAGCGGTGGTTGGGTGAAATTGAATATGGTCTAGATTATAAGCTCTGGGCATTTGGGCACTTCCATTCTCTTCGAGTATATCCGGAATATCAAGGAAAACAAATGTTGATGCTTTTTAATAATACTTTTTTTGATGTTTATAAATATTTTTGTGGCCATTATAACTTATATGATTCTTTAGTAAAAATAAACGATGCTAAAATAGACAATCTTAATTTGTTTTTTAAATAAAATTTTGATATAATATTTATAGAAAAAAGAAAGGAGAAATAAAAATGGATTTAGATAAAATTACTGATATTGAATTATTACGCACTTTATGTAAAAGAAATATGATGTGTATGACTGAAACCATTGAAACTCCTACCCATATTTATAAAAAAGGCGAATGGTATTTTTTCTTACAAGATGAAGATGGGATTTTTTTATATCTCAATAATGTTACTTGTGGTCTTTTTTTAGATTATGATGAAGCAGAAAGGTTTTTAATATGAAACATTGTGATAGAAGTTCTGAATGTGCATACGGAAATGCTTTTGAAAAAAATACTTGTGCATATCATGAAGACTTACATGAATATGACCTTTGTCCTCTCCTTCTTTATCATTGGGAGGAAATAATTGATGCTTTGGAAGAATGTAAAAAAAGGAGTTATTATAATGAAGATTAAAATAACAGTATCTTATCCTTGGCCTAATATAACAGATGATAAAGAAATTATTGAAATTGAAAAAGATGAATTAAAAATTATAAATAAAATTGTAGATGAAACTGCTTTAGATATGATTTTTAATCGCGGTGTTGAATATAATTATGAAATTCTTGAATAAAAGAAGGTGACAAATAATGCTTAATAAAAACAATGAGCGTGAATTAGCTTATGTAACTCTCATCAAAGATATAACTCCAATTGAAGGATATGATAGAGTTGAATTAGCTCATGTAGAAGGATGGACTGTTATAGTTGGTAAGGGAGAGTTTGAAGTAGGAGACCCCGCAATTTATTTTGAGATTGATTCTAAACTTCCTGAGGTTGAACCTTTTACTAACATGGATTTTCTTGCTAAAAAACATTATAAGGTTAAAACTCAAAAGATGTGTAAGCGAATTTCACAGGGTTTACTTATGTCTGCTGAAAACTTTGGATGGGAAGCACAAGCTAATGTAGATAATGATGGCGGCTGTTGCTTAATAAAAGATAATAACGGGATATACCATTATAACACTGATGAATCTCGCTTCCTTACAAAACAGCTTGGTGTAACTTATGCTGTTACAGAAGATAATAAAAGAAAAGCTAACTCCGCAGACAAATATAAAAAAATGGCACAACGTCATGGAAAATTATTCTCTAAACAGCCTTTCCGCTGGTTAATGAAACGAACTTGGGGTAAAAAACTTCTTTACGTATTTTTTGGGCGTAAAAGAGATAAAAAATCTAGTTGGCCTGCTTGGGTAGTAAAAACTGATGAAGAGCGTGTTCAGAATATGCCTTGGATTTTGAATGATAAAGAACCCTGGATTGCAACTGAAAAAATTGACGGTACTTCTACTACTTTTACTATGAAGCGTGGAAAATGGCCTCACAAAAATGAGTTTTACATTTGCTCTCGTAATGTAGTATTTGATAAGCCCGACAAAACTTGTTTCTACGATACTAACGTATATACAGAAATGGCAAATAAATATGAAGTAGAAAAAGTTTTAACTACTCTTTTAAGTATTTTTCCTAAAGCAGAATGGATTACTATTCAAGGTGAAACTTATGGAACAGGCATCCAAAAACGTGATTATTCTATGAAAAATCATGATTTTATGGCTTTTAATTTAATTATGTCTCATACTGGAAGATGGAATACAAAAGATATGACAAATCTATTAAATAAATATTTTATTCCATCTGTACCTATTGTAGATGATAATTTTATTCTTCCTGATACTATAAATGAACTTTTAAATTATGCAACAGGAAAATCTGTAGTGGATGGAAAAATGCGAGAAGGAATCGTTTTTCGTTCTCAGGATGGGGCTAAATCTTTTAAAGCAGTATCTAATGAGTTTCTTCTGAAATATCATCAGTAATAAAAATTTTACAAGGTGGTAATAAAATTACCACCTTGTTTTTTTTATTATTTTTTGTTATAATATATATAAAGGATAAAGAAAAAAGAAAGGAAGTGTATAAAAATGGGGAAAAAACATAATAACTTTACTATATCAAGAATGTTTTGTTGTAATTGTGGAAAAGAGGGTGTCCCAATCAGTAGAAAGATTGGTCAGTATAGAGAGCCTGGTCATTTAAAAAAAATGTATTGTATTCATTGTGGAAAAACATGGAATCATGCAGAAGTTCGTTCAATGTATAGTGATTATAATTATGAAGATTTTAAAACTGAGTTAAAATATAATAATTTTGATGAAAATGGAAATAGAAAAAAACCTTATAGAATTTTTAGAGGAGAATTAAAACAGGAGGGGCTTATTTAATGGGTGATTTATACTTAATGTGCGGGCTGCCTGGCTCTGGAAAAAGCACTTTTCTCAAAACCAGAATTAAAAATAAGGAAACTTCTGCAATTATTTCAAGAGATGAGATTAGATTTGCTCTTGTCAAACCTGAAGAAGAATATTTTTCTCATGAAAATGAAGTTTATAAAGAACTTTGGACAAAAATAAATGAAGCATTAACTGTTAAAAAAGATGTTTTTGTTGACCAAACTTCATTAACCCCAAAAGCAAGAAAATGGTTGTTATCTCATGTTCATGGCTATATTAATGCAAATTTAATTTGGATTGATGAAGATTTAAACACCTGTTTAGAAAGAAATGAATTACGACGCGGAACTCGTGCTTATGTTCCAAAAAGTGTTATCCGTAGAATGAGTTATCAATTCATTGAACCATCTCTTGATGAAGGGTTTGATTATATTTTTCGTTATAATAGTGAAGAAAATAAAATAATTTATAAAACTCGTGTTACAATTTAAAAATAATTAAATCATTTTAATATATTAATATAAAGTTAGAATTAAAAGAATTAATTCAATAAGGGGGTGTTTATATGGCAAATCAAATTTGGTTCTCATCTGATTTGCATCTCTAAATCATAATAAACCTTTTATTTATGAAGAACGAGGATTTACAAATATTTATAATATGAATAATACAATAATTAAAAATTTTCATAGTCTCATTAAACCTGATGATGATTTATATCTTCTAGGCGATACCTTTCTTGGAGATTTGTCCGCGGGGATTAGTCTTTTTAATCAACTCCCTGGTAAGATTCACTTAATCTGGGGAAATCATTGCACCAGCAACCGCAGCATCGCAATGGCAAAATGTCACAATGTAGTTGAAATTTGTGGCTATGCTAGTGTACTTAATTATCATAAATGGCATTTTTATCTTAGTCATTATCCCACTCTTACTACAAATTTTGATGATATTAATAAACCACTTAAAAAAAGAATTCTTTGTCTTGCGGGACATACCCATTCAAAAGAAATCTTTGAATCTTGTGGTTCATATAATGTTTCAGTAGATGCTCATAATTGTTTCCCTGTTTCTATTGAACAAATCATTAAGGATTTTCAGGTCAAATATAGCTAATTTTATTTAAATATTTTTTTATAAATATAGAGAAAAATGAAAATATTTAAGGAACTAATGTAAAAATATTAGTTCCTTATTTTTTATATAAAGGAGGAAAATAATATGAATTTAAAAGTAAGATTTAAAAATCCTATTTTTATTGCTCAATTAGTTCTTGCAATTTTAACCCCAATTTTAGCATATGCGGGATTGACTATGCAAGACCTCACAACATGGAAAACTTTAGGGGAATTACTTTTAAATGCTCTTAGTAATCCATATGTCCTTGGATTAATTATAATTTCAGTATGGAATGCATTAAATGATCCTACTACAGAAGGAGTTGGAGATAGTGCCCAAGCATTAAAATATGATATTCCTAAACCAAAAATTAAAGGATAAATAGGAGTATACTTATGACAACAAAAATTAAAGGAATAGATATATCTTATCATGAAGGTACAATTGATTTTAAAAAAGTTTTATAGGATGGAATTAAATTTATTGTAATTAGATAGGGATATAGAAAAACTATTGATCCAAAATTTGTTGAATATGTAAAAGAATGTAAAAAAAATAATATTCCTATTTTAACCTATCATTTTATTTATACCGATGGAGCAACAATAAAACAAAATGCTAAATCAACCTATGATAATCTTAAAAAGGCGGGGCTTGATCCAGTTAATACATGGATTGCCGCAGATCTTGAACATGACACTTGGAAAAAAAATCATGAAAAATGTACAAGAGATAAATGTACTAAGTATACAAAATAGTATTTAAATGAATTAGAAAAATTAGGTTGTAAAAAACTATTTATTTATATGAATAATGATTATTATGAAAATTATTATAATATAAATTAGATAAAAAAATATCCAATATGGTTAGCTCATTATGGAGTTTCTAAACCTAAACATAACTGTTTTATTTTTCAATATTCTGAAAAAGGTAAGGTTAATGGAATTAATTCATATGTTGATATGAATTATTTATATGATAAAAATATGTTATCTAAAACAACAATAGTAACAACTGTAACTAAAAAATTAGAAAAAAAGGAAGGTAGTACTAAATTGAATACAACAGTAAAACAGACAGGAGAAATTACTGCTCATCTATTAAATATTAGAACCTGGGCTGGAATGTAGAATCCCACAGTATCTTTTTCTCCTCTTCCAAAAGAAACTAAATTAGGTATTTGTGATAGTATAAAAGATAAAGATGGTGTTGTTTGGTATTATATTAAATATAATGACAAATATGGTTTTGTTTCTTCTAAATTTATAAAAATAATAGCTAAAACAACTTAGAAAAATAAAGAAACCGTTAATAAAGTTATCAATACTAAAAAAGCAACTCAAAATGATAAATATATCAATAGTAAAACAACTCATTACATTTCTAATTGCAGTAAAGATGAAAGAGGCCGATTATCTGGCGGGAAGGCTGGAGATCAAACTGGTTCATAGTGGTGTTTAAAAGCCTGGTATAATAGACCTTGGAACTATGTGTTACGACATCCGCAAGAAAAAGTAAGATTAAAGTTAGCTGATTTAGGAATCAAAGCAGCTTTAAATAATAAAATTGGTTATGATCAAGGTCAAAGAAATTCCTATTGGACTCAATTAAAAAATAATAAATATGACCCAAGTAAAATTACAACTGCATGTGAGGCTGATTGTTCTGCGGGGGTTATCGCAAACACAAGGGCAGTTGGACAGTTGCTTGATATTGATGCATTAAAAAATTTAAGAGCATCCTATACGGGTGATATGCGGTCTGGATTTAAAAATGCTGGTTTTAAAGTGTTAACAGATAAAAAATATACAAAAGGCTATGATTATTTATTACCTGGAGATATTTTATTATATGAGGGTCATCACACCGCAACAAATATTACAAAAGGAAAAAAGGCATAATTTATTATATAGGTAATTTAATAGCTAAAGCTATTAAATTACCTATTTTTTTATTTTATTTGAAAAATATATATATTTATATTATAATATATTATATAATAAAAAGAAGGTGTTATTAATGTTATATTTTTATATTGATGGTTCTGCTACAAACAATGGAAAAGAAAATTCAAAAGGTGGTTATGGTATAATTATTTTTGATGAATATAATAATTTAATAGATGCCTATTGTGAATATTTTAATAATGTAACTAATAATCAAATGGAGTTAAAGGCTTTTTTAAAATCCTTTGAATTATTAAATACTAAATATAAAAATCAACAAGCTACTATTTATTCAGATTCCGCTTATTGTATTAATATCCTTAATTCTTGGATATATACTTGGAGTAAAAATAATTGGAAAACCGCAAAAGGTGATACAATTAAAAATTTAGATATTATTCAATCTTTATATGAATATTATAATATAAATTTTTTTGTTAATCAAATCTATATAATTAAAGTCGAAGGACATAAAGGCATTATAGGAAATGAATTAAGTGATGCCTTAGCAAAGGCAGACAAGTTAAAATTTTCTAATATTATATTACAAAATCATATAAACATTAACCTTTCTGAAAAAACTTGCCAAAATTAAAAAAATATATTATAATATAAATATATAATTAAAAAGAGGTAAAATGATATGACTTGGAAAGAGTTTATAGAAAATATGGAACGCATTTTTGGATTTAATATAAATTCAAAAGAAAAATTTAGTTTATTTGAAATGGAAGCATATATTGAAAAAATTTATGGAGAAAATAATAATGATTGATAAACATTTATACACAGAAGATAGCATTGAGAGTTTATCCCCTCTTGAATTTACAAGACTTCGTCCTCAAGTATATGCAGGTGATTGTACTTATTCAACACAATTATTAGTTGAAATTATCTCAAATGCTGTTGATGAATATCGTCTTGGACATGGAAATAAAATTGACGTTATTATTGATAATGATATTATTACTGTTCGAGATTATGGACAAGGTTTTATTCCAAATTCTTTCAGAGATGATGGTAAAACAATTCTTGAAGCAGCTTTTAGTGTATTAAATACTTCTGGTAAATATCGTGATGATGGAACCTATGAAGGAACATCCCTTGGCTCTTTTGGTATTGGATCTAAAATAACTACATTTTTAAGTCATTGGTTAAATGTCTCAACTTGGAGAGATAATAAATTTGAACAAATTGTATTTAAAGAAGGTGTATTTGAAGAAAGAGAAGGCACACCTCATGGACCAGATACAAAAATTTCTCACGGTACGCGAGTGATGTGGCAACCTTCAGAAGAATTTTTTATTCATACAGAAGTAGAATTAAATAAAATTCAAGATTTATTTAAAACTATTGTATGTCTTTGCCCTGGATTAACCATTAATTTAAATAATAATGGTAATATAGAACAGTTTGTATCTGCACATGGTATAAATGACCTTGTTGACGAGGCGGTTAATAGAAAACCTGATGAAAGTCATGGAGAGAAAGAACTTATTAATAATCGTTTTTCAATGAATTTTTCAGAAGGTAAAAATAAACTTGATATGGTTCTTACATATGCAAGTAATTATTCTTCAACTATTGTACCTTATGTTAATACTGGTTTAACAGAATCTGGACCTCATATTACTCAGATTAAAACTGTTATTACAAGAGAGTTTAATAAATTCTTCAAAGAAAAAAAATGGCTTAAAACTAAAGATTCAAATTTAACAGGTGATGATATTCAAGAAGGAATGTATATAGTATTTAATATTACTGCCCCTAATGTAGGATATGATGCACAGGTTAAAAGTAGAATTACAAAAATTGATATGTCTCCTTTTACTTCTGCATTAAGTACAAATCTTAATATTTGGCTTAATAATAATGAAAAGGAAATTAAATCTATTTTTGAAAAGGCGGTTGCCGCACGTAAAGCACGAGACGCCGCAAAGAAAGCAAGAGACAAAGCAAGAGAACAGAATAAAAAGAAACAAAAAGCTCTTAAATTTGATAGTAAACTTGCGGATTGTTGGTCTAAAGATCGCATGAAATGTGAGATATATGTAACAGAGGGAGATTCTGCCTCAGGCAATTTAAAGTTGGCTCGTAATAATGAATTTGTTGCGGTTATGCCTGTCCGCGGTAAAATTCTTAATGTAAGAAAAGCAACACTTGATAAAATTCAAAAAAATGCAGAAATTATGACTATGATTGATGCTTTTGGTCTTACTGTTGATATGAAAACAATGAAGTTAACCTATAATAAAGAAGACCTTCGTTACGGTAAGATTATTATTGAATCTGATGCTGATGTTGATGGTGCTCATATTAAAAATTTATTTTATACTTTTATATGGACATTTTGTCCACAATTAATTTTAGATGGATATGTTTATGCAGGTGTTCCCCCTCTTTATAAAATTACCGAAGGAAAGGATACTTATATTTATTTAAAAGATGATAATGAATTAGAAAAATATAGAACTAATCATAAAAATAAAAAATATCAAGTTAATCGACTAAAAGGTCTTGGAGAAATGTCTCCAGATGAGACTTCTATTTTAGTAGATCCAGATAAAAGAATTATTAAACAAGTAACTGTAGAAGATATTGTGACAACTAATAAATTGTTTGATGATTTAATGGGAACTCAAATTCTTCCTAGAAAAAGATTTATTCAACAACATTCACAGGAGGCAACTTATAATGTGTGATTTTTGTAATAATATTATAAATGAAGAAGATTATAGAAAAAAGAATTCATATGATAGAATAAATTGCCTTGTGAAAATAAATTCATATGATTATGGATTATGGATAGAGTGTGAAGATTGGTATTATAGTGGAGTAAAAATGTAGATTTCATATTGTCCAATGTGTGGGAGGCAACTAACAAATGTAGAACAATAAAAAATGGGAATATGTAAGTAAAAATGAATTAATTAATTTTATAAAATCATATCCATATCCATTAACTCAAGATTTTTTTATGGATGTTTATTCTTGGAATGATTTTAGAAATAATAAAAAATGGCCTGAATCAATGGTAGCAACGGCATATGAAATGTTCGATACAAAAGAATATAAAATAAGAAAGGATTTATATAATGCAGAGTGATTTAATAAAAGAATTAAGTACAAACTTTATTGAATACGCCGCATCCGTCAATTCAGATAGAGCGATACCGAATGCTACTGACGGTCTCAAACCAGTTGCTAAAAGAATTTTATATGGAGCTTTCACAGGAGGAAGAACTAGTAATAAACCTCATGTAAAATGCGCGAAGATCGTTGGAGATGTAATGGGTTCTTACCATCCTCACGGAGATTCATCTATATATGGTGCATTGGTTCGTCTTGCTCAGGATTGGATAATGCGTTATCCTCTTATTGATTTTCATGGTAATGTAGGGAATCAAGCGGGAGATGGACCTGCCGCACCTCGTTATACAGAAGCAAGACTTTCTAAATTAACAGAAGAAGGTATGCTTCAAGGTTTAAAGAAAAATAATGTTGATTTCATTCCTAATTATGATGAAACAACAGAAGAGCCTATTGAATTACCAAGTATTTTTCCGAATCTTCTTTGTAATCCCAATAGCGGAATTGGTGTTGCTATGGCTTGTTCATGGGCACCGCATAATCTTGGTGAAGTAGCTGCGGCGATTAATCAGTATTTGTCTGGAAAAGAACCAACTTTACCTGGTCCAGATTTTCCAACGGGAGGAGTTATTATTAATTCTAAAGATATTCCTGCAATTATGCGAACTGGACATGGTAGTGTAAAAATTCGCGGTAAATTTGAAATTGATAAACAAAAAATTATTTTTACAGAAATTCCCTATGGAACATCTGTTGAAGGATTAATGACTGAAATTGGTGAAGTTTCAGACGCAAAGGAAATTGAGGGCATTGATAATATCCGTGACGAATCTAATAAAAAAGGTATTAGAATTGTTATTGAATGTGATAAAGGTATCAATCCAGCAAGTATTGTAAATAAACTTTTTGCAAAAACAAAATTACAAAATTCATTCAGCTATAATCAAGTTGCTCTTGTTGATAAGGTGCCAACTGAATTAAATCTTAAAGATTGTATTAAAATTTATGTTGATCATAATATTGATTGCATAATAAGAGAAACCAAATTTGATTTAAATAAAGCTATTGATAGACTTGAAATTGTTAATGGTTTACTGCGGGCACTTGAGGATATTGACAATATTATAGCATTAATTAAAGGCTCTGAAAATGCGACCGCCGCAAAAGAAAATTTAATTAAGAAATACCAATTCACAGAAAATCAAGCTAAAGCAATTTTGGCTATGAGACTTTCTTCTCTTGCAAAACTTGAAAAAGTTGAATTAGAAAAAGAAGCTAAAGAATTAGAAAATAAAATTAATAATTTAAAAAATATTTTATCTAGCGAAAATAGACAAAAAGATATTCTTAAATCTCGTCTTGCAGATTTGGTTAAAAAATATGGAGATGCCCGCCGCACAGAGTTAACTCATATTGAATTTAAACCAGAAGATAAAATAATTGAAGAAATAGTTCCTGAAGATTGTGTAGTAATACTTTCTCAAACAGGGAATATTAAAAGAGTTCCAAAAAAATCTTTTAAAATCCAACGTAGAAATGGGAAGGGCGTTAAAACAAAAGACAATATTATAATGTCTACAATTTCTACTAATACTATTGATAATTTACTTTTATTTACTAAAAAAGGTAAAATGTTTAAAATTATTGTAGATGAAGTGCCAGTTGGGACAAATGCATCAAAAGGTGTTCATGTTGGAACTTTAATTAATATGGACCAAGATGATGAAGTAATTGCTATTACTTCTCTTGCTAGAAGTAATACAGCAAAATATGTAGTATTCTTTACTAAACAAGGATTAATGAAGAAAACCTATCTTGATGAATATACTAAAATAAAACGTAGCACAGGCATCGCTGCAATTAAAATTAATGATGATGATTCTATTGCTAATGTTGAATTTATTAACGAAGAAGATATACTTGTAATTACAAAAAATGGTATGTCTATTCATTTTGAAAGTAAAAATATTAATCCTATTGGAAGAATTGCGGCAGGTGTTAAAACTATAAAATTAGATAAAAATGATGAAGTTGTTGTAGGACTTCCAATCCATTCAGATAATGATATCGTTGCTATTTTTTCTACAAAAGGATATGGTAAAAAGACTTCTATTAAAGAATTTACAGTTCAGGGTAGAGGCGGAAAAGGATTAGTAATTTATAAACCAAGTGTTGTATATGGACAAATTGTTGGTGCAACAATTATTTCAGATAATGATACAATTCTTCTTACTGGTCAGCCGAGTTCTATATGCATTGCCGCAACAGATTTACCTTTATTAACTCGAACAAGTTTTGGTAATATTATGGTAAAATCTAATATTTCATCCATAGTGAAATTTTAAAATTGAGGGGTTTATAAACCCCTCAATTGTTTTTTATAAAAAAATATGTTATAATATATTTATAAAGTAATAAGGAGTAAAATAGAATGTGTGGTTTTTGTGAACGCATTGAAACAAAAAACGATTATAAAGAAAAACCTTTTTGGGAAAGAGATAATTGTATTGTCAAATATAATGAAATTTATGGATTATGGGTTGAATGTAACGATTCATATTTTAGTGGAGTGGCAATTAATATAAATTACTGTCCTATATGTGGAAGAGAATTATAATTTATAAAAGGTAAAAATATATGGAAGAATGGACAATTAGAAGTTTAATAGATGAATTAAATAGATTAACAAAACTTTATGATGCGGGTCACCCAGAAATTTCTGATAAAGAATGGGATGATTTATATTTTAAATTACAAGAAATGGAAAAAGAAACTGGGACTATTTATCCAGATTCACCGACTCAAAATATTTATTTTAAAAAAGTATCTAAATTAGAAAAAATTCGACATACCCACCCCATGTTATCTCTTGATAAAACAAAAAATATAGAAGATATAAAAAAATTTGTATCTGGACATGATTGGGTAGCCATGTTTAAGCTTGATGGATTATCATGCTCTCTCGTATATATAGATGGTAAATTTGATCATGCTGATACTCGTGGAAATGGTGAAGTTGGAGAAGACATTACTCATAATATTTATGCCATAAAAAATATTCCATTAACAATTCCTACGACAAAAGAAGTTATGGTAATTGATGGAGAAATACTTTGCACAACAGATAATTTTGAAAGATTTCAAAATGAATATAAAAATCCTCGTAATTTTGCTGCGGGAAGCATTAGATTACTAGATGCACAAGAGTGCGCTCGCCGCAATCTAATGTTTGTAGCTTGGGATTTTATTCAAGGTTATGAAAATAATTCTTTTATGCATCAGTTAGAAGAATTAGATAATTATGGTTTTATTACCGTCCCAAGAGTGGGAGATGCTGAAACAGTTGATGACACTATTAAAATTTTAAATAATTGGAAAGAATTTACAACTTTTCCTATTGATGGATATGTATTTAGATTTGATGATCAAAAATATTATAATAGCTTGGGGTCAACTGCTCATCACGCTCTTGGAGCAATGGCTTTTAAAATGTATGATGAAACTTATTCAACTAATTTAAAGTATATTCAATGGACAATGGGAAGAACTGGTGTTCTTACCCCAGTAGCAGTATTTGATCCTATTGATATTGACGGTTCAACAGTAGAAAGAGCATCTCTTCATAATGTAAGTGTTATGAAAGAAATTCTTGGTGAATGTGCTTATGTTGGAGAACCATTAAAAATATTTAAAGCAAATCAAATTATTCCACAAATTGCGGAAGCTGGACCAAAACATGATTATGGTTATGTAATTACTCATAATGGAGTATCTGCTAACGATGCTATTGAAAGATGCCCCATATGTAGCGGTGATATTGTATATATAACCAGTGATGATGGAGTAATTAATGCATATTGTGATAACCCTCTCTGCGAAGGTAAATTAGTAAATAGACTTGAACATTTTTGTGGGAAAAAAGGTCTTGATATTAAAGGACTATCCAAAGCAACTTTTCAAAAATTAATTGATTGGGGATGGGTAGATTCTATAAAAAATATATTTTGGCTTTATAATCATCAAATGGAATGGATGGATAAACCAGGCTTTGGAAAAGCATCAGTCTTTAAAATTTTAGATGCAATAGAAAAAGGAAAACATACAACATTAGATAAATTTATATCTGCGATAGGAATTCCCCTTATAGGACAGACCGCAGCAAAAGTTTTAGCAAATCATTTTAAAACGTATGAAGATTTTCGTACAGCTGTAAAAGATAAGGATTATCATTTTTTTAACCTTGATAATTTTGGTGAAGAAATGGAATATCAATTAAAACATTTTGATTATTCTGAAATGGATGAACTTTCTAAAATTTTAATTTTAGAAACCACTATTGTTAACAATGAAACAATAAATAATAATCTTAAAGGAAAAACTATTGTTATTACAGGAAAACTTACAAATTTTAAAAATAGAAATGAATTAAAATCAGTTGTTGAAAAAAATGGCGGAAAGGTTGTAGGTTCAATTTCTAGTAAAACAGACATACTTATTAATAATGATGTAAACAGCACATCGTCTAAGAATAAAACAGCTCAAAAACTAGGTATTCCAATTATTTCAGAAACTGACTTTATGAAGCAATACCTTGAAAAATAAAAAAATTTTATATATAATATATTTGTAAAAGTTAATAAGATATAAAATAAAAATATTTTGACTTTATAAAAATTTTTTAGTATAATAATATTATAAAACAAATAAAATAAAAAATAAGGAGAAAAAAGATTATGCTTAAAGAAAATAGTAGAAAAGTTTTTGATTATGTAAAGGAACATGATGGAGAAGATTTTACCGCTCAGGATATTGCGAATGCAATTGACCTTTCAGTTAGGTCTGTAAATGGAATTATCACTTCTGCTTTCCAGAGACATAAGGATGCAGACAAGAATGAAGTACCGTTGATGGTACGTGTACCTGCTGAAATTGAAGATCCTGAAACTGGCCTCCATAAGGCAATTAAACTTATTCAGCTTACAGATGCAGGCAGGGAGTTCGATCCAGACGCAGAATAATTTATATTAAATTATGAGGGCTAGATTTAATATCTAGTCCTTATTTTTATATTGGAGAAAAAATGATTATATTAAATATTATTTGTTTTATTAGTTTAATTATAAGTATATTTTTATTTTATATAACAAATAAAATAAAAATACATAAAGATATATAGCAAATAGAATATTCAGATAATTTAAAAAAATAGATTCATGATTTAGAATTAAATAGAAACAATCTTATAAACTCATAGATTAAAAAAAGAGAATAGTAGCATATTAATTTTATTGAATATCAAAAATATTTAAATGAATAGAAATAGAAATTAAATAAAAAATTAATAAAAGAACAAACTGACAAAAAAGAAGAAATTGATAAATACTTAAATAATTATCAAGAAACAACTAATTATAAAATTAAATAGATAGAAGAAGAATCTTCTAAAGAAATAGAAAATATTCATTTAGATTTACAAAAAATTCGAGAGTCTGCAAAAGAAGAAAAATAGCAAATTCAAAATGATATTAATAAATTAAAGGCTTCATTGGCGGCAGGCGTATAGGCGAGACTCCGCGAACAAGAAAAAAAAGATAAAATTAATTTTTATAAATTATCAATTAATAATATAGATTTAGCAGATGTAAAAAAATTAGAAAATTTAAAATTATCTCTTCATAAACCTGTTATTTTAAGTAAATTAATATGGACTCAATATTTTCAAAAACAAATGACAGAATTATGCAATAAAATTCTTGGAAAGAAAATTGTTTGTGGTATTTATAAGATTACCAATTTAAATACAGAAGAATGTTATATTGGACAAAGTGTCAATATAGCAGATAGATGGAAACAACATTGTAAATGTGGATTAGGAATTGACGCATCTACTACAAATAAATTATATAATGCTATGCAAAAAGACGGTGTATGGAATTTTACTTTTGAATTATTAGAAGAATGTCCAAAAGAATTATTAAATGAAAAAGAAAAGTTTTGGATATAGATGTATCAAAGTAATAAATTTGGATATAATATTATGAAAGGAATAAAATAAATGATAAAAGTATTTACTTTAAATAAAAATAAAAAAATTGAATTAACTAAATAGGAATTAGAACAACTTTTAAATGAAAGCTATTGGGAAGGTTATAATAGTAAAAAAATCACATATTGGACCTATACCTCTCCTTCTTCATATCCTCTTTTTAATAATCCTTGTAAAATTACTTGTACTGACGGTTCTATGAAAATGGAAATAGGAGATTAATATGAAATTTGAAAAAACATGGGTAGGTAATTTTGAAGGCGCTTTCCGAGGAATGAGAAATCCAAAAGAAAGTTGGGATAAAAGTGATAGCTATTTCACTATCGCTAATTTAGACTATTATGATGGCGATATGAAAATTGCAGATAAATGGATTGCTGAATTTCATCCAGAATTAAACTGGCCTGAGGAATTTTCTGAAGAAGGCGCAGAATTAGCAGAAAAATATGCGGATAAATTACTTAAAAATGGAACTTTAAAATTAAATGAATATGATAATGTTGGAGAGTTTGCCATGATTGGTCCAAAAGATATGAAGTTGGCTCAAACTCTTATTAAAGCAGGTCCTGAGCATCGTAAATTTTTACGACAGATTTTTGTTTCTGTTGATATTACCGCACCATTATATTTTTGGAAAGAATTAGATACATATAAAGTTTCAACTGTTGCGAATAGTACTTCTACCATGCATAAATTAACAAGTAAACCTATTACAATTGATTGTTTTGAAATAGATGATTTTAATAAAAATTTAAAATACTTTCAAACAAATACAACAGAAATGTTGTCAGATATAATAATTGAGCAATTAGAATTTCTTCGTCAAAAATATATTGAAACAAAAGATAAAAGATACTGGAAAGAACTTGTGCGGTGGTTGCCTGAAAGCTGGCTTCAAACTAGAACATGGACTGCAAATTATGAAACTATTCGTGCTATTTGCTCACCTGGTCAAAGACGTTCACATAAACTTAATGAATGGAGTGGATTAGACGATCAATCTAAAAACAACTTTATTAAATGGACAAGATCTTTACCCTATGCTCAGTATTTAATTTTTGACGATGAAAATATTCCTTTTCAAATTGAAAAATAAAAAATAAAATGTTATAATATATTTATAAGATAAAAATTATATTATAAATGAAAAGGAAAAACATATGACAAAAAAAGAAGCATTTATTCAAATTATTGAGTATTTATTTGAAGATCAAGATATAAGATTAGCGAATATTTATGCAAAAGAATGGCCTTTAGCAAATGATTTCTTTAATGAATTAAAAGAAGGTAAAATTAAAAACTCTGGTGCTATAACTGAAAATGGGAAAAAGATACTTTCTTGGACACAAGAGAATGTAGATACTATGAATAATATTTTTACATCAAAAGAAATTGCAGAAGCTCTTTTTACATCTGGACGCTCTGTTGCGGGGTCTATGAGAAAATTAGTTAATGATGGTTATTTTGAAAAAGTTGGTAAAGATCCCGTTCAATATTCTCTTACAGAAAAAGGAGAGGCTTATCAATTTGACAAATAAAAAAATTTTTGTTATAATATAAAAGTAAAAGTTGATTAATAAAAGGAGAAAAAAATTAAATGAAAGCAAATGCAAGATTTATTAATACAGAAAAAATTGAAGGATATGTTTATAGTACAGGAAGCAATTTTAATCAGCTTTCAGAAAGAGTAACAGGAGAAAATTCTAAGAATCCTGGTACTAAATATATAGCAGGAGATTTAGATATTGCTGTAGATGAGAATGGATTAAATGTAGTAACCATTCATTATACATATGTAACTCCTACTTACAGAAGCGGGCAGACTAATAATACCTACACCGCCCTTAAAAAGATTATTGATAATCCTGATAAAACATGGGTTAATGGTGGAAAAGATAATGCTTTTAAAGTTCAGTGTACTGGAGTATCTATTGCATTGAATGATTTTATTGCAGGTGATGGTTCAAAGATTGCAGCAGTAAGAAATGAAAATGGTTTCTGTTCTATTGTTAGTGCTTTAGGAGCAGAAAATGAAAGAAATACTTTTACTGCTGATATGCTTATCACTAAGATTACTCGAATTGAGGCTAATGTTGAAAAGAATATTGATAAGGATTTTGTAACAGTAAGTGGAGCCATTTTTGGATATGGACCAGTTATTTTACCTATTTCTTTTGTAGTTAGAAATGAAATGGGTATGAATTATTTTGAAAATTTAGATATTACACCTTCAGAGCCTGTTTTTACAAAGGTTTGGGGTCATATTAATTGTATGACTATTAAGGTAGAAAGAACAGAAGAGTCTGCATTTGGAGAAGCTGCTGTTCAGAGTTATGAAAGAAAAAGTAGAGAATATGTCATTACAGGAACATCTAAAATTCCATATGACTTTGGAGAGGAAGATGTTTTAACCATTGATGATGTTAATAAAATGGCTCAGGCTAGACAGGTAATGCTTGCAGAAGTAGAAAAAAGATTTAATGAGAGACAGGCTAATAAGGCTAATGGCGGTGTTAATTTTGGTGGAGAAAAGGTTGGCACAGTTCCTGAAGGAAAATTTGTATTTTAATTAAAAGGGATTATATAATCCCTTTTAATTTTAAAAGAAAGGAGAAAATGTTTTATGGCTAATATAGATATTTTTAGTGTCCAACCTCATCAAGTAAGCAGAGATTTACGTGGGTATAGTGTATTCTTTTATGGAGAACCTAAGAGCGGAAAAACCAGTACTGCCGCAAAATTTGAAAAAAATCTTCTTTTAGCTTTTGAAAAAGGATACAATGCAATTCCAGGTATTATGGCACAACCTATAAACAATTGGGCAGAATTTAGAAAAGTTTTAAGACAGTTAAAAGATGTCAAAGCAAAAGAAATGTTCTCAACTATAACTATTGATACTTGTGATATTGCATATGATTATTGTACTAAATACATTTGTGATAATGCCTTAAGAGCGGATGGCGGCTATGGAGTAGACAGCGTTAGTGATATTCCCTATGGTAAAGGTTATGGCATGGTATCTAAGGAATTTGATGAATGTCTTAGATCTATTGTTATGATGGATTATGGACTTGTTTTAATTTCTCATGCAACTGATAAAACTTTTAAAGATGAAAATGGAACTGAGTATAATAAAATCGTTCCAACTTTAGATAAAAGAGCAAATAATGTTGTTGCTAGAATGGCAGATATTATTGGATATTCAAGAATTATAACAGATAAAAATGGAAATAATTCAACTAAATTATTTATGCGAGGAACTCCTCGTTATGAAGCTGGATCAAGATTTAAATACACTCCTGACTATATTGATTTTACATATGAAAATTTAGTAAATGCAATTGGAGAAGCGATTGATAAGCAGGCCCAGGAAGATGGAGAACAGTTCTTTACAAATGAAAGAAAAAATGTTTATCAAGATACAACTAAAGATTTAGATTTTGATGATTTAATGAAGAAGTCTAATAAACTTATTGAACAAATGATTGAAGAAAATTCTGAAGAAAAATTTAAAGAATATTATCAACCTAGAATTGTTCAAATTACAGATAAGTATCTTGGTAGAGGACAAAAGATGAGTCAGTGTTCAAGAGAACAAACTGAAGCATTATCTCTTATTTATGACGACCTCTTAATTTTATCTAAAGAAAATAAATAAAATAATAAAGATGTTTTGTTAATAATATAAAAATTTGACAAAACATCTTTTTTTTATTATAATATAATTAAAATATAATATTTTAAGGAGTTTTAAAATGGCTCATAAAGTTATTTGTCTTTATTGTAAAAAACAATTTGATCGAGATAAAGAGCCGACTCAAAAAGTTTCAGCAAGAAGATATGCACATTTAAATTGTTGGAAAGAACATCTTGCTAATATGAGCAAAGAAGAAAAAGATATTCAAAATTTTTTTGATTATACTAAAAAACTTTTTGGAGAAGATTATAATTATATATTAACAAAAAAATTAGCTGAAAGATATGTTAAAGAAAATAATTATACCTATAGTGGGATGTTAAAAACTTTAAAATGGTATTATGAAAAAGAGGGACATTCAATAGAAAAAAGCAATGGCAGTATTGGAATTATTCCCTATATATATAAACAAGCATTAAATTATTATTATGCTCTTTATCAAGCACAATTAGTTAATAAAGAAAAAGACCTTTCTAATTTTACAACATCAAAAGAAAGGATTGTTGAAATTGAATCTCCACGTGTATATGTGCGGCCACCGCATATGTGGTTTGAGGAGGGTGATGAATGAGTTCAAAATATTATGATACTTCCGCGTGTATGCAGGTTATTGGAGATATTTTTATAAATTCTTCTTTATTAGATTTAGAAGAGAAATATACTTTTAATGAAGAAGACTTTACTCAAGAATTTCATAAAATTTTATTTGGTTCTATTTATAATTTACATCAATTAGGAGTTAAACAAATTTCTATTGAAAATATTGAAAAATATTTAGAACAACGTCCAAAAAAATATAGTATATATAAAGTAAATAAGGGGTCAGAATATTTATCAAATCTTAAAGAAATGTGTCAATTAGCAGCATTTGATTATTATTATAATCGAATGAAAAAAATGACTCTTTTAAGAATGTATAATAAAAAACTTGGAATGAATTTATCTTGGCTATATGACCCAGATAATATTTTAGATATAAAGAAAAAAGAGGCACAAGAAACCTGGTTTGATAATACCCCCATTGAAGAAATAGCAAATATTATTAATGATAAAATTGATGAAATAAAAGCAAAATATATTGATAACTCAGAAGATGGAGTGATTCAAGCCGGCGATGGCGCTGTAGCTCTCCTTGAGAGATTACGAAATTCTCCTGAAATTGGATACCCTTTATATGGAAAATTAGTTAATGCAATCCATCGAGGTGCTCGTTTAAAAAAATTTTATTTACGATCCGCCGCAACAGGAGTAGGAAAAACTCGTTCAATGATTGGAGATGCTTGTTTCATTGCTTGTAATAAAATTTATAATCTTGAAACAAAGCAATGGGAAGATAATGGAACTCGCGAACCAACGCAATTCATCACAACAGAACAAGAAGAAGATGAAATTCAAACAATGATGATTGCTTTTTTATCTGGAGTTGATGAAACACATATTCTTGAAAATACATACATTGGAGATGAATGGGAACGAGTAAATAAGGCGGCAGATATTTTATCTAAAAGCCCATTATATATTAAAAAATTACCAGACTTTTCATTACAAGACATTGAAAATACAATTAAATTTGGTATTAGACAATATGAAACTCGTTATGTTTTTATGGATTATATTCATTCCAGTATGAAAATTTTAAGTGAAATTAGTTCAAAAGCTGGAGTTAAAGGACTAAGAGAAGATAATATTCTTTTTATGATTAGTGTTAGGCTTAAAGATTTGTGTAATCAATATGGGGTTTTTATAATGTCAGCAACACAGCTTAATGCAGATTATGTATCCGCACAGCAATATGATCAAAATTTACTTCGTGGAGCAAAAGCTATTGCAGATAAAATTGATTGTGGTATGATTATGCTTCAAATCAGTCAAGATGATAGAGAGGCATTAAAAAATATTGTTAATTCTATGGGCATTGAGATGCCTGATATAAAAATTTCTGTTTATAAAAATAGGCGCGGTCGTTATAAAGATATCTTGCTTTGGTGTAAGTCAGATAGGGGAATATGTCGTATTGATCCAATATTTGTAACTAATTATAATTATGAATTAATGGATATAGAAGATCTAAAGATTAAAGTCACACCTAAAATTGAAGCAAGTGCATTTTAAAAAAGAAATTAAATGAATCTAAAAAAATTTTCAAATAATAAAAATATAAAAGCGATTTCATTTTATAATCAAATATCATTAGAAAAAATATTAATATTTTCTTTAGCATTAAAAGAAAGTATCAATGATATAAAAATAGAAGTAATTCCAATGAGAGGCTCTTCAAAGTATTTCATTGCAACATGGATTGAAGAAGAAGAAAATATTAATAAATTTATAAAAACCATTTATGAAAAATTCATTTGTATTTATAAAAGCTTAATTAAAATAAATATAGAAAAATTTAAAAATTAAAGTAACATCTAAAATAGAAACAAGTGCTTTTTAAAGAGAACATATATGCAATATAGTAAATGTAAAAATTGTATTCATAATGGAGTTTGTAGGATTTTAATGGCAGAAGCTATATACTCGTTAAATCAATTCGTATAGCTTTTTAATAAAGCACAAACCAGAAAAACTGATAGTAAATGTATTTTACAATTAGATTATATTTGTAATAATTTTTGTAAAAAAGAATAAAAAGGAGAAAAAATGATTATTTGTGGTTTTCCAGGTGTTGGTAAATCTACTTTGGCGAAATCTTCTAATTGGGTAGATTTAGAAAGCACTCCGTTTGAAAAAGATTGGATTCGTTATGCAAAAGTAGTAAAACATATGAACGATAATGGATATAATATTATGGTATCTACTCATCCTTAGTTATTAGAACAATTTGAACAAATGGAAGTAAAATATACTGTTGTAATTCCTCCTTTTGCTGATGTTTTCATCTATAAGGATAGATATATCAAAAGAGGGAATGATATTGATTTTACCTCTTTAATTGAAATAAATTGGGATAAATGGATTGGAGATATTATAACAAAATCTTCAGTTAATAAAACTGTTGTAATATTACCAAAAGATGGTTGTTTACAAGCCTATATTGAAAAATATAAAAATATATAATAAAATATTAGTATAAGAAAAATGATAATTAAAATTTTAGTAATTTATTTTGTTTTATATCTTATAATGGCAACTTTTTATGATAATTGGAAATGGTGGTAAAAAGATGTCTTTTAAATATAATAAAGATACTCTTAAAGAAAATTTAACAATAGAAGAAGTATTTGATCTTGTAAGTGAATTGGGCGGAGAACCTGTAATGGGAAATGGATTATTCACCGCCCGCACAATTTGTCATGGTGGTGATAGTCATAAATTATATTACTATAAAAACACTCGATTATTTCATTGTTATACAGGATGCGGCGATGCTTCATTTGATATATATGACTTAATATTAAGAGTTAATAAGACTACTGGTATTCAAGACTTTTCTTTACCTCGTGCTGTCGCGTTTGTAGCTCGATATTTTGGATATACAGCAGAAACATTTAATTTTGAAGATAATCAAGAAGCAAATGAAGATTGGCAAATTATTAATAACTTTAAAAGAAATAAAGAAAAAAATCAGCCGCAAATTGTAGAATTAAAAACTTATGATAATAAAGTATTAAAATATTTGCCTCATCCGCACATTATTCCTTGGGAAGCGGAAGAAATTACATTTGATATTATGGAATCAAGGGGGATTTGTTATGATCCTATGAATGAAGGAATTGTCATTCCTCATTATGATATAGATGGAAATTTAATTGGAATTAGAGAAAGAACTTTAATTAAAGAAAATGAAATATATGGTAAATATCGTCCAGCTTATATAAATGGTAAAATGTACAATCATCCTTTGTCTTTTAATATTTATAATTTAAATAATTCAAAAGAGAATATAAAAAAACTTCAAAAAGTAATTATTTTTGAATCAGAAAAAAGTTGCTTAAAATATGCAAGTTATTTTGGTGCTGAAAACGATATTACAGGTGCGGTTTGTGGTAGTAATTTATTAAATTATCAATTTTTATTACTTTATAATTTAGGAGTAAAAGAAATTATAATCGCTTTTGATCGACAATATCAAAAAATAGGAGATGAAGAATATCAAATATGGATTAATAAATTAAAAAAAATTTCTCAAAAATATAGAAATTTTTGTAATATTAGCTTTATATTTGATACTAAAGACTTATTGAATTACAAAGATGCTCCGATTGACAAAGGGAAAGAAATATTTTTACAATTATTACAAGAAAGGTTAGATGCTGATGGAAAATAAGTGGCAGGTTTATATTCATATTAATAAAATTAATAATAAAAAATATATTGGTATTACATCAGAAAAAGATCCAAATAAAAGAGGTTAAATAATAATGAACGCAAATCAGTGGAGATATAAAGAAGATAATAAAATAAAAGCACAAAAACAAATTAAATATATGGATGAGAATTTTGCTAATGAAACTGCGGCGGCCATCGCTAATACAAATATTTATACTGGTCCATTAAATAAAAACGACTGGACTGAAAATGGTTTTAATCCAGCCCCATATTCACAATTACTTGACATAGATACTGTTGATGCTATTTTTCATGTTCGAGAAGTCTTAGGAGAAGACAATAAAGAAGTAAAAGTTGCTGCTCTCAACTTTGCATCATATAGAAATCCTGGTGGGAAATTTATTGATGGCAGTAATGCTCAAGAAGAATGTTTATGTCATGAATCTAATCTTTACAATATTTTAAGAAACTTCACATCATATTATAAAGAAAATAATTCTAAACCAAATAAAAATCTTTA